GGTTGATGGGCAACCTCCCTTGTCTAATACTTATATTTTAATGTTATCACTTGTTGTTTATTTTGTCAACAACTTTTTTAAATTTATTTTTTCTAAAAAAATATATAGATAGAAAAATGATAAATAAAAACGCTACAAGTTATTAATATCAACGGTTTAAGCTATATTTTAGATAGTTACAATAAAAATAAAAGTTTATATATAAATAAATTTTTATAGCTAAATACTTTAATATTTTAAGTAAAAGATAGATTCCACGTGCAATTATTAAAGTATTCGGCAAGTTTTACTTTAAAAAGTGATAGTAGAAAAAAGGGTCACTTTATTTATTTAAGTTTACGCCCTCTAAATAATTAATTCTTTACATAAAAAATAATTTATATATTAAAATATATTTGTATCATATTAGATAATTCTTACATAAAAAATAATTTATATGGTGAAAGCAAGTGTCGAATACTTTATATAAGTAAAGTGCATTGTGTCGAATACTTTACTTATTGATAGTAGAAAATAGGGTCACAAATTTTATTAAAGTGGATAGTACAATTTACTTATTTTAGTAAAGTCATAAAAAAGTATTTTATCGTACAAAATTATTTTTATGGAATACTCCATTTTAAAATTGATTTTAAAGTTTAATAATTAAAGTTGGCATTAAATTAACAAGTTTAACTTAATTAAATAAAGCAGAATGATAATATCCCCTTTAAAATGATAAGGTAAATCAAGGATTAGCTTTATTTAATTAGGGAAAATATAAAGATTGTTTTATATTGTAAAGTTATTATAAAATACTGTAATCGTTGATATTACTAGCTTTAGAGTAATTCGACAAATATATGCATGGTTTATATAATAAAGAGAACAAAAGAGAATAGCTTAATTAGTTAATATAAATTAACATTATGCTTTATTATCTTAATTATCATAGGTATATTTATCAACTATCTAGCATTATCAAGCATTACAGGACTTGGGAAAATATATGGGAAAACAATAGAAGTGTTGATATAACTAGGATTGAATACCATACATAGGTATACACAAATAGAAGAAATAGAAGAATGTAGCAGTTTCAACGGTTTCACGCTTTACAATATACCCACTATAGGTATAGGATACAGTTATTGCAACGGTTGTATGGTATTGGGTAATAAAGGTAAACTGTGAAACAATTATAGGTAAACACTTTAGGAAAATAAAGGAAAATAGATAAATTACTTTAGATTATTAGGAAGAATTGAATAGATGGTAAAAAATGTAAAATGAAGGAATTTAGAAAAATTTTCCTTGTGGATAACTTAGATTAAGAAAAAAAGTGTATAAGTGTATGAAAGCGTTGATATTACTAGATTATATAGACTTATAGGTTGTTAGCTTGAGATGTAGTCGGAAATGTAATTGTAAGTATTGGTAATACTTGCTTTCGTATATATATTTATATACTATTAATAGGCTTGTGGATAACTAGCAAAATATTTGTGGATAACTAGGGAATATAGTGTTGATAACCACGTCACCTGGACAAGTTGTCAACTTTAAAAAATTAAGAATGTACGATTAATTAATACTTAATCGCACTTTTTGGAGAAGGAATTTTTTTTCAAGAGGCAAGAAATGTTGATATTCCAACATCTAGGGGGTGGTATCATATTCGGAGGGGCTTGACAAAAATTTTATTCTGTGTAGTAGTTTACCAACTATGTGTCGTAAAAAATACCGAATTAGATTTTTAGCAATTCCTACAAGCTCCTATATTTGCAACATAGCCATATTTGCAAATCAAGAATACTAGGAAATTAATACGTTTTTGTTATACTTCATTTTGCCTAATTTAAAAGTATTAAAATTAAATGTTTCTATGTTGTGCTTATTCTCGGGAAATGGTATCATAAATATGTTATTTTACGTTTATAAATTAGTACTTGATTTAATGGGAATTTAATAGTATATTTAATATATTGGAAATAAATGGGAAAATATGGGTTTAATCAGATATAATACACCGCCATTACGCATTAATTTACCTATATAAACCCATTAGTTTTACCGTATCAAACCATTGAAATACCAAATAAAAGAGTGTGTAGTACAAGCAATAGTTGTATCACACACTCAATTTTACATTATAATATACACTTGTCTAAACACTCTAAGTTACAGTTTACACACATAGTTTTAAGAATTTTATTTCTAATCTTACCCTGTAAGTCGCTTATAATAAGTAGAGAAGGAAGAGTCTGCATACCTTGTTCTATAACATATTCTTTAATGGGATTAATATCTGTGTATTTATCTATACAATCTGATAATCTACCATGCAATTGAACTTCTATTAATAAGCCTTTCTTAATTATAGTATTGTCTTTTTTATATCTAATTATAATATAACCATCTGCTATAACATTACCTAATTGAACATTTCTATCTACGTATATTATTTCCACGCCTAGTAATAATAAATTATATACCAATTCAGTTATATACATATCATGCCTAAGTAATCTTTCATTAGGTTTATTTTCAATATAATAAATATATTCTCTATTATATATTCCACTTCTAAAGCGTTTTAATTGCTTATATTCTACTAATTTATTAGCTCTTCTATCCCAAGTGGTATTAGTTAATCCTGCAAAGAATAAATTTCTTATATGTTCTGTTCTACACATAGTAACTAGATTAATAAAGTTTAATACTTGGATATCTCTTTCAGTCATATTATCACCTCAATATAATATATGTATATATTTAAATAATGTTACTAAAATATTTTTTTAATATTTAGGAAACATTTACTACACACTTGCATATAGTTAAGTAAAAGGAGATGATAATATGAGTAATGTGATAGAACCTTTAACAAATACTATTTGGGATACAATAACATTATTATGTAAATCAGCTTTAGATGTATTTAATATTAAACATATTGATTTTACTGATTTCTTTAATAATATCAATATGAAGAATGCTTCTGGAGATATACCTAAGTTAAGAAATAAATGGGAAGACGAAAACTATAAAATATATGAGTTTATAATACCTACAGGAATGACTATAGATGATTTTAATAATAATAAGAATAAGTTTTGTCATTTATTAAATAAAGAAAAAGAAGATGTTAGTTTTAAAAAGAATGGATATTATATTCAATTAAGAATTAAAAAAGAAGAGATAGTATGTGCTGACTTTGATTTAGAAAAACATAAAGCTAAAGGATACAAAATCCCTATAGGAATCAATTTAGAAGATTGTAGCATTAGATATATTGACTTTAGCGAACCTTCTAATGCACATATGTATTTAGCAGGAGCTACTAGATGTGGGAAATCTAATTGTTTGAGAGTTATTATATCTCAATTAGTAATGAAAAGAAAATGTGATGTTGTGTTAGATTTAATCAATGAAAAGAGAGTAGATTTATTTGAATTTAGAAACTGTAAAAATGTAATTCATTATACGGAAAATAGAGATGAAGCTGAAGATATATTATTTGATGCTATACAAGATATAGATAAAAGATATGAACTGTTTACTTATAGAAATTGCACTGATATATGGCAATATAGGAAGTTTAAAAAAATGCCTATTAGATTTATAGTGATAGAAGAGTTATCTTCTTATATGAAGAATAAGGATTTTCATAATATGTTAGCTTTAATAGCTAGTAGAGGTGCAGGAGCAGGGGTGTTTCTAATACTAACTACCCAATTACCTTCTAAAGATATATTACCTAATATAACTAAACAGAATATAAATATCGTTATAGGTGGTAAATGTAAAGATGAAATTAGGTCTAATATGATAATTAACTATGGATATTTGCATTTATTAAGAGGAGCAGGGAATATGAGAGTATTTGACTATGAAGAATATGGTACAGAAATACAAACTTTCTATATTGATAGAGAGACTGTACTTAAAATATGTGAAAAATATAGTAAAAAGAAATAAGGAGGGGTAATTATGAAATATGAATTATACGGATATATATATGATATAGATAATTGTTGTGAAACATTTTATAGAAAGAGAGCAAAACTTAAAAATAAAGAGGAACTCAAGGAAGAAATTGAAGAGTTAAAAGAACTATGTAATAAAAAACCACATTATGGATGTGAATATAATATAGTCAAAAAATTATTTTAGGAGGTTGATGGTATGAGAGAAATTTGGGAAGTAGAATGGGAAATGAAATCAAGAGATGGAAGAGAAATAGTTGGTGGAATAATCAGAGAAAACTCATTGAAAGAGTTAGAATCATTGATGGAAATTTATAAAGATAGGTCAATACGTGAGAAAATTTTAATGAAAGCTCCTAAATTTGGTGAAATTATTAAGAAAAAATACGAATAAAATGCTAAATTTTTAGCAAAAAAATGAGTAAAAATGCATAAAAAACATTAAAAAATTAAGAAAAATTGCTTATTTTTATAAAAAACAAAAGAAAAAGCCCTAAAAAGGGCTGATTATTACATTTTGGAAATAAAATATAATAATTTAATTAAAGTTATATGCGATATTTGCAATTCTTATGAGAATGTACTATATCATGATAACATGGAAAATATATTTTGTCAATAGATTAATTAAAAAATACTTGTCTTTATAAATAAGTCAGTATAATACTTAATTTTATTATTTAACACAGCTTTAAAGTAAGGATATATATTATAATCTATTTTATCTACATTAAATTTAGATAATGTTATATTGACTGATTCAATAAAAGACTGTTTCATATCTTCATACGTGAAATCTATTAACTCAAAATCTTTTTGAAGAGACGACATACAATTATTTGATATTAAACTCTTATTAGGAATGTATGACAATGGTGAAATTTGTTCAGTTTGTTTCTTTTTAAAATATACTCTTTTATCTAAATCTTTCACATGAAATGTTATAGATTTTACACTTCGTCCCTTTTTATTTTCAGTATATGATAATTCAAACATTCCAGTATTATTTAATTCCTTTTTAGCTCGTTGAAGAACATTTCTTTTAAAATCAGCATACAAATTATATTTGTTGTTTAACATTAATAAATCTTTTAATTCGTCTAGTTCATATGTTATATTTTCTTTTGTATTACTCCATAATCTAAGAAGGTCATATAATCTTTGGCTATATATTGATTTTAAAGTTAAAAATATTTTCATATTAATAGGTGTATAAGCTTTGTAATTCATAAGAAGATGATAAACTTTATCAATGACAACTATTTTAAATAAATCTTCTTTTTTATTATATTCATACCCAGCTATAATACTATATTTACAGCTCCACTCACCATCTTCTCTAAAATATATTTTTTCATCTAGCATATTATCTAATACTTTTTTAATACCTGGAACTGTTTTCTGTGTTTTATTTGAAATAAGATTTTGAAATTCTTGTTTGCTTATATAGCAATATGCATTGCCAGACTTAGCCTTCTGAAGTTTATACAATATGAAAATAAATATATTATTATGCATGAGAGATATGTTATATCTAGCACTAACTATCGTATTATTTTTCATAAGTATTTGATTTTTACTCATATTAAACCTCCTTAATTTCTCATAGTTATATTATAACCCTTAATATCTCGTATTAATAGCCCCTTATTTTAACATATTTAAAGTTATTATGAGTAATTAAGGAAATAAAATGCCCTTAAAAACACATATTTATAAACGAAATGATACTTAATTTAACATATATATCCCTTAAAAACACATATTAAGACCTTTAAAACTCATATATAATATGATGGACACAAGAAATATCAATAGAAGTAGCTTTCTTAAATACTATTAAATACTAAATTAAATACTATATATATTAAAAATAATATAATTCATAGGTAATTTTTCATTATTAGTTGTTAATTATATAAATATAATACATATATTTGGAGTGTTTTTGTAATGGTGTCAAAGAAACTTAATAAAAAATAAGATGGACAAACATTTTTTTGTAATTCATAGGTAATTTTTTATACAGTTATGTTAATACATAAATAAGAAATAAATAAAAAGGAGTTGATATTATGTGGAGATATGCTGGTAAAAATAGTGCGACATTATCAGGAGCTGTGATAACTGCATTTGTATTATTTAAAGCTTTAAAATATTCAGTTATAGTTGGTGAAGCATTTGGAGAGGTGGCTTTCATAATAACATTAACAGGAATTATGTTTCTCCCTATGATTACATTACTACTAATGGTAGTAATTCACGATACTATAATTAAAAAGAGAAAAGATAAAAATCATAAGTAATTTTTAAATAACTAATGTTAATATAATAATATAAGAAAGGAGGTGGTAGACCATGAATGTCTTACAAAAGATGAAAAAGATATTACTTAAGACATTCTTAAGTTTCGCTGATATTATATGCATATTGAGTGTAATATATGTTTTGTTATATATGATATACATTATAGGTGTATCTCTTGCAACTGAAAACTTAACAGATGTTGCCATTGATTGTATTCTGCTTTTTGGAGCGTTAATGATTTTTTATATTTTTAGTGATATGATATCATAAAAGGAGGATTAATAATATGAAGAGAAAATTTTTAGATGTTATTGAAAGTATAGTTTTAGGTGCTGTAGTATTATTAATAAGTTTTGCTGTAGGTATTACGATACCATATATAGTGTATATCTTAATATCAAGTATTCATATATCTTGGAATATAAATTTAGAACCTATATTTAGATATGTAATTTTATTTTTAATTAGTTTAGTAACTATTTATGGGGCTTATGAAATAGGTAGTGATTTATTATGGGGTTATAAAAGAAAAAGAAATAATAAAGATTTTGGAAAAGATAATGAATAGAAAATGGATTGTATAAAAAATATAAGTATTATCAAAAATAATTAATAAGGAGAGGATAATATGAAAAAATGGAACTTAGAAAGTGCCAAAAAAGATTATTGTAAAACACATCATAAAAAATATAAAAAAGAAAAAATAGATTGCATGTATTGTGAATTTGCAGAATGGACTTATGATTGTGACATATATTGTCCTATAAAAGAAAAGGTGATTATTTTCTTTACAAATATACACGCAAAAAGATGTAAGTATTATCAACGTAGAAATAATTAATAAAAGGAGGTGATAATATGAAGAAAATAGATAGAACAGGTGAAATAAGTTATAACACTTTTGGTAGTAAGATAATTATAGTTAAATATAGAAATGCAAAAGATATAGATGTATATTTTCCAGAATACGATTGGACTGCCAAAAATGTCCAATATAATAATTTTCAAATAGGTAAAATTGGATGTCCCTATGAAAGAAGAGTTTGTGATGTTGGTTATATTGGTGAGGGAGAATATGAGAGTAGAGAAAATGGCAAAAAGACAAAAGTTCATAACACTTGGAGTCATATGATAAAAAGATGTTATGATAAAAAATATAAAGAAAAACATCCTACATATGTTGATTGCAAAGTTTGTGAGGAATGGTTAAATTTTCAAAACTTTGCTAAATGGTATTATGATAACTATTATGAGATAGAAGGACAACAAATGCAACTTGATAAGGATATTTTGGTTAAAGGAAATAAAGTTTATTCACCAGATACTTGCATATTTGTACCACAAGCAATAAATAAATTATTTGTTAAAAGTAATAGCAGTAGGGGTGAATCGGTTATAGGGACACATCATGATAAAAATGATAGATATCAAGTAAATTGTCATATGATTAATCCTAAAACAGGAAAATCAAAAGGTAAATATTTAGGGATTTACGATACAGAACTAGAGGCATTTAAAGTATATAAATATTATAAAGAAGAGAATATTAAGGAAGTGGCAGATTATTACAAAAATTTAATTCCACAGAAACTATATCAAGTATTATATAATTATGAAGTAGAAATTGATGATTAAATAAAAATAATTAATAAAAAGGAGGAGATAATATGGAGAACCAATGTAAAATAACTGTAGTAGATGCACCATGTGGGTACGGCAAGACTTCGTTTGCAATACAATACATGAATAATGAGCTATTTGAAAGATTTATGTATATAACACCGTTTTTATCTGAAATAAATAGAGTAATTAAAACTTGTGACCAAAGAGAGTTTAGAAAGCCAAATGAGAAACTAGGGAAAGGAAGTAAGACAAATCACTTCTATGAACTTGTAAAAGAAGGTTATAACGTAATTTCAACACATTCTTTATTTAGAGGGTTAAGTCAAGAAGTAATAAATGATATTCGAGAAGGTGAGTATATACTCATATTAGATGAAGTATGTGATGTTGTCGAACAAATTTCAATATCCAAGAGAGATATTGAAATATTAATAAATGAAAAAATAATTGAAATAGACGAAGAAAATAAAGCCCATTGGATAGATGATACATATGAAGGTAAATTTAGTAGTATGAAAAATCCAATTAAAAATGGCGATGTATATTTCTTTAATAATTCACTAATGTTATGGACATTTCCAATTAATATATTTACAGCTTTTAAAGAGGTTTACATATTAACATATATGTTTAAAGGTCAAGTACAAAGATATTATTACGATTTAAATAACGTAGAATATGAATATAAATCAATAGATAAAATTGATAGCAAATATAATTTATGTGAATATCAAGAAATCAACGGTAGTAAATATAAAGACTTAATACATATATATGAAGGTAAATTAAATTCTATAGGAGATAAGACTACTGCACTGTCTAAAAGTTGGTATGATAAATCTAGCAAGAAGGAATTGATGAAAAAATTAAAGAATAATACAGCAAACTATTTTACACATATAGTTAAAGGAAAGGGTAAATTTAATATGTGGACTTGTTTTGAGGATTATAAACAACAATGTAAAGGTAAAGGTTATACAAATGGATTTGTACCTTGTAATAGCAGAGCAACTAATGAATATAAAGATAAAACTAATTGTGCTTATTTAATAAATAGATATTATAAACCCACAATTAATAATTTCTTTGTTGATAAAGGAGTTAAAATAGACGAAGATATTTGGAGTTTATCTGAATTAATTCAATGGTTATTTAGAAGTGCAATAAGAGAAGAAAAAGAAATTAATTTATATATACCATCTAAGAGAATGAGAAATTTATTAATTATTTGGTTAGATAAGTAATTTTGTTACCTCTAAGGTTGCAAAATCAAAAATCGCACTTTAAAATAACATAGTTTTATCGCAATATTTTAAAGACAAAAAATTCATTTTCTTAAAAGAATAAAAGAAGAGTAAAAATAATTAATAAAGAGATAATTCCCCTTATTGAGATAAGGGGAAGGAGGAATAATAATTTGGTTTTTAATTATTATGACGACTAGGGGATGAAGAATTATATTTATTCAAAGTGATAATAAAAATAATTTTAACTCATAGGTAATTTATATGACGCTAATGTTAATATAGTAATATAAGGAGGTGGTGAAAATATCTAACGAAAGCTTTTGTAAGAGTTTTTAATTGAAAATAGGATTAGTTATTCAAGAAAGAGATAGAATTGCTTAAAATTGAATTTAGGAGGTATAGACATGAAAGTATATATTGTCACAGAAATATATTTTAGTGAAGAAGGAGTTCATAGGGAAGTTAAATGTATTTGTAAAGATAAGAATACAGCTAGAGATAAAATGAAAGAATATGCAAAGAAACAACTAGAGGAACAATTTGAATATGAAGATTGGGCAATAACAACGATAGAAGACGATAAATGTATTTTAGAGGGTTTATATGAAACACTTGTATTTAAAGTTAAAGAATGGGAGGTGATATAGAATGAGTAGAGTTGTTAATACGGACAGGGTTATAAAAATAGAAGAAAAAATTAAACAAGCAATTGAAGAAGGTAAAAATAAAGAACATATAGAAAGATTGTTCTGGAGTTTAGAACGTATAGAGTATAAAATAGATAGAATAGATGATTATTCAAAGTAGAAAATAATTAATAAAAAGGAGGAAATGTTATGAATATAAATTATAAATTATATCAAGGGGATTGTTTAGAAGTAATGGATGGATTAATTGAAGAAGGTATAAAATTTGATGCTATAATTGCAGACCCGCCTTATGGAACAACTGCATGTAAATGGGATTCAGTTATACCATTTGATGCAATGTGGGAGAGATTGAATAAATTAATAAAAGATAATGGAGCAATAGTATTATTTGGTAGTCAACCTTTTACAAGTGAGTTAGTCCATAGTAACATTAATAACTATAAACACTATTGGATTTGGGATAAAGAAATATGTGGTGCTTTTGCATTGGCAAAGAAAAGACCAATGATTGTGACAGAAGAAATATTAGTATTTTCAAAAAATAATAATAGAATTAATTATTATCCTATAATGGAAGATGCAATTTCTAAAAATATTAGACCTGTAAATTTAGGAAGTTCAGTTAGTGAAGCAACCCCTGTTTCAAGTGGAATTGCTAAAAGTGATAAAAACTATAATCCAAAAAAAAGATACCCTAAAAACATAATTAAATATTCAAAGTATAATAAAGAGTGTAACCAATTAAATAGAGTACACCCAACACAAAAACCTGTGGAGATATTAGAATATTTAATAAAAACATATACTAATGAAGGAGATTTAGTATTAGATTTTACAATGGGTAGTGGTTCAACTGGAGTTGCATGCTTAAATACAAATAGAAAATTTATTGGCATTGAATTGGATGAGAAATACTTTAATATAGCTAAGGATAGAATAGAAGAATTAGATAAAAATAATTAATAAAATAGGGGTGGATAAAATGTCAAGAGTATATTTCAATAGATTTTTTAGTAAAATAGATAAAAAGGGTATATATGATTATGCAAAATTAGATACAAATATAAATGATTTAGAAGAGAGAATACAATATGTATATGATTTATTAAATGTAGTGAAAGATGAAAATGGAACAGAATTTAGTAACGATGAATTTTGGAATGAAATATTCGTTCAACGTATTAATAAAACAAGTTATATTGATTTAATGCCTAATTCAGAAACAGAATTATATTCTGAATCAAATATAGCAAAGACTTTAGAGGCTATAGCAAATTATATAATGTGGTGTGACCCTAATAAAAAAAAGAAAGAACATATTAAAATATATGACAATGAAAAGAAGTTTCAAGATGCTATATCTAAAGATAGAAAATATTTTGATACATATGGAGAATCGGTAGATGATGGTGTTATTATATTAAGGAGAAAAGAAAATTACAAGAAAGCTAAAGATGAAAAAGTTACAGCTGAAGATTTAAAAAATTATCCAGAGTTAAGAGAATATAAAAAAGAAATAGATAGATTGAGTTCTTACATAAGAGAAGATAGATTGGATGAGTTTATGGAGTACATGCAAAACAAAGGACACACTAAGATTAAAACGGAAAGACAGGCTAAATCATTTTTAGTAAATCACATAGGAGAACTTAAAAAAGACATGTTACAAGCAAAAATAGAATTAGCAAGACCTATTGTTTGGAAAGCTCCATTAAAAGATGCAGGAGAGGCTGATTGGGATGAACTTGATGAATTGGATTCTACTCATATGAAAGCTTTATTACAATTATATAGAGAATTAGAAGTATATGATTTTCAAAGCGATTTAGGATGTATATTTAAAGATTTAGAAGATGTACTCAGTGAGGTTAAACTGACTGAAAAACAAGAAGAATTATTAAATTTATGGATGAAAGGTATGACGGTTAGTAAAATAGCTAAAGAGTTAAATAAAAGCGTAGGTACAGTAAGTAAATATTTAGACAGAATAGTTAATAAAATAGTTGAGGTATATGAAGAAAAATTGGAAAATTGGTATTATTTAAATATAAGAAAAGGAGAATATAAACGTTGTAATAAATGTGGTGAAATTAAATTAATTAATAAATTTTATAAAGAATCAAATGGTGGATATAAAACTAAGTGTAAAAAATGTATGAATTAATATATAAAAAATACACTATTTTTATTATCGAAAAAATATGCTACTTTTTTCGTAGTATAAATAGCGTATTTTGTGTAAGGCTAAAAAAGCCTACAATATTTGTTATTTTTATTAATATTTTATAATTTATTAAGGGGGTATGTTTTATGGAAATAAACGTAGTAAAAGAATTACAAGGAGCTTTAGAAGAAAGAGGCTTAAAAGTATCTCAAGCAGAGGCTAGAGAAATATTAAAAGGATTAGAAGATACTGTTTCTTCAATATATCAACAAATGGAAGTAGGAGACACAGTTAGTATGGGAATGTTCCTAGTTGATAAGAAGATACAAAAAGGTAGAGAGGGTGTATTAAAAACTAAAGAAGGACAAGCTACACCTTATAAAACAGATGATAAAGTTACTGTAAAAGTTAGACTTAAAAAATCTGTAAAAGAAAGAATAGAAGAATAATTAATAAAGGGAGGATAAATATGAAAATTTTAAGAATGGATAGAGGAAATGGTAAAACTTTCCACTTGATAAAATTATCTGCTATCCTTGATTCTCCCATAATATGCGCTACAGAACAAAGTAAAAAATACATATTAGATAAAGCAAGAGAAATGTGGTTAGAAATACCAGAACCGATAGTGGTGAATAGAAATAATTTTGAAATAGTTATGAGAGGAAGAAACACAGATTTATTAATAGATGATTTAGAATTAGTATTGAAAGGTTTGTTTGGAAGCGATGTGGTTGTTGCTACAACAAGTGAATCTGTTTTAGAATTTTAAATGGGAGGAAAAGAGTAATGTTTAATAAATATTATATTTTCAATGAAGATACAGACAATAAATTAAAAGAGTTGGGATTTGAATTAAATAAGGATACATTAACGTATGAAATGGTATGTTATGATTGTAATAGAATAATAGCATATACGGTAAATGATAAGAGTGCAGGGGTTCAAAGAATATACCCTACAGGTGTACGTAGTAAAATATTTAAAACAGATATATATCGTTTTTATAATTTTGAAGAGATAAAATCGTCGTTAAAATATATGCTTGAACAATTGGTTTGTAACAATTAATAAATGGGGAGTGGTTCGATGATATTTAAAGAAGGAAAAACATTAGAAATAAAAGTATCAAGAGTTAAAGAAACTGATAATGGTATTATTATTGAAGAGCTAGATAAAGATGGCTATGGTTTAGAAACATTTTCATTAGAAGATTTATTTAGTAATTTTATTGGAGAGGATAAAGTTAAAATTAAGATAGAAAATGTAAATGAAAGATAATTAAATAAGGGAGGTACAAAACCTCCCAATTATTTTTTTGTTTATTTGGAGGGAATTATGAATAAAAAAGGATTAATACAGGATTGTTTAAATAAACTTAATAAATTAAATGATATGTCATGGGAAGATATAAATAGAAAATATGAAACAGATTATTCAGATGACCATTTAAGAAAATTAGCATATGGATTTAAATTATATTCTGAAACTATAAATGAAAATGATATAGACAGCAAAACATTAGCTGAAATAAAAAAGGAAAAAATAAAGTTAACCGATTTAAGAACAGAAGTGAATAGACAATTAAGAGGGTTATCTAGGATGGAAAATGTAATGAATTTAATAAGTGAAGAAATCAATAATTTAAATTCAAGAAATCCATTATTGAATCGCTATGTTCCAAAAGAAGATTCTAGTGGGAAAGACGGAATTTTGATATTAAGTGATTTACATATTTCTATGACTGTAGAAAATTCAATAAATAAATATAATAAAGATATAGCTATAAAAAGGTTAGATAAAATAATTGATAAAACAATAGAACATTGTATTGATAATAATATAGATAAATTACATTTAGTATTGAACGGAGATTTAATATCTGGTGAATTACATAATAGTATTAAATTATCTAATCAAGAATCTTTGGTAAAACAAATAGTAAGTGTTAGTGAAATAATATCACAGGTAATAGAAAAACTATCAAATTATTTTTATTTAACTGTAACTCAAAATAATGGTAATCATGAAGCAGTAGAAATGATTAAAGACGATAGAAGTAATGGCAATAATTATTCCATGTTATTAAATGAAATGATTAAAATGAGAGTATCAAATTTATCAAATGTTGTATTTTTAAATTCAATAAATAACGGTGAATTATCTATAATGAATGTAAAAGAAAATACAGTTGTTTCATGTCATGGTGACCAAGTTAATTTAAATAAAGTAAGTGAAGAACTATCTATGGTTATAGGTGGTGAAAACATAGATTTAATTTTATTAGGACATTATCATCAACCTAAAATGTTTTCACAATATAATACAGATATATATGTGAACGGAAGTTTGATTTCAACAGATGATTATGCTATGAAGAAAAAATTATATAACAAACCTTCTCAAACATTATTAATACTTGATGAAGATGGAGTAGTTGCAAGTTATGTAATGAAAGTTGAATAATTAATTAAACCACTCGAATAAGAGTGGTATTTTTATTTTAAGGATTGAAATGATATTGATAATTATATCAGTATTTTTTGAGTCTTTAAAATAAGGCTCAAAATTCATAATAAATTCTCCCCTTTAGGTTACGGCTAAAAACTCCTTCCATTAGTCGTAACCATTTTTTTCATTTTTTAAAGGAGAGTGATAAAAATGGCAGACACAAAACAATGTTCAGCTACAGGTAAATTTAAACCTACCGTTAGAGATTTCTACTCTACACAATCAATGCTTTATGAACATGATAAGAAATTGCCTATGAGTAAAGAAGTGGTTGACAAGTATTTTAAAAAGTTATTAAAAAATTACAATAACGACCATAGGTTGGCTTTCATACATTTATGTATGGTTTTAGATATGTATTATGACGAAGAAACGTATTTAAAGTGTGTTGAGAAATATGGTAATAATTTTTTAGGTAATTATACTAGAATAATTAATAGAGATAAAGCATTTAAAGGATTGACATCATTAGACAATATGCTTACTTATGATGGTGTAACCAATATTATTACTGGAGAAACAGTTACTTCAAGTGAAATTGTTGACTTTTGGGGTAAGGGATTTCAAGATGACGAATATGAGCTACTTCAAAGAAAATATGAACAATACACAGATAATTACCCATCTAAAACTACCCAAGAAGTTAATCTTATCAAAACCATATGTATGTTAGAAGTGCTTAGGGAAAGAGCCGTAGTTAAGAATGACCCAAAGGCATTTGAAAATTTAACTAATCAAATTTCCAAACGTATGGAAGAACTTAATATATTACCTTCTAAAATGAGTAAATATGGCGAAGACGATAATTTAAGTTATGGGAATTTAATAGCAATAATAGAGAAAAATGAACCTATCCCAGATGTTCATTCAGAATATAATGATGTTGATAGAATTAAATGGTGGCTAAATCGTTATTTCTTAAATCCTATCAAGAAATTAATGAATAATGATTCAACTCCTTATACAGAGGAGGACGAGCGTGGATATGGAGAATAAATTAAAATGTAAACAAAGAAAAAACTTAAAAAAGGATTCATATGAAAATTTATTAGATGGTGTAAAAATATGGACTGAATATTTTAGAAAGAATCCACATAGATTTTGTATGGATTTTTTAGGAATTAATCTATATTGGTTTCAACAAGTATTGCTTTATATGATGAATATATGCACTAATTTCTGCTTCACAGCATCAAGAGGTCTTGGAAAGACATTCTTAACGGCTATATTTGTATGTTGTAGAGCAATATTATATCCAGGTTCTAAAATAATAGTTGCATCTGGTAATAAAGACCAAGCAGGATTAATTATAACCGAGAAAATTGAAGATTTACAAAGGAATTATCCCGCATTGGCAAAAGAGATTAAAAAAATTCAAAACAATAAAGATAATGTTAAATGTATATTTAAAAATGGTTCTGTAATAACTGCAATAGCATCTAATGATGGAGCTAGAGGTTAAAAATTTATTTTAAAGTCAAATTTTTACAAGGAATTTAAAGGAGTGTAAGCCTTTGTTCCTTCTCTTAAATAAATAAGAGAGAAGGTGTTTATAATGTCAAGATGGACTGATGAAGAAGAAAAGAAATTAGAAGAAATACATGACAAATATACAGTTAAGGAAATTGCAAAAATACTAAATAAAAGTGAAGCGTCTATTGATTGTAAGAAAAGAAGAATGGGATTGACTGTAAATATAAATTCTAAAGATAGGGGAGACCAATACTTTTTTGACAGTATAGATACTGAAGAAAAAGCATATTGGCTAGGGTTTATATATGCCGACGGTTACATAATCTCTTCTGATAGAAATTATGAATTAGGTATCGAATTAAATTATAAAGATGTAGAACATTTGGAAAAGTTTAATAAAATATTCAATAACTATTATAAAATATCTGAGAAAATAGGAGCTTATAACTCAATAGAAAGATTTAATGGAAAAGAAGAGACAAATAGAAAGTCTGAAACTTGCTTAATAAGAGTATATAGCAAAACTATTTATGAAGGCTTAGCTAAAAATGGCATAGTCCAAAATAAGACATATTCAACTATTTTTCCTAAAATAGAAGATAAAGTTTTATTTCTTCATTTTTTGAGAGGGTATATTGATGGTGACGGGTCTTATTGCATTAAAAAAGTTAAAGGACATAAATATCCTAGAATATCAATACAGGCAAAGAATAAATTAGCACTTCAATACATAGTTGATAAATTAAATGAAGATTTTGGCATAAAAGCTTACATACACAAAGATAGAGAATGTTTTAAATTTGAAATAAGTAGAAAACATGATTGTTTAAAATTAATGGATTTAATGTATGATAATGCCACTGTATATTTAGATAGAAAATTTGACAAAGTTAATGAAATAAAAAGTATAGCCTAGTATTATGCAAATTCTCAAGTGCATAATACCGTAAACGGGATGTATCGGTCTAGCTGAAAGTACGTAAAAATTATAACCTTACTAAGTTAAGGAGGAATAAGCTGAGAAGAAAGGCTAAGTCCTAAAGGATAGTGCTGATACCGAGGGTAATAATATCTAATATTACCTGTAACGAATAGGAGATGAGCGTTAAGATGAAAGTAATAATTCTCCCACGAGCTTCCGTCACTCATTGAGAATTAATTATGAGAGTGAAAATTTATTCTGAGCTTGCAGGAAACTGTAAGAACTATAAGATAAAAAGCTTATAGGATAACAAAACTGCAAAGATGCAATATATTAGTTGCAGACGAGTATCGTCTTATAAAATTAGATGTAATTAATTCGGTTTTAAAGCAATTCTTAACTAATCCAAGAAAACCACCATTCTTAGAAAAAGAAGAATATAAAGATTATCCTCTTGAAAGCAACATGGAACTATATTTAAGTTCGAGTTGGCTGAAATCACATTGGAGTTATGAGAAATTCACCGGAATATTAACTAGAATGCTTGAAGGTGGTAAGGCATTTGCTTGTGCTATTCCTTATTTAGCTTCTTTAGACCACAAACTTGTACTGAAAGATAAAATTGAAGAAGACAAAGAGGATATGGGTGAATTCGTATTTAATATGGAATATGGTTGTATATGGCATGGACAAAGTGGAGATTGCTTCTTTAATACATCTGATATGTTAAATGCTAGAGTTTTAAAGAATTGTTATTATCCATTAACGGATGACGATTATAGAAATCCAGATAAAAAGAAAAAGGAATTAAAACAAATGCCTAAAAAGAAAGATGAAATAAGGATAATTTCAGTCGACGTAGCTACAGCAAAAGCTAACAAATCAAATAAAAATGATAACTCTATTTTTACTTTATGGAGATTACTTCCTAGTGGAAATAATATTATTAGAGAAGTTGTTTATATGGAATCACATAATGGTATGAAGTTTGAAAAACAAGCCACTAGAATTAAGAGATTATATACAGAGTTTAAAGCAGACAAAATTATCATAGACGGTGGTGGTTTAGGTATAGCTGTAATACAAGAAATGGAAAAATCATCTTATGACGAAAATATTGATGAACATTACGAACCTTTTGGCATTTATGATATGAGTACGCAATCAAAAGATTTTCAACCTTTAAAAAATGGTATAAATTGTATATATGTAATTAAAGGGAATCAAAAAATAAATAATGATTGTGCAGTATATCTTAAAAATGCTTTTAGTAGTAAAAAAATAAGATTATTAATAGAAGAAAATGAAAAAAGAGGAGATTTTAGTAAAGACTTAAAATATCATCAAGACGCAGAATATCATGCTAATAAAATAGCACCATTTATTCAAACATCTAATTTTATATTTGAATCAATAAACTTAGATTATGAAACTATGGGGAATGGTGATATAGTTCTTAAAGAAAAAGGAAGAAATCGTAAGGATAGATATTCTTCTATTACTTATGGTAATTATTTAGCAGAATTGATAGAAAGAGATATAAGAAAGAAAAATAGGAATAAGAAAAAGAGACATATTTTCTTGGCTAATTAAAAAGGTGGTGAAAATGTTTGAACGAAGGGAAAGATAATAGAAAGAATAATTTAGAATTTGCACAGAAATCTTCTATGATTGATATAAATAGTATAGATAAGGTAGCTAGTAGTAGAAAGAGAAGTAAAGTTGATACGGATACAATAGCTAGTGCCTTAGAAAATCCTTATTCTAATGTTACTACACTACAACAACAATCTGAATTAATGAGGGTTATTAATGGTAATTTAAAAGAAATAATAAATTATAAATCGAATTTATTAACTTACGACCATTATTTAGTCCCATTAGATGCGAGTAAATTTATAACTAAAGGACAAGATAACTTTTTTAAATCTTACAGAAAAGCCTGTTTAGAGTTAGAAAAATATAATTTAAAAACTCTTTGTCCCTGGATTTTAGAAAGCGAATTTAGAAAAGGAGAAATATATTTATATAAACAAGAAACAAGTGATAATATTACATTTGTTTCTTTACCAGAAGATTTATGCAAAGTTACTTATACCGAATCTTTTATGTTAGGTTATAGTATAAAACTTAGTGGTATTAATACTAAACAATTAGGATATTACCCAATAGATATTCAAAATTTATACGCTGATTATAAAGCAGGTAAATTGAAAAATGATGAAAATTTCATAGACAACTATTACATGTTACCACTTGAAAATGCAATAGCTTTTCTTCCAGAAGTAATAGATAGTAAAGGTATTCCATATTATTCTGGATTACTTTTAGATTTAAGTAGAATAAAAGATTTATCAGACGCTAGTATGGAAAATATTGAAGCTAATAACTTCAAATTAATTCACCAATTATTACCTTCAGATGAAGATGGAGAATTAAGTATAGAACCAGAAACAGCAATATTTTATCATAAATCATTAGTCAAGAATGTTAGAGATGGTATAGGAGTTGTAAGTTCACCTTACCCAATAGATTCTGTTTCATTACAAACTAATAAAATTTCTGATTATGGAGAAATAAATAATTTAACTAATAATGTATACGATACAGCTGGTATAGATAGCAATTTATTTAATGGAGATAACAAGTCTGGTACACAAATGACAATTTATAGTGGTATCGTTGATAGTTTAATGCCATTAAATCTATTAGATAGAATTAAAATATGGTTGAATTATGCTTTTAGTAAAAATTCAGCATTAAAGAATTTCAAATTATGTTTTTGTGATACCACTAAATATAATAAAGAGGAAAAAATACAATCTAGTTGTAATAGATTGGCTACTTGGACTTCTAAATTTGAGTATTTAGCAATATGTGGATATTCTCCATTAGAAGCATTAAATATACTTCAAATAGAAAGTATATTAGACTTTGGTAACTTAATGTCTCCATTATTAAATGCACATACGATGAGTGGAACTGATGTTGGAGATGTGGGTGGCAGACCTACAGCTGGGGAAGAGTCTGGAAATCCAAATAAAGCACCAGAGGCAGATAACGCAGGTGATTATTAAAAAAAATAAGGAGGTGATATAATGGATTATAATATTTTATCAACAAATCCTTATGAAAATTATATATGTAAAGGAATACAACTTTCTAATATACAAGTTTTACATGAACAAGGATATAACGGAAAAAGACAAAGAGTTTGTATTATTGATACAGGTTCACATTCTCATTCATTTATAGTTAATAATATTGTATCAGGCAAAAATTTTACAAATGAAGGAACTTCAGAAGATTATACTGATAAAAATAATCATGGTAGTTTCTGTATAGGTGAGGTAATACAAATAGCACCAGAGTGTGAAGTAGTAGTTGCTAAAGTACTAAACTCTAAAGGTGAAGGTGATATGAAAAGTATTATAAATGCTTTTAAATATGCCTTAGAACAAAATGTTCATGTAATATCTATGAGTTTAGGAAGTACCAAAAGTGATGAAGAATTACATGAATTAGTAAAAGAAGCTAATACACGTGGTATTCTTGTTGTTACTTCAGCAGGTAATGACGGTGATGGAAATGCAAATACAGATGAATATGGATATCCTGCTAGTTATCAAGAATGTGTAAACGTTGGTGCAGTAAATCAAGATTTATCTATTGCAAAATATAGTAATTCAAATGAATGGGTAGATATAGTAGCTTGTGGAACAAATATTGTTTCATGTTATTTTAATAATAAATGGTGTTTATCAAGTGGAACTTCAATGAGCGCACCTATAGTCGCAGGGACAGCATTATTATTAAGAGAAAAATTTATAAATAAATATGGTAGAACTCCTTCAGAAGAAGAATTATATGCAAGACTTATTAAGCATACTAAAGACTTGGGTATAAGTTCAAAACTTCAAGGTGAGGGATTTTTATATATAAATGAGTAGGTGATATATTATGAATAAATTCATATATGCATTTAATAAAGAAGATAAACATGAACTTTTAAATCGAGGATTAGTGTTTTTATCTGAAGGTATTATAGATAATAAAACTGTTTATATTTTTCTTAATAGTACTAAAGTTAAATTCAGTAATGAAGATAAAAGAAAATTCATGTTTTCTAATAAATTATTTTTCTAAGAAGAAAGGGGGTGTGAATTATGTATTACAATGAGAATCATAATCAAAAAGTCTTAAAACGTAAGGATAATTATAAATATATAGGAAGTTATCGTGCTAATGAGATAACTATAGATGGTAAATGTAATAAAAGAAAAGTATTTATCCGAGTTAAATGTCCTTACTGTGGTAAAGAATATGATATAAGGTTAGATGGTTTCCAAAACGGTAATAAATGTACTAATTGTTGTAATGAATATGAAAATAGTTTTGCTTATTATATACAACAAGAATTACAAGAGCCTTTAAATAAATATTGGGATTGGGAAGAGAATAATAAGTTAGGTATTAACCCATATTTAATTTATAAAACATCTCGAAAACAAATTTGGATAAAGTGTGATAAAATTGATTATCACGACAATTACAAAACAACTCCTGCCGGTTTTACTATAGGAAACAGATGCCCATATTGTTCACATAATTCTGGTAAAGTACACCCCAAAGATAGTTTTGGAGCTTTATACCCAGACAAGACAAAATGTTGGTCTCCTAACAATAAAAAGTCACCTTATGAAACAACAGCTAAAAGTGGCAAAAAATATAAATTTATATGTGAAAAATGTGGAAAAGAATTTAAAATTAGTCCACATGAATTAAATAGAAGAGGTTTAGGTGTATTGTGTAACGATTGCAATTCTTATAAAGGAGAATTTTATATTAAAAAATGGTTAAATAAAAATAATATTTACTACATTTATAATAGATGTTATTTCGATGACTTAACAGGTGTGAATGGAGGAAAATTAAAACCAGATTTTATATTACCAGACTATAAGATTTGGATAGAGTATGATGGAGAGCAACATTTTGAATGGCAAGAAACTTGGATGAGTAAAGAAAAATTTGAAACATTACAAAAACATGACAGAATTAAAGATGAATATGCTAAAAAGCATAATTGGAAGATTATAAGAATCCCATATTGGGATTTTAATAATATAAATATCATTTTAGAAGGAGGTGTAAGTTAGAATTGGGAGATAAACATTTAAAATTAAAAAGCAATTTAGAAGTTTTTAAATCTTCAAAAGATTCTCGTTTTGTAGGATGCAGAATACTTGTATGTCACGACCAAGATAATTTAAATGGTTCTTGGTTTGATTCAGAAACACAAATGAAATGTGCTGAAAAAAGTATTAGAGGTATACCCTTATTAGCTCATGTTTATAAAAATGAAGATGACAAATGGGTTTTAGGTGGACATGATACTAAAGTGGAGGCTACTGATACTACAGATGGTTACGATTATCAGTTAATATATCTTGAAAAAGCTTATGGATTCGTTCCAGAAGATACTATAATTACACAAGTAGAAAAAGACGGTAAGAAATATTTATCTTGCACAGCATTAATATGGAGGGAGTATTCCCAACAATTACTTGATATATTAGATTCTAACGATGGTGCATTAGAGGTATCTATGGAAATAGATGTTGACGATTTCAGCTTTAGAGAAGATGGATTCTTTGAAATAACTGATTTTACTTTTTTAGGTATAACAATGCTTGGTGTAGGTGTTAAACCTGCTATGGCAGGAGCTAACTTATCTCTGTTCACTTGTGGAGATGTTAAAACTGAATTAGAAGAAATGAAGAAAATTTATTCTTTAGAAAAGGGAGGTGAAACAATGGACAAAGAGTTTGAAAATCAAGAAGTTCAAGAAACTGAAGAATTTGAAAATCAAGAGGAAACTCAACAAGAAGATTTCACTCCAGATGAAGAAGAACAAAAAGAAGAATGTTCTCAAGATAATTCTGAAGAAAAGAAAGAAGATTGTTCAGAAGAGGAAGAAGATAAAGATAAGGAAAATCATTCTGTTGAAGATAACACAGAAGATGAAAAATATGCACAATTAAAAACTGCTTTTGACCAATTAAAAGTTGAATATGAAGAATTAAAAACTCAATTAGAAAACATGAGTGATTATGAAGAATTAAAACAATTTAAAGCTGATAGCGATGCTAAACAATTTAAATTAGAAATTGATTCTATAACTGAAAAATATTCTTTAGATACAGAAGATGCTAAAGCACTTCAAGACACAGTATTAAAACATGAAATATCTAAAGAAGAATATGAAGGGAAATTAGCTATAATGTGGGCTAAACAAGTTAAAGAAGCTCAATCATTTAGTAAAACTAAAACTGGAAAGGCTAATTCAATAGGTATAATAAATCCAAATGAAGAATTTATAGATTCTAATGCACCTTACGGTGGTAGATTAGAAAAATGGAGAACTAAAAAATAATAAAACAGGAGGTAAAATTTATGTATCAAATATTAACTTATGTAGAAGATAATTTTGCTAAATCAGCAATATGCTCTACTGAATTAAAAAATGGTGAAGTAGTATTAGTAAAAGGACTAGCTGATTCAACTCTAGCTAAAATAGATAATATAGGAGTTGAAGGTGAATGTTATGAAGTGACAGACTTAGAAGATGACGCTAATAAAATATTAGCTATGGTAGCATCTGACGGTCATAGATATGAAAAAGAAACATCTTATAATTTTGGTGATTATGCAAACACACCAGCTGGAGAAGCAGTGAGAATTTATTTCTTACACAAAGGTATGGTTGTTGATATAGAAAAAATACTTATAGATGGAACTGTTGCTAAAGGAGACCAATTAACTGTTAAAGCTGGTTCACATAATCTTAAAAAATACACTGCTCCAACTGGTGATGAAGCAGATGCTAAAAGAATAGTAGGTGAAGTTATAGGTACTTCAAATTTAATGGGTAAAGATATGGTGCAAATATTATTCTATTAAGAATAAAATAATTAATAAAATGGAGGTTAAAAGAATGATAGATAACGATGTTAGACAAATGGTAATAGACTTACATAACGGTGTGTGTTCTTATTCAAGAAAAGAAGCTTCAGATGTTATAAGAAATATGATATTTGAAAAAGTAGAACCACTTCCAGAAAAGAAATCTAATTATAGAAGATGGTTGAAAAGAAATGGTAATACAGTATTTGAATTATTAGAAGAATTAATAACTGTAACTCATAACGAAATAACTGTTGAATCTTTTGGAGATTTAGTAGATGTTGAAACTTTCGATATAGGAGATAAAAAAGAATTCTTAATTCAAAATGACGAATTGTTTAAAGTTGGTTTAATGGCTACTGGTGTTAAAACAGTTCATAGACAAAGAATCTATGATAAAAAGGTAGATACTAAAGCTTTCAGATTAGGCGTTAAAATCTATGCTGAAATGTTTGATTTCTTAAAAGGAAATATAGACTGGACTTTATTTGTAGATAGAGTATCTAAATCTTTTGATAAAAAAGTATGTACTTTAGTTACAAAAACTATATTTGGAGCTTATGATGCTTCTGGAAATCCAAATTTATGTAAAGCATCTAATGACAATGCTTTATCAACTACTTTAAAAGAAATGATAGCTAAAGTTGCAGATTCTACAGGTCAAGAAGTTCAAATACTAGGAACTAAAACAGCATTAGCTCATGTAAAATCAGATGCGACTTTTGTATCAGATGCTGAAAAAGACGATAGAAGAAATTATGGATATACTCAAGTATTTGAAGGTACTCCTTTAGTTCCATTACCAAATTATTATGATAAAACTACTGGTGCTTTTGAAGTTGATGACGATATGTTATTAATAATTCCGGTTAACGTAGAATAAATACTACAACAGCCCGTATATCGAGCAATCGGTATAGGACACAACTTGAATTGCAGGTAATGGGTAAAGCTCTACACCAAAGCGGATAGTGAAAACTAAGACGTAACGGTACGAAAGTAGAAAAAACGTAGAGATGGTGCATGGTTAAATCCTAAACACTAGATGATTAAATTCATTACAATCCCTGTTCATGCAGGTAAGCGTCCCTGTTTTAATATTAATTATTTTGTTTAAAAGGTTAAAATAATAGGTAATTTTATCAATAGTTATGTTAATACAATAATATGAAGGAGGTGGTAATATGCCAAAGAAATTAACTTATGAGGAAGTTAAAGAATATATTGAATCGCAAGGTTATAAATTGATATCTAAAGAATACATAAAAAGCGATGTTAAACTTGAAATGATATGTCCTAATGGTCATCAATGTTATATATCATGGGATAATTTTAAATACGGAAGAAGATGTAAAGTTTGTAATGATATAGAAAAATCCAAAAGAAATCGTAAAGATTATAATGAAGTTAAATCTTATATAGAATCTTTCGGTTATGAATTGATAAGTAAAGAATATTTTAATCAAGATGGTTTACTTACTATTAAGTGTCCCGAAAATCACGTTTTTAAAATGACGTATAAAATGTTTAAGCGTGGTAGCAGATGCCCAATATGTAATAAGTCAAAGGGAGAAAAAAGGATAAGTGATTATTTGGATGAAAAACATATTAAATATGAATATAATAAAGGTTATTTTGATGATTTGATTGGGTATAGTGGAAGATTGTTAAGACCAGACTTTATTTTACCAGACTGTAAAATTTGGATAGAATATGATGGAGAGTTTCATTATAATAAAATTTATGAGAATGATAGTTATGATATAATGAAAATACATGATAAAATCAAAGATACATATGCAAAGGAACATGATTGGAAATTAATAAGAATCCCATATTGGGAATTTGATAATATAGAAACCATTTTAAACAAAGAATTAAAAATAATTAATAAATAGAACGAGATGAAACTTCAACGACTATTCCGAGAGGAAGTACACTCAAGCGAGTGGAAGTGGGTTGCCCCTATATTTATAGGGTGAAGAAATAGTCTATTCTTTAGTGAAAGCTAAAGCAGTTCATAAGAGAACGGTATAAAAATAGCGAATTTATACGAATAAAAAGTGGAGAATCACTTGTAAAACTTGGATATGAAGGTGATGTTGAATTGTACGAAGATACAGAAGGAGATAGACAAGACTATCAAATAGAAATGGAAATGAATCGTATGTTACACTTAGGAGTTGCTATAGCTTCTACATACGCAATGATAAAAATAACTGCATAATAATTAATATTTAAATAATATAGCACTACTTTAATTAGTAGTGCTTAATTCTACAAGAAGGGAGAATAAAATGGAAAAAATAAAGAAAACTACTAAAACGAAGACTGTAGATAAAACGGAAGAAATCAAAAAAAAAGTAGAAACAAAAAAAACTAAAAGACAGATAAATATGGAATTAAGAAAAAAACAAGATGAAATATATATTGAAATTTGCAATATGTCTTTTATGAGTGTAATATACATGAATAAAAATGAAGAAACTTATTTTGATTTATATCCAAATGAATATGCTGAATTACCACTATCGGAATTATATGAAGTTGCAACTAAAAATAAATCATATTTTAAAGATTATATGTTGGCAATAACAGATGTTTTATCTGATGAATATACAATAGATAATATAATTGATTATTTAGGTATAACGAGTATATATAATAGTGAAGAAAATCAATTTGCTATGCAAATAGATTCAATATTAAATCTTTCAGATGATGTTTTTGAAAGAGAAATTGAAGGAAGAAGTAATAAATTTATAAGAACTTTAGCTTGTAAAGCTATATTATTAACTAAATCTGAAGAATCTGACTATGAGTTATCAAGAAAAAAAGAACGTGTTTTATGCAGAAAATTAGGAAGAGAACAATTAATAGATATTGATGAATAGAGGTGATTAAATGACACCTGTCACAGAAATTTATGATTTATTTTTAAAACATTTAGGTAAAGATGATTTATTAGAAATAGATGAATCCGTCCTTGAAGATTTGTTAGAATCCTACTTATATGTTTCAATATCTAATTTTGAACAATGCAAACAAGATTTAACTATAGAGGACGGCTATTTTAAATCAGAATTAACTTGGAAAGAAAAGCAAATATTAGCTAAAGGTATGTTAATTCCTTTTGTAGATACAAAAATACTTAATAGAGATGCGTTAACTATTCATATAACAGATAGTGAATATTCTATTAAGTCACCTGCAACCTTATTGAATAACCTTTTGAAAACTAGAGAAATGTATGTTAAAGAATTAAGAAAGTTAAGAATAGGTTATGCCACAAGAGGAGTTGACATAAATGAGTAATTACTTTGAAAAATATAGAAAAAGAAATCTAAAAGATTTTAATACAATAGAGGAAAAAGAAAGAAATGATATGATTAACGACTTTGAGTTTTACTTAACTAAAGAGGCTCGAAGTGCTTATGAAATCCAATATACGAGACCAGATGAATTAATAAATAAAGAAACTAATCTTCATGAAAGAATGGTTATAAAAGATATTGCTGATAATGATAAATCAGCATTTGATGAAAAATATTTAGTTTGTAGATTAGGTTGCCCAGTAGATGTTGGTAGTTATATATATTGGAATAAATCATATTATATATTAGAATTTGAAGAAGTAATAAGTACAATGACTCATAAAAAGTATACATTAAAACGATGTAATGAATGGTTCAATATTGGATATAAAGGTGAAATTTATAGAACACCAGTTAATATTACTAACTTAACAATGTATTCTAAAGGTATTCACGATTATAAATATATTTCTAACCTAGATGCAAAAAGAACAGTTTTAGTAGGTTCTAATCCGATAACTTCTAGTTTGAAGGTCGGTGCAAGACTTATGGGTAAAGATAAACAAGCCTATAAAATAACTCATAAAAATGATTTTGAGTATACTAGAAGAGAAGTCCCTGGTGATGGATTAATCAAATGGTTGTTACTTGAAACTACTCAATTAGTTGAAGACGATGACGATAATTTAGTTGCTTATAATCCTTTTTATGACTCGTCTGTTAAATCTGGAGAAATAGAAGGAAATGATAAAATACATATAGGTGAAGATTTAATTTATAAAATTCAATATGACGAAGAAGTAAATTTTGAATTAGATTTTGATTATGGTTTTTGTAAAATTACTAATGTGAATAACAAAGAATGTACTATATCTGTAGATTTAGATTTTGATATTATTGGAGAAGTTATTACTTTAATAGCAAAAAATAAGAATGGTGAAACTATAGATATTAAAAATATAACAATAAGAGGATTGGGGGCATCTTAAAATGGGCAAGTTAATAACATTTCCAGATAGATATATAAATAAAGTGGGAACTCTTTTAATGCTTGATGATACAATTAATAAAATGTTGTATTATACAAACACCACTGAAGATGATATTTTATCTCTACCTAAAGTAAAAGAGCCTATAAAAAACCTTAATGATAAAAAAATATTTATAGACCGTAGAGTTAATAAACTCTTTGACGCTATATTTGAATCTGATTGTTATATATTTTTAAATATGTATAAAGATGAACCAGCTTCTTTAAATAATGGTAAAACCTCTTCATTTATAAGTTCTTTTAGATTAGATATAGGTGTAGTTTGTCACAATAGTTGTTCCAATACATTAAATGGTTCAAGAGATGTTATCATTTACAAAAGAATAAATGAAATTCTTAGAGAAGATGAAAGATTAGAAGCTATTGGAAAACCAATTATAGGAACTACATCACAAAATTATTCAATACCAATTGATTATAACACTTATATAACAAGTGTTACAGTGAGATATTTCAATGAAATGTAAATTCACTAAAGAATTATTATCTGGTAAAGATATTGATTTAAAAGAATTTAATTTGGGCATTATTAAACAACCCAAAGTTCAAACCTTTATAGAGGTGGTAGATAGTATAGAATTTATAAAACCTTTTTATATGGTTCGATATTGGAATAATAATGGTGCTTTTGAAGAAGTGGAAATGCCTTTTAATATATATTATACTTTATCTCAAAAGAATAAATCTTTATTAGTAGATTTAATATTATATCTTATGATTTTATATGATACGAAAGATATAAAATTAAAAAATTGTGGAGATAAAGGATATAGTATATTTATTAAATCTCAAGATAATATTGAATCTTTTATAGACGATAGTAATTTTAATATATTGTCTAAAATTGTTTTAGAAATAATGTATTATGATGAACCTAAAAAAGAAATCAAGCAAAAGATTGAAGGTTCGGCTGAAGATATAGCATTATTTGAAAAGTATGAAAAAGAATACAAAGAAAAACAAATGAAAAAAAATGCTATATATTTTGAAGAAATAGTAAGACAAGTGATACATACAAGAAAAACTACGTATGAAGAAATAAAAAATTGGACTGCTTGGCAATTACAAGACACTTATAAATCAATGAAAGCAATGGAAGATTGCGAATTGGCTTGGAAACTTGCTATTGCAGGAGCATATAAAGGTAAAGAAATTCCTCCTTGGTATATGGGTACAAGACTAATGAGGGATGAATAAATAATTAATAAAACGGAGGTAATGTGAAATGGCACAAGAAACTTTATTCGTAATAGAAGGTGCTATGCAAGGGAAACTTCATCCAAATGGTGAAACTGGAACAGAAAAAGACGTAGCATTAGATTATGTAAATGCATTTAATTTAGGTCAATCAGAAGATACTTTAAATGCTAGAGCTGATGGTAAAAATAAAATAACATTAAAAGCAAATAAAGCTATGACTTTCACAGCAGAAATGGAAGTTATGAATTTTGATATGTTCTTAGTTACTTTAGGAGCTACAAAAGATGCAGAAGGTAAAGTACATATAGGTGATTCTCCATCTACTACTTATACTTATACAGGAAAAATGAAATTAAAATTCCCAGATGGTACAAGAAAAATATTAAATGCAACAATAGCTAATTGTACTCCACAAATAACTGAAGACTTTGGTACAAGTTCATTAGATTTACAAACTTATTCTGTAACTTTTGATATAGGTACTGATACAAATGGAGATTTTATGACATTTGAAGAAGATAAAACAAGTGTGTAAAAATAATTAATAAATTTTAACTTATGGGGGCAGAAATGTCCCCATATTTTTTTGTATACTTTTATAAGAGTATTTAAATTAATGGTTTTGCAAAAGTATATAAATTATATGGGGGCAATAAATACCTCCAATAAAATATACAAAAGGAGGATAATTAAATGAGCGATAAAATAAAAGTAAGAGAAGGTAATGATGGTTATTCTTACCCTTACACTTCACCAGATTTAGTTGTGGATAAAAATGGTAAAAGCAATACTTCAAAATTTAACGAGATTGATACGCAAATTAAAGATATTGTGAATAAAAAAATATATATAACTCCAGAAGATTTTGGTGCAAAAGGCGATGGAATAACAGATGATACATCAGCATTACAAAATGCTATCAATGAAGCTCAGTCACAAAATATACCAATAAGAAGTAAGCATAAAACTTATTTAATTTCAGCTTCTATTACTATAACAAATAAAATTGATTTAGATTTTTCTAATTCAATTTTAACCTCTAACACTAATATAAATAACATTATAGATGTAGCATCAGGGCAAAATCATTATAGTCAAATAAAAAACCTAACAATAGACTGTAATAATATAGAAAATTTAAACGGATTTAATATTAGTCATGCCGAAAAATTAGAAATAAATCATTTGATAGTAAAAAATTGTACTAAATCATGTTATAAAATAGATAGTGGATATGAAGTTTTTATGTCTAATTCCCATTTAAATGGTGTTGGAGAAAGTTCTATAGGATTAAATATAAATACAAGTGATTGTAATTATACAGATATCATATTAATAGATTGCTTTACAGGTATATTTTCTAACAATACAAATAATTATTATACTAGAATACATGGATGGATAAAGGAAAATACACTGTTAAATTCAACTTTTATAAACATAAACAATGGAAATATATTTATAAAAGATTGTTATTCGGATACTTATTATAAAACTATGTATGTAAATAACCCCGCAAATATAGTGATTAATGGTCTAAATGTATATTATTTTGATTCAGACAAAGTTAATAATGAATACAAAATAAATAACCCATATGTTTTTTATTTTAATGAAACCACTTGTAATTCCTCTAATAGTGAATTTATAACATTAAATAATTCGATTATAAAGGGGTCAGATAATTTTAATCTTAATTTATCCAATTTGGACGAATTAAGATGTAAAGGTTTTTATAACAATATATATACAAAATGTAAGAACATAAAATTTTATAAAAAAGGAAATTTATCTATAGATGATACTTCTAATATAAAAGTACTTGATGAAAAAATTATTAATATGGATAATAAAATTACAATTAATATAGTATTACAAATTACATTAGATAATATAAATCATGACCAAAGTATTACATTAGGAGTTTTACCTAGTGGATTTAGACCAATTGAAAGTATATATACCTATGCTATTTTAAGTAAGGATAGATATAAATTTACTGAAGCATATCCATTATATGTTTATATAAGTTCTTCTGGAAGTATACTTGTAAATATTCCTTCTAATATTATTGGTACAGGATACGCATTCTTAGATTTTTCTTTTTAGTTCGCAATTTAAAAATATTGCGTACTTAGTATCGAAATGAAACTATAAGAGTGGTGTTAATTTACCACTCTTTTTATATAAAAATAATAAAGGAGATGATTAAATGATTAATATAGATAAAGATTATTTAATTACCGTAGATTTAAAAAATACAAAAGTTAAATCCGATAAAACTATATTTTTCTATAACACAGATTTAAATATTTGTAATATTTTTATAAAATTAATTTGTACTGATGAAGATAAAACCATACCAGATGATTTAATCGTTGAATTTGCAGTATTAAAACCAGAAACAGATGAATTTAAACCTTTAGACGCAACGTTAATATCTAAAGAAGATTTGTTATATCAAGTTGATTTAACTACAGATTATTTTGATATAGTTGGTAAATATTCATGTGAAATAAGAGTTTCGGGAACAATAGAAAATGAATCAAAATGTTTTACATCTGAAGAATTTGATTATGTAGTTAAACCAAATATAACTGCTAAGTTAAATAAAAAAATAAAAAATGATAAAAATCTTCCTATATTAGAAAAATTAATAAAAGATGTGAAAGAAATAACTGACGGAATAAATAAAAATGAAATTCAAATGAAACGAGATGAAAATTTAGTTGGTGATAACAAAACTATAGTTGGTGCGATAAATCAGTTAAGAGAAGATATTGATTCTGGAACTGGTGGAGGAACTGCGGAATTAAAAGATTATCAAAAGAAAAATGATGAATTTTTAAATACCGATGAAAAAACAATTACTGGTGGGATAAATGAAGTAAATAATAAAATAAAGAAAGTGCAAGAGAGTCAAATTGAACTTGATGCTAAAATATGGGATATACAAAATCCTTTTGACATTTCATCTATTTCAGTAACTCCAAATATATCACAAATGGGTAGTACTGCTAGTCCTAAATTAACATGGAACTATACACATAGTACAATAAAAAGTCAAACTATTAATAACACATCCGTTGAGAATACATTAAGAACGAAAACATTTACAGGTGTTACTGCGACAACTACTTATACTTTAGCAGGAACATCTAATAGTGGTGTTCAAAAATCAAAGACTGCTACTATTACATTTGCTAATGGTGTTTACTACGGAAAATCTACTACAACAACTTATGACAGTGCTTTAATCAACTCATTAACAAAACAATTATCCAATTCTAAAAACAGAACCATAACAGTAAATGCAGGAACTGGAGAATATATATTCTATTGTGTTCCTAGTAGATTAGGTGCTTGTAATTTTAACGTTGGTGGTTTTGACGGAGGATTTAGCAAGGTGGCAACTGTAAACTTTACTAATAGTGATAACTATGCAGAAAAATATGATATATATAAATCAGATAATGCAAATTTAGGTAATACTAATGTAACTATAAAATAAAGGAGGTATATAAAATGGGTATTGAAATAATAGGAAAACTAACTCAAAAGAATAATGGTGACTTTAAATTAGTTGATTTAGAGAATGTTGACTACGATGGCACTGGCAAAAGCGCCAAACAAGAACTAGAGAAGAAAATAGAAGATGCTAAAAATAGTTCAACACCTTATGACGATTCTGTAATAAAAGCTGATATTCAAACATTAAAAGATAATAAAATAACTTTAGTTAAAGACGAGACATCTATGGAAGGTGTAAAAGACAATGAGTATGATACACTAACTACACAGGATAAAACATTGATAGGTAGTATAAATGAAATAAATGCACAATATAAAGATATTACGAACAACCAACCAACTGATTTGTCATTAGATAGTGCTACTAATTTACTTCAACTTGTAAATTCAAAGGGTAGTAAATTAGGCAACGGAATAACACTTCCTATATCAAGTGGTGGGGGTACAAGTCAGTATTTACATATAAAATATTCAAGTACAGGAGCGCCACAGTTAGCAGGACAAATATCAGATATACCAAACGCATATATAGGCTTATGTGTAGATACAAATGCAGATTCTCCAACAAATCCAAAAAATTACACTTGGTATAATTGGAAAGGAGACAATGGAGATACTGGTGCAACTCCAAATTTACAAATAGGAACAGTAACTACACTTGAGAGTGGAAGTAATGCAACTGCATCAATTACTGGAACAACTGAAAATCCAGTATTGAATTTAGGTATTCCAAAAGGAGACAAGGGAGATACTGAGACATGGGAAAAAGTTATTGAAACAACTTTTGGAGAAGAATGTTATGCTTTTACTGTAACAAAAGATAAAGATGAAAATTCATTAAACTTAAAAGAAGGTTTTGTTTTTGTAACAGTTAGTCAACCTAAAAATACATCATCAAATCAAACTTTTGCAATAGGATTCCAAGATTGGGTATCAAGTTTCAACTCAAAGGCAAGCATACATAATATAAATTTGTTTAAAAATTATGAATTTTATAGATATGGATTTTATTTTAGAGTAATTAATAATTATTTATTTTGTCAATCAATTGCTAAATGCAGGGTAGGAGTAGGTACTCCAAAATTTAATAATTTTTCTGCATCTACTCCAAATACAGCTGATTATTGTTCAATTGCAACTTTTAGAATTTTACAAAATAATTTAACATATGTTGATAAAATTACCGTAGGATTAGATATATCAACAACGGGTTTATTTTCAGCAGATTCTATTATGGAGGTGTGGGCTAAATGTTAGTTAAAAGAGTTATAGATGGAAAAGTTATAGAAACAGAATTGACACAAGAAGAAATTGACGCTCAAAAAAAACAAAATAAACCAGAAGAAATAACAATAGAAGAAAGAGTTAGTGCAATCGAAGAAGTTATTTTAAATTTATTGTAAGGAGGTAAAATTATGTACAACTTTTTATTAAATATGTGGATTATGAAAAAAGTAAATGAAGAATATTTACAAAAGAGAGTTTCAAAAGGACAAATAACTCAAGATGAATATGAAATGATAATTGCTACACCTCAAATATAAATATAGAAAAATACACCCCCTTTTATTATAATGATAAAAGGGGGTGTATATATGGGAAATAGTGAAATTAGCTTATTAAGTAAGTATCGAACTCAATTAATGGGTTTAGCTATGCTATTAATATTCCATACAGGTATTAATGTTAAAAGTGTAAATGTTATAAGGAGTATAAAAGATATTGGAGATATGGGTGTAGATATATTTTTATTGTTATCAGGTATAGGTCTATATTTTTGCTATTATTAGTTTAATAATTAGTTTACTAATTGTAAATCCAAATATTATGTTTATATTCCACTATCTTTAAGTATCTGTTTATTAGCAACAAAGTTACTAGATAAATTTAGCGATGGTAAATTTAAAATATTAACATTTTTAGGTATATATAGTTTAGAAATATACTTATTTCATGAAAAAATATTATGGATTTTATCATTTTCAGAAAGAATAAAAGTTATAGATAAATACCATATAGTATTAAATATTATTGCATATTTAGTAGCTATGGTAGTAGCATATTTATGGAGTAATATTGTATCAAAAACTATATCAAGAAAACAAACTATTACAGGCTAGATTGATTTCTAGTCTTTTTTAATACGCATTTAGTTCGCAATTTAAAAAGATTGCGTATATAAATTTAAAATAAACACATAATATAAACGTACACAAAACCAGCTGTGTATTAACTCTAATTACTATTTGTATAATGTGTGGAAATAGGAGAGGATTAATTCTTCTCCTATTTTGTTTTTATAAAAAGATAAATGAAGAGAGGAAAAATATTAAAATAATTAATAAAGAAGGGAGATTAAGAAATGAAATTAAGTGATTTAACATTAGATATGATTAGAAGTTCATATGATGTGGAAGTAAATAACGAAATAGAAACTGTTTTAGTTTATAATATATTTGGTGAGAATAGAAATGAATTAAAAGAAAAAATATCTAAAGGACTAGAACAAGGATTAGAAGAAAAAGCATTAATGGAACTTATATATAAAAAGGCGTTTGAATTAGCTACGGATTTAGAATTAGACGAAGATTTAATAGAATCAATAAATAAAGGTAAAAAAGAATTAATGTTTATTGCACAAGATGTAGATGAAATAGTAAGTGAAATTGTTATAGAAGTTATGTTAGAAAAACAAAATCTATTAGCAAATATGACTTCATTAACTTTAAGCAAAAGAATATTATTAGAGGCTGAAAAATTAGAAATATTAAATAAACAATGTGAAAAATTGGAAGAGGAAATACAAGAAATGAAAAAAGGTGATTAATTTGGTTGTAAATGATATTGAAAGTGCAGTCAATTATATTAAATCCGTTGTTTCTACTGCCATGACACCTATGGCAAATAAAATGGTAGAGATAATGCAACGAGAAGTAAATGAACAAATATATGCTGACCATGAACCATCTGTATATGAACGTACAGGGCAAATGGGAGAAATAGCACAAATATCAAGTATTGATATGAATTGTGCTGTAGTAGAATTCCAAGATAATGGGGATTGGACAAGTGTATCAACGGGAGAACATTTCTTTCCTATTATAGGTTGGGAAGCAGGTAAAGTTTGGAGTTTTAAAAGTGATAATGTAGTTGCTTATTATCCTCCAACAACTATTATACCAGATTCGCAAGTTAAAATAGCTCAACAAATACCAACTGAATTGAAACGATATTTAATAGAGCAAGGTTTAGATGTTATATAGAAAGGCAGGTGAGATTAATATATGGCAGATTTAACTATTAGATTAAAAACTTCTGTAGACGGAAGTGGAGCAGAACAAGAAGTTACAAAACTGAAAGAGAAATTAGAAAAAAAAGAAGTTAATCTAAAATTTGATACGACAAAAATGAAATCTCAAATGGAGGAACTTCAAAAAGTATTAAATAATGCTTTTAAACTTAAAGACGACCAATTAAACAATCTTAAACAGATACAGAATACTTTGAAAGAAATAAATTCTTTAAGTAAAGACGTACAAAAAAATTTATTTGGCAGTGGTTCTACTAAAACTTCTACTGGTAATAAAGAATTAGATAATACTATAGCTAAATATAAAGTTTTACAAAAACAATCAGAATCACTCCAAAAACAAATGTCTAAAACTATAAATACTCAAGCTTATAACGAATTAGAAACTAAATTATCAAAAATTAACAGTGAGATGCAATCTACTGCACAAAAAATGGACAACTTAAAAAATAAATCTAATATAGATATAAGTAGAGATTTAATAAGTTCATTTGATAAAATTCAACAAAAGGCTAATAACACCTCTGAACAAATTAATAATATGTTCAAAAATAAAAACTTAACAAGCTCACAGGTGGGACAACTCCAAGAACTTCAAAATAAAATCAATGATATTAAAGTTGCTGATTTAAGTAAAATATTAAAATCCGATGAAGCATATGAGAAGATACATAATTTAAATGCAGAGATTAGCAATGTTTCAGTATCGTTAAAAGGATTAAACGGCTCAATTACATTCACTGATAAGGTAAATACATCTGTCGCTAAGTTAGAATCTCTTAAAGCTAAACTTGCTGAATTAGGAACGAGTAAATTTGCTAATACATCTGGAATACAAGAGCTAATAACTCAAATAGAACAATATCAATCAAAACTGCGAAATATAGACCCTAATACAGAAGGTGCTAAAGCTGAATTTGATGGTTTAAAAAATAAAATATCGGAATGTGAAAATAAATATAAACAATTTGAGAGTGAAATTTCTACTAAAAGAGCTAATGTAAAATTTGATGCAGATTTTAATAAAGTATCTCAAGATTTAGCAAACTTAACAAGAAGATGTCAAGAATTAGGAGCTTCATCATCTAAGGTAGAAGAATTTAAACAAAGACTACAAACTATAGCTAGTATAAGTAATTTAAAAGATAGGGATGCAGAGTTAAAAGCGTTAACTAAAGATGTGAGTACTTTTTCTAGTAGTCTATCTAATATTAACGGAAATGGTATAAATGGTGTCGCTAATGGAGCTAGAAGTGCAACTCAAGCAATGAATATATTAGGAAATGCAACCAAGAAAACGTCTGGATTTTTCAGTAATTTAGCCTCTATGTTATCAATGTATTCAATACCAAATATGATTGGTAGACTTATCACTCAAGGTATATCTTCAATTCCTAGTACTATTATTGATACAGATACGGCTATTAAAAAATTATTAAAAGTTGCACCAGACACCTTTACAGGAACAGCCAAGCAATTAGATTGGTTAACTCAAAAAGCAAGTGAGGCAGGTCAAGAGGTTGCCAGAAGTAGTATTGATATAATTGATTCCACTGCCGAGGCATTACAATCTGGTTTCCATAATGTCAGCAAAGCTTTACAATATGCTAAAAATGCATCTATGTTTGCCAACGTTATAGATACAAGCCAAGCAGATGCAGATAAATACTTGAAATCAACATTAGCATCTTATGGTGGTGTTGCAAACTCATTAGATAAAGTTACAATGAAAGTCAAAGGTAACACCAAAGAAACTACCAAAATGATGCAAATGATGGATATGGTCAACTATGCAAACAACAACTATGCTGTTACAGGTAAAGACGTATCTGAAGCAATGATGCGTTCATCTTCTGTTGCGAAAACATTAGGTGTTAGTATGCAAGAGTTGGTTGCTATTATAATTGCAGGGCAAGAACCATTACAAAATGCAAGTAAATTAGGTAATGGTTTAAAAACAATCATGCAAAACATGGCAGGTTGGAAAACAAGTGCCAAAGACGGTAGCATTTCAATGAATAAAACAGCAATGGCTATAGAAAAAATAACTGGAATTGATATGCACGATTCAAATGGTCAAGTTAGAGATTTCTATGACATCATGGGCGATATAGCAGGAATGTGGGATAAATTAGATAAAAAAAGTAAATCTTCTGTAGCTGAAGCGATTGCAGGTATATAAATTAATAGTTTAAAAGGTTTAAAAATAATTAATAAAGGAAAGAATAAAAAAAGGGGGGTGAATATTATGATGGAGGAAACTTTAGAAAAATATAATTTGGGTTTAAAAATGTATTTAGAAGGAGTATCTACAGCTAGAATCAGTAAAGAATTAAAAATTTCAAGAAGTAGATTTTCTTCTTATTTAAAAAACCAAGGTATAAAAGTTAATATTATGCCACATAAAAAGAAGATAAACGATGATATATTTGAGAAAATAGACTCTGAAGAAAAAGCTTATTGGTTAGGATTTTTATATGCCGATGGAAGTATTTCAAGTGGTAAAAGAAATGATATAGAACTTTCTTTACAATTATCAGATAAAGAGCATCTTCAAAAATTCAAAGATTTTATAGGGTTTGAGGGAAAATTAATTGTAGATGATTTTAGATGTAGAGCATCTTTTAAAAATAAAAAAATGAAGCAAGATTTAATTAAATTAGGATGTACTCCTAGAAAATCATTGACATTAACTTTTCCAACAGAAGAACAAGTTCCTAAAGAATTAACACCTCATTTTATAAGAGGGTATTTAGATGGAGATGGTTGTATTGTTTGTACTAAAAAACATCAAAGTATAGAAATATTAGGAACTAAAAATATCCTAGAAGGTATATGTTTGAATACAAATATCCCATTGGGGAGAATTTACAAAACGAATTGTAAATCTAATGATATCTTTAGATTAGTAACTAATAAAAAAGAAGATGTATTAACTTTTTGTGATTATATTTATAAAAATTCAAATATATATTTGGAAAGAAAATTTAAAAAATATAAACTATTAATTAAATATTATGCCACTCATGGTAGAAATATCATGTAGATTAGAGGGGTGTATCGGTCAACTAAATCAAAAGATTAAGGTGGTAAGAGAGCCTAAGTCCTTAACGGATATGGTAATACCGAGGGTGTCTTAACAGAGAACATCCGTAACGCATAGTAGGTGAACGATATTGTTAGTAATAATCCTACCACGAGCCTCCTCCACAACATTATACAGTAATGTTTGAGATGGATTTGCAACCATCAATACCTAACGTTAAACGAGGGTGAAAATGTATGCTAGGCTTATAGGAAACTATAAGAGGTAGAGGATAAAAAGCCTTTACGATAATAAACCGAAAAACCAGTTGAACGTTTTCACAGCAATAATGAGTAACTGGAGTCAAGCAGAAAAATTCTTAAAAGAATACGAAAATGGCGACACTTTCGGAAGTTCAATGAAAGAAAATGCGAGATATATAGACTCTGTACAAGGGAAACTTACATTATTGCAAGAAAAATGGAGAAGTATAATTAATACTGCCATAAGTGGTAATACGGCAAAACAATTTTTAGATATTGGTATAACTGTATTAGATATAATAGATAAGATTATTAAAAAATTAGACGATGCAGGAGTAGCACTTCCCGTAATAGCAGGTGCAATTTCTGGTCTTTTTCAATCATTAAAATTTAATCGAAGCGGTGGATTTGAAGCATTAATTAATCAAGAAAGAAGATTAAAAGCCGAAGCTTTAAGTACAACTACTGCACTAGAAGGACAAGCCACTGCAACACGACAAGCATCTAGTGCTACAATGATTGGAACTACTAATCCAGGATTCTTTGCAACAATAAGAGAAGGATTTCAAGCTAGTTATCTTGGAAAAACTATAAATGTAATGAGAGGAATAGGCACTTCGTTTAAAGAGGCTCGTCAATCATCTGGGGTATTTGCCTCTGGATTAACAGCAGTTAGAAGTGCTTTAACAGGTGTAGAGGCTAAAGCATTAGGAACAAAAGTAGCTTTAGGAGCTATGAATTTAGCTATGACTGCTGTAAATATGGGTGTAGGTATGCTTATATCGTGGGGAATAGGTAAAGTTATCCAACATTTTACAGACGAGGCTAATAGACTTAATGACGCTTTAGAAAAAAATGCAGAAAATATAACTAATTTGAACAATAAAGTAACTAGCTCAACAAAAGCAAAAACAAATCTTTCAAATATTAGAGACGAATATAAAAAATTATATGATACGGTAGATAAAACTTCTGAACAGCAAGAAAGATTTAAAGAGTTACAACAACAAATAATTGATATTTGTGGTGAAGATATTGTCTTGGGTTAATAAATAGCCCCTATAATAAGAAATTATTATTAGAAAACATATTGAATTGCTGGAAAACCCTTAGAGCCTTAATACCACAACGTAATTAGTAATGATAAGCGTGATGGTTTTAAAAAGTTTAAGGATTGGGCAATCAGCAGGTAAGAATTATTTTATTAATTTTTTAAAAGAAATAAATAAAAATAATTAATAAAATAATTAAACTTCAACGACTATCTCGAAAGAGAGTACACTTAAGTGAGTGGAAGTGGTATGTGCCTAGTAACAGGTAAAGATATAGTCTCAACGTCTAGTGAAAACTAGAGAAGTTCATAAGAGAACTGCATAAGATTAACGACCTTATGTGAAGATATTGTATGATAAAGATAATAACCCGATTTTATCAATGGGTGGAGATATTGATAAATTAATTGCAAAATATGATAAATTAATCAAGAAACAGCAAGAGGCTCTAAATCAAGAATATAAAGACCAACAAAGAAACGCTACAGACAAAATGAATGAAGGACAAGGATTTGCTGGTAAAGATGGGGCTTTCAATAAACAAGCAATTAAGGAATATAATAGACAAATAGAAAACATCAGAAAAAAGAAAAGTGAACTTAACAATACATTTACTCAAACAGGTGATTCAGCATGGCTAGAAGATTATTCAGAAAGGCTTGCTAAATTAAGTGATACTTACGCTAGTGCTAAAGAGGCAGTTGTAGATGCCGAAGCAAAAATAAGTGCCGAATCTCAAAAAATAAATAAAAGTATAGTAAACTCTTTGTCTATAGGTGATGGTTTTAGTAAATTAAAAAGTGACGTTCAATCTGAAATGATAGAAGTTGTAAATGGATTAGATTTTTCTCAATTAACAAGTGGACAACAAAGTTTATTTGAATCAAATATGAAGAAAATGTTTGATTCTGGAACAATAGATAAGTCAATAAGAAAATTGTATGATTTGCAACAAGCATATGCAGATACAAGTGACATTACTGCTTATGAACAAGGAATTGAAAAATTAATCCCTTCTTTAGCTAAATTATGGGGAGTAAATGAAGATGTAGCTAGAAGTATGGTGGAATTACCAGAAAGTGCTAAAATGGCTCAAAATGCTATGGATGCTTATTTACGTTCTTTTGGTAAAAACATAAACATGACAGATAAAGAAACTAAAGATTTGATGGCAACATGGGACGCTTACAATAATTTTCTTCAAGATTTAAGTGGTCTTGATACAGTAGAAAAAGACGGAAAAATGGTTTATAATATCAAAGAAGTTAAAGCCACTTTAGAAGATAGTAATTTACCAGACAAAGTAAAAGACTTGGTTAATAAATTAATGGGTGACGGTGAATTTTCTTTAGACGATATGGAATTAACAGCTAAATTATCTCAAATTTATGTAGAAGACGATGAAGAAACTAGAAATAATTTAATTCAAGACGTTCAAAATCTTGTAGATAAACAATTTGGAAAAGGTAAAATAGACGTAGGTAAACTGTTTGTTACAGGGGAATATGCTGTATCTGATGACGATAAAAAGAAAATAGATGACGCTTTTGCAAGTTTTAAACAATTTGACGGAAAAGATGAAATAGTAAAAACTTTAAGAGCGAATATAGAAAATACCGACCAAGTTGAAAATTATGCTAAATTAATGGATAATTTAAGAGGTAAAGATAAAGACATTGAAACATTTTTTAAAAATAACATTCAAGATTTATCTGAATTAGAATCTTATGAAGACATGATTCAATGGGTATTTGACCACCCAGAAGCAGTAACAAAATGTCACATAAATGTTTTAGGTGAAGATACAATAAAAACTGCTAAAGCTGAAATAGATAGTCTATTAAATGAAAAAGATGAAAAAGACATAAAAGTAAAAATAGATAAAGCTTTAGCTCAAGGTGACATAGCAACCGTAATGGACTTAATAGGGCAATTACCAGCAGAAAAACAAATTGAAGTTGGAGTAGCATTATCTAACGCATTAGATGAACTTGGAACTGTAGATGCTATACAATTAAAAAATAAAGTTGTAGATGTTACCGTAATGGCTTTTCAAGCATTACAGCAACTTTATGCACTTCAAGGATTAAAAATTCCAGAGAAATATATTAAAATAATTAGTAATAGTGCTGATGTAGCAAATAAATTAGATAGTTTGAAACAACAAATAAACGAAATACCACGAAGTATATCAATAATGGCTACTTTAACCTATACAGAAAAAGGTAAATCAAAAGTCCCCCATAGTGGAAAGGGAAAATCAGTAATGTGGGGAGATTCTATAGGTGAATTTTCTAATATAGAAGATAATCCTTATTCTGTAGAGCAGTTGAGTGCTACACCAATGGTGACTTCACAACCTGTAGTAACTGCAAATGATGTAAACACAACAACTCCTACTTCAGATAGTTCTGGTGGAATAAGTACTTATGCTACAAGAGATTTTAATAGCATAGGTGATATAGAAACAGCTTTAACTCCTATAAACCTTGAATATCAAAATGTATTAGATATGATTGAGTACTCCGTTGAATTATTTAAAGAATTACAATATAGAATTGAAACAGTAACTAAGAAAACTTCATTATTAGATAAACAAATGGAAAAAGCAGTAGGTACTGAAAAAATTAAATATCTTAAACAAAAAAATAAATTATTAGAAGAACAGGCTAAACTTCAAAAAGAATATTATGACGATTTAATTTCTGAAAGAGAAACACTTCAACAAAAACTTCAAAAAGAAGGATTCAAATTTAATGAAGATGGGAATATGACTAACTATGAAGAAAAATTATTGGCTATGCAAAAAGAATATAAACGACTTCAAGATGTAGCCGATAAATCTTCTAAAAGTAGCTCTTCTAGTGGTTCTTCAAATAATACAGCAAGCGATAAAGCTAGTAAATATAAAGAAGAATTGGATAAACTTACAAACTTAGCTAATAAATATTATGATATACAACAAAGTGATATATTTAGTTGTGAAGAACAATGGCAAGAAATGAAAAATACAATTAAAGAAAATAATGACGAAATTGAAAAACTAACTAGAGAAGATAAATTGTATAAATTTAGCAACGCCATAACTCAATTAAAAAATCAATTCGATATACTAGGAAATAAAATTGATATAATAGATGTTAAACTAGAAAATTCAAATGGAGTAGATACAATTAAATTGACAGAAGAAAAATTAAAACTTATGAATGAACAACTATCTAAACAAATGGATTTAATGACTAATATGAAAAATAAGATTCCTACATATCAAGAAAGTTTATCTAAATATGGTTTCACATTTGATGTAGAAGGAAATGTAAGTAATATAGACGAAGTATTAAACAGTTTTCAAAACAGTGAAGATTTGGAAAAAGTTAATGATTTATTAGAAGAATATACTTCTTTAATAAATGACGATTTAGCCGACGCAGAAAAAAATTATGCTGATTTACAAAAAAACATAGTAGATTTACAAAAAGATAAACTTAATAAAGTGAAAGACATAGAAGATAAAATCACAGATGTAATAAAAGATGAAATAGATAAACGTAAAGACGCTATAGAAAAACAATATGACAAAGAAAAAGAATTAATAGAAAAAAGAAGAGATGATTATAAAAAACAACGTGATGAAGATGATTATGCAAAAAATTTAAAAGAACAACAAGACGAAATTGACACTATTAATAAAAAAATAGAATTAGCAAAACGAGATAATTCTATGAGTGGTAAATCTAAGTTGAAAGAATTATTAGACGATTTAAAAGAAGCTCAAGATAAATTAGATGAAACAGTTCAAAATAAGGTTGATGAAGACATCGATAATATGTTCCAAGAACAATTAGACGCTTTAGATAAAAAGAAAGAAGATATGACACAAAATATAGATGACACTTATACTCCACAAAAAATAGCACAAATGGTTAAAGATGCGATGATGACTAATACTTTTACTGATTTAAATGGTAATATTACCAATTTACAAGATAAATTGATTGACTTTGCAGAAACAAGTGGAGACGCAGTAGGAATATTAGGTGATTCAATTAAAACAGAATTGTGTGATAATCTTGAAGTAGCTTTGGATTATTTAAAAGACTATAAAGATATATTTAAAGAACTTGGATTCAAACAATTAGGAAATGTAAATTATAAAGAAGGTATGAATAAAGATACAACTTCTAAAACATTAAATGTGGGTGATATCAATATTAATGTTGAAGGAAGTGTTGATGAAAATGTTCTTGATGACATGCAAGAAATGATTAATAAAACTTTAAAAGATATTGTTAATAAATCATTATAGAGGGTTAATATATTAGCCCTCTTTTATAAGGAGGGTGATGTAATTGTTTAAAAGTCAATATTTTATTTGGAAAGGAAAACAATCTAAAGATAAATTTTTAAGTATATTAACCACTGATAATGATGTTCTAAATGATTTTGGAGTTCCATATAATAAAACATTAGAAAAAGAAGATAATTTAGATTTATATAATGAAAAAGAAGAAGAACCCGAAGATATAATATTGCAATTATATTTAGAAAAAGACGGAATGCCTTTAATATGGACTGGTGAAAATTTTAGAGAAATTAAAAAATGGTTAGTAAGTGATGACTTTGAAGAATTTATTTCTTATGACAATTTAGATTATGTGTATTATTTAAAATGTACGAAAATACAAAAAAAATTTACATACGGTGAACCTAAAGGTTGTATAGAAGTTACATTTAAACCTTTAAGTCAATATGCATATAAAAAAGTAATTATAGAAAAAGAAGTAAAAGGTAAAGAATTAATAGATATACATAATAGTGGAGACTTAAATTATGAACCTATAATTGTAATTGAAAGTAATTGTAAAAGAAATCAAAAAGTAAAAGTAAACGATTTTATAATAAATAATTTACTTGAAGAGGAAACTATTAAAATAGATAATAAAATGTGTTTAGTTAAATCCAATAAACGATATTATCCTATATCAGATTGTAATAGAAAATGGATTACTTTAAAACAAGGAGATAATCAATTAATCGTTGAAGGAGAATGTAATATAATTATTTATTGTAGTTTCCCAGAAGTAATATAGGTGATGGATATGAATGATGTAATTATTAAGGAATTAAAACCAATACAAGAGATTGTATTAACAAAATTAAATGGAGACGTTATTGCAGAAATACCTATATTTTATTTAACAGAAGAAAGTAGAAATATCGACGAGGTAGATACGATAACTTTTACAATGCCTTTGAGATATAGAGACAATTTCTCAAAGAAGATAGTAAATTATTATGTATATGATGAAGTTATAGCAGAAAGATTAATATGTGTTGATGGTGAATATTTTGTGATTAAAGAAATAAATGAAAATCAATCAAATCATACAAAAGAAATTACTGCTTATGGATTAGAAAAAAAATTAGAAAAAAACACAATAGCTTTATCAGATTGTGGACTTATGTTAAAAGATAAAGATGAAGAGACGGATACTTATTCTTTTGACGAATATTTATACCAACAAACAGGTTGGAGATTAGGTCATATAGACGATTCAGTTAGATATATGGACAATGGGGAACCTAAACTTCGTATGCAAGAGGAAACAAATACTTCTTTTTATTCATTTATAACCGAAACCATTGCAGAACAATTTTGTTGCGTCCCTGTGTTTGATAGAAAAAATAAATTAATAAATCTATATGATATTGACGGATTTGGAAATGATTTAAAATTAGTTTTAAATAAAGATAATTACTTAAAGTCATTGGAAAAAACTTTTAATTCTTCCGATATTGTAACTAGATTAATTCTTGAAGGTAATGAAGAAGAGTGTATAGTAGAGGAGGCAAATCCAACGGGATTAAATTATATTGAAAATTATTCATATTTTATAGAAAATGAAGATATGAGCAAAGAATTAATTAGAGCTTTAAAACTATTTGAAGAATTAACTCCTAAAAGAATGGAAAAATGGAAAGAATATGTAAGTTTAAAAACACAAAAAAATTCAGAATTGTCTACATTGGATTCTTCAGAAAATATACTTATGACTAAATGTAATCAATTACAAAATATAATAGACGGTTATACAGATATGGAAACTGAAGAAGAATATTATTTATTAGATGATATAAAAAGTGAATTAGATGTATCTAATTTAGAATTGCAATCTGTTTCAAGTCAAATATATAAAATAGAAAAAGAATTAAAAGAATTAGATATTAAAATTAATAGATTAAACAAATTATGTAGAAGAGAGACATCAGAAGACGAGGCAGGGAATTTATTATTTGATGAAAAATTATTAAGTGAATTAAAAGATTATATTTATTATGATACATATTCAGATGATAGTTTTGTAGATGCTAATGAATTAATAAAAACAGGAAAACATATTTTAGAATCTAAATGTAAACCTACGGTAGAATTCTCGATAGATTCAGTGAATTTTGTAAATAGATTGTTGGGTGATAAAAGTAGATTGAGTCCAGAAATTCAATTAGGTTTAGGAGACGTTATATCTACTTACGATAAAGAAAGAGATAAAGAAGAATTAGTTTTTTTTACAGGTTGGACTATGAATTATGAAGATAATAAATTAGGTTTAACCTTCTCGAATAAAAAAACTAATAAAGAAGATACTAGAGTAATTGCTGATTTATTAAAAAAATCAAAAGAAACAAAAAAAATTATATCAGTTAATAAATGGTTGTGGAATAAACAAAAATACAATAAAGTTAATAGTACATTAATGACTGGTATGGATTTAGACTTAGATTTTTCCCCTAATAAAGCTTACGTTGACAGTGTTTCAAGTGTAGATTTAAATCAGCATACTTTAAATATAAATTTAAATGAAGAATATATTTTAAAGGCGACAATACTACCAGATACAGCTAAAAATAAAAATGTAATATGGATTAGTAGTGATGAAAACATTGCAAGTGTAAGTGACGGTGTAATAGTAGGAAATGGATATGGAGCTTGCATAATAACCGTAATAACAGAAGACGGTAATAAAACAGATACTTGTAAAGTAGTTGTAGAAGTTGATATGGGGGATAGTAGTAATGTTAATGTTACAGGTATCAGATTAAATACAAATTCATTAGAAATAGATAAACATGAATCAGTTTATTTATTACCTACAGTAATTCCTACTAATGCGAATCAATCAATAACATATATTAGTTCCGATGGTAATATAGCTAAAGTATCAAATGAGGGATTAATAACAGGTGTAGGTCAAGGAAAATGTACTATAACAGCTATATCAAATAAAAATGCTAAAATAAAAGCATCTTGCACAGTTACGGTTAGTGGTAAAGAGGCAGAAATAAATATAGATGATTTAGACGAAGTATTAATTATAGGAACAAAAAGAATCCAAAATCTACAAGAGTATAATTTAGCCCCAAAAATGACGTATTTTGGAAATATTGTTGAAGATTTTGATATTACAACTTATCCATCCGACCCAAAAGCTATCGTTGTTATGTTAGGATTAAACAATGATTCCCTATGTGACATAAGCAAAATAAAGACATTGTTAAATTCTATAAAAACTAAATACACAGGAAAATATATATTTGTAGCAAATGAATTGCCTGTCGGTATAAATTATGCAACTGTAGATTATAGCTATGAACAATTAAATAGTCAAATTAAAAATTATAATAATACATTACAAAAAATCGCAAATGAATTAGGATTAAAATCTATAACAGTTCAAGGTGGAATGGTTGAAAGCGATATATTAGCTTCACATTACACTTATAATGGATTAGACTTAAATGTAGTAGGATGTAAAATGTTATTAAATAATATCAAATATCAAATCAAAAATAATGTTGGTTCTTTTATTCCTCCAGATGATAATGAAGACAGTGGGACAAATGGAGTAAATCCTATAAGAGAAAAGATTATGGAAAAAGCTGAAGAAATAGTTAGAATGTGTGTAAACCATCAAGCTAATTACAGTCAAAGATATAGAACAATAAGTTATAAAGCTCCAAATACCATTAAATCGAGAACTGAATATGTATCTGGCACTTTATATACACAGCCTTCATGGGTGGTGCTAAATCAAACAATAGGCTATGACTGTAGTTCATTTACTGGCGTATGTTATGAATATGCTGGAATTGAATATCTAAAAGGATTGTCATGTAGTGCAGGTAGCTTACAAACCGTATGTAAAAATCATGGAGCTGAATTTTGGAGGTATACTGGACAAGAAAGTGTTGATAAGTTAAAAGAAGGCGATATTATAATGGTCGCTAATTATAATGTTACAGATAGTAATATGACAACGGTTAGTACTCACCATGTTATGATTAGTGGTGGAGGAAATACAGTTTTACATGCTAGTGGATTTACTTCTGGTATATTAAAACAAAAAATTAATTTTACAAATAAACATTTCTTTATAAGAATTAAAGAGGTAGCTGAAGCTGATAAAAACATTTCTAATGGAAATACAAATATTGGTAATGGTGTAGAAGAATATAAGAACTGTTTCAATGAACAAGGTATTATAAATGGACATGAATATATTTACAAATTTAAAGGATTAAGATGTACGTGCTATAACGCAACCGAAAACGATAAAGGTGGACGTTCTGGATTAGGTACTCATATGGGTAAAACTTTTGGTTGTGGCAATTTAAGCTACGGTACATTAGTATATTTTCCAGAATTAGATGGCAAAATATGGACTAATGCAGATGGTAGTCAAATTAAATTAGATGGTATACTTATGGCTACAGATTCGGGAATTTTAATGACAGATTGCGATATCGTGGCAGGTTCTACTATACAAGCCTGTACTTCAAATTGGACTAATCCAAAACGTTTAGATGGTTATGTAATTAAATGGGGTACAAGTAATATCAAAAATTACAGTTTTACTGACACTTACAAAATAGCATACAATAATGGTAGTTTGTCAAGATTTAAAACAGCATTTAAAAATTATATGAATAATGGAGATGGCGTATTAATTAATTTCACTAAATTCTATGATACAGACAAAAACATTAGAAATACTATTTATTGGACAATATTAAATAGTTAAAATAATCAATAAAGAGGGTATAACATCCCTCTTTAAAAGAAGGTGAAAAAATGGCGATTGAAAATAATAGCCCCACACAAAAATATATTTATATTAAAGATTTAGTTATTAAATATTCAGAAAAATTATATCCAATAAATAATATATACACCAGTAATAAATATGTTTATTGGAAGATAGAAACTTCTGATTTAGTAAGTTCAAATAATAAATTAGATGAAGAGGAAAATTTAATATTTATAATTAAAAACATAGAGGGCATAGGAGTAACAACTACGACAGATTTATTAGATATGTTATTTGATGGGTATGACAAAAAGTCGATAGCAGAGAAACTTCAGAATGTGAATGAGAACAATAAATTTTATAAAAAACAATTAGAAATTACTCAAAATAATATAGAAAGTTTATCAAAAGAATATCAAGAAAACTTATCATTTGAACAAATTAAAGAATTATTAAATACAGCAATAATAAATTCCAATTCTTTAATGATAGATTTAAAGACTGTATTAATAGATAGATTATCAGACGAGACATTTAATTCAGCTGAAAAAGCAGATGTTAATTATAGACTTGACATAATCAATAATAAATTTGAAGAAATGCTAGGATACAGTGACGCTTTAATTGATATGATGGCAGAAGATTCTAATGACGTAGACACAACATCTTTTTTAGAATATCAACTATCTTTGCAAAAAATGCTGGCTGATTTAATTGTAGAAATTAAAATTATCACAGAGGGCAGTGAAGAAAATATAACATTAGCAGATATTTCTTCCATAACATCTAATATAACTACGATATTGATAACATTATCCTCTTTTAAAGATTCATGTAGTACAATATTGTCTATAGGTTCAGAAGGCGAAAAAACATTAGGAGCTTCAAGTACTATATCAGATGAAGTTTATAATACAAATGCTAGAATAGATGATTTATCTAGTAATATGAATGAATTACAGGCTTCACTAATTAATTCATTCGCTAAAGAACAACAAACTATTCAAGGATACTTTGATGCGAATCAAAAGTACAGTAATGACATGTTACCTATAACTAATTCGTTGCTAAACGTGGATGGAAAATTAACGGTGGCACAATATAATTCATTGGACGCTTTAGCAAATGGAATGGTTAATTACGTTTCTAAAATAGAAGCTAGTTATCAATCTTACTATAATAATGAGAAGTTAGGCAATAATAATAAACAATTATTAAAAGAATATTTTGATGATTTTAAAACAAAACATACAAATTTCATTAATTCAATACGAGTAGATATGAAAGATTTAATTTTTAATAAAGACGAGAGAAAAGAATTTAATATAAGATTAGCATTATATAGGGAAGCTAGAAATAAATTGAACTCACAAATGTTAAACTGTATAAATTTAATTAATTCAGCAACAAGTGAAGTTAATTTACAACAAATTGAAAAAAGATTAAATGATAAAATCTTAGAAGTTCAAAATCAAGTTAATGATTTAAATTCTAAAATAGGAAATATAAATTCAAGATTATCTAACATAGAATCAAGATTAGATGCTCTTGAAAATAATACAAATGTTTAGAAAGGAGTAAATAGATGAAGAAAGAATATTCAATAATTATTAATAAACAAAAGAGTATTTTAAATCGTCAGCTATCAATATTTCAACACGATAAAGGTATAGATATATATTTCAAATTGATGGATACTGATTATTTAGATTTAAGTTCTAATTATTTGTTATCTGATATAGTATTAGTTAGTCCTTTAAAAAAACAAATAAAATCAGATATAGTACCTATTATAGATAATAAAATATTATTTACAATCAATAATGAAATAATGAATCAAATTGACGAAATAGGAAATTATCATGTTCATATTAGAATTTATGATGATAAAGGTGGAAGAATAAAATTACCTTATTTTATAATGTCAGTTGAAGAATGTGAAGTGGACGATGACGATTTATCTTATGGAACAGTTGACGGAACAGCAATAGACAACACAAAAGTTGCTAAATATGGAAAAGAATTAAAAACTTTCAATGACGATGGGTCTTATAATAGAACTATTTGGATATCTGGAGATGTAATTACCGATTCTAAATTGAATAAATTAGAACAAGCAACTAGCGAAATCAGAGATGAAATATTACAACATAAAACAAAATTAATAGAATTAGAAGAAAGTAAAGGCTATACAATTAAAAAGGGTACAGAAGATACACCTATAATAATATCAGAATTAAGTAAAGGTTCTTATATATTAAAAGGTTGGGCAAAAGATTTTAATTCTAGTACTGAAATAATATATTTAGATGGTAATAGAAATTATGCATACATAACAAGTAATACAGATACTTATACATACGGTTTATGTTGCTTTGATGAAGATTATTTTAAACTATATAGATTTAATAAAGTTAAATCTATAAAAGAATACGTTCCAGACAATTTAGTAAAAATAACTGCTGAAGATGAAAAATTAACTCTTACTGGAGACAAATATCAATATTTAGTTTGTAATGATATTAATGTAATAATACTCCCTTCTATTGATGGATTTGCTGAATTACATTTATACATAAGACCTGCAACCGATAATTTGGTAATAATATTCCCTGCAATTAGATGGAAAACTAAACCAGATATAATAAAGGATACATTAGTTGAAATAAAATTAACATATATTGATGAAATGTGGTTTGGAGATGCCCACATTTGTGGAGATGTGTATATAGGTCAAACTTCTGATTCTACAGATTTAGATGTAACTTATCAAGATTATAAAGATATAATATCGAGTACGTTAGGAAAGGATTATGTTGTAAATGAATAATTTAAGTACAAATTTAAAAAGAATAGTAGAATCTTTAAAATTATACATAAATCAAAGACTCAAAGATACTATAGGAGAAGGAACATTAGAAACTTCGAGTAAAGACATAATAGGAGCTATTAATGAAGTTAATAGAAATAAAGGTACTGGCAGTGGTGGCTTACCTAGTGGTGGTAAAACAGGTCAAATATTGGCTAAAAAATCAAATACAGGATATGACGTAGAATGGAAAAATGAAACAACTTACACCCATCCAGTTTCTCATCCAGCCACAATGATTACAGAGGACTCAACACACAGGTTTGTTACTGATGCTGAAAAAAACAAATGGAACAATATTACAACGTCTGAATCAGATTTATCAAAGATAGCTATAGTTTGTGGTGATAAATTATCTAGTGATATATCTGATTCCGAAAGAATACAAAGAGCAATTAACAGCTCAAATGTTGGAGATATTATATTATTACCAAAAGGTGATATAGAAATACATAAAACAATAGAGTTGAAACCAAATAGAACTTACATGGGTAACGGTTGGGGTGGTTCAATAAAAGCTTCAGATAATGCCAACTTAACTGAAATGATTCGTTTACCTCATAGTACAAATAATTACAGAACTATTATTGACAATATTAGATTGGATGGTAATAAAGATAACAACGGTACTACTATAGGTTTATATATTGGTTCTTCAGTGCACAGTGTTTTTAGAAATGTATATGCAACATATTGTAAAGGTACAGGTATTTACATCGATGGGAATACTTCATTTAGAAGTAATACAACAAATATAATTAATTGTAGAGCTTTAGGTTGTGGAGGATATGGACTTTATATAAGCGAATATTGTGAAGATATGCATGTGTTGCAGGGTGATTATGGTTCAAATCAAAATCCAGGTATTTATATAAAATCTCCATCCTCATCAATAAGAGATGTTACTTGTTGGGGAAACATGAGTAATGGTCTTTGGATTGATATAAATGCAGTTTGCGTCCAAGTATGGAATTCACAAATAGAAGGTAATGCTCAAAATGGTATATTTATTGAGGGAGCTTTCGCAGAAATAGTAGGTAATAAGATATATGACAATGCCAATATTCCTGCTAATTATGGAAAATTTGATGGAATATATGTAAATGCATATGAAAGTGCTTTTAAAGATGCTCCAATGAAAGGTGTAACCATAATAGGTAATAAAGTTTATAGTGGTTTATATAATAACACAGGATTACAAAGATTTGCTTTATCAACAGATAAATACCACGAAGGATTTAGTATATTTGGTAATGATTTTTTCTATCAAGGTAATGGGAACATTGACAATAGTAGAACTTTAGTAAACGGGTTAAATGAAACAGATAAATCAGACTATAATTGGATAAAATCATTTATAAAATTAAATCTATTAGAAGACCAAGCTATAACAAATTCTACTGTAACAAAACTTAAATTTACTAAGGTTACTGATTTAGATGAAAACTTTGATTCAACCACTAACAAAATTAAAATAAAAGAAAGTGGATATTATAGAATAGGGTGTAATATTCATGTGGATAATTGTTCAGCAACAACGTATTGTTATTTACAATATAACGTTAATGATGAAATAAAATCAAGAATAGCTGGTGGTTATGGAGGTACATCTAATTTCTTAACTTTAAGTGGTGATGATGTGGTTTACATGGAAACAGGAGATACTATTGATTTTAGCTTTTATTGTAGTGAAAACGTGACATTAAATAGACTTTATTATTTATCTTCAATAACATTTTCAAAATATGTAATATAAAAGGAGGAATAATATGTACGGTAAAATTATCAATGGAAAATTGGTTTTTGCTCCAGTAAACTATGGAGCAAGTAATGGAGTTTTAATTACTAATTTTAATACAAATGAAGATTTAATGAAAAGATATGGGTTTAAAAAAATAAACGGAGTAGAACCAGAATATGACGAAGAAAGAGAATGTTTGATAATTTCTTCTTTTGAAGAATTAGATACGGAAATTAAAGTTGCGTATGAAGTAAAAGGCATAGGAGCTTTATTAGATAATAACGATATGACTAAAGATGAATTAATTGAAACTATGAGAAAAGAATTATGCAGTTATAAAGAAGGTTTAATTGAAGGAACTAAATTTGATTCTCTTAATGATATATTTAAATATATGTTTGAACATTTTACAGAAGAAGAAATATATATTGGTAAAGATATTCCTAATGACCCAAAATATAAATTATGGATAAGAATTTATGAAGAACCTAAAGACGATGACGACGACGGTAAAGATGTTCCGAGTAATCCAACACCTGTAAAACCACCTGCTGAAGATAAAACTGTATGGGTATCTAATTTAACTTTAGACTCAACTATAATGGGTTATTATATAGATTCAGAATTTACAAGTGATAAATATCCAGATAAAAATGTATGTTTAACTACCGACCAAAGATATGTTGGACAATATGTTAAATTTGCAGACACTGGAAAAGATATAGATGGTAAGGTATTCCAAATAACAGGAACAATAAGTAAGGATGCTTTAGGATTAAGTTCTTCACACAGTCTTCCCGTATTCGCTATAAACTGTAAAGACCAACCTACTGCTACTGCAATAGGAGAAAATACAGGTAAAGCGTATGTGGGATTATTATTATCTTCTACTACTAAAGTTGCAAAAGTAATTTGTAATGCTTTAAACGTTAGAAGTGGTATGGGTGTAAAATATCCAGTATTAGGAGCTATACCTAATGGATATACATTACCAATACTTGAAACCTATACAAATACTTCATGGGTTAAAGTAAGTTACAATAATAGTATAGGGTATATAAATGCTAATCCCTCATATGTAACTATATCCACTATAACAGTTGATGCAGGAGGAACGGGAGAAGTAGGTGGCAATACAGGATTTACAGTGCCTTGTATGGGTGTAGATATATCTAAATATCAAGGAAATCTTGACTTCGCTAAAATTAAAACTTATGGCGAAACTAACTTTGCAATACTTAGAATAGGTTATGGTAGCAGAAAAGGTGGACAACCTATAATAGACCCTAAATTTGAAGAATATTTAAAAGGATGTATTGAAAACAAAATACCTGTAGGTGTGTATTTTTTCTCATATGCAAATACAGTTGAAAAAGTTAAAATAGAAGCAAATTGGGTGGTTCAACAATTAAATAAGTATTCTCAAACATTTGAATTCCCAATATTCTTCGACCAAGAAAATGACTTAGTTGATAAATTAGGGAATCCTGGCAAAACCGTATTGACAAATTGTATGAACGCTTTTTGTCAAATAATAAATGATGCAGGATATATGGCAGGAATTTATACTAATAACTCATGGGCAACAAGTTATGTAAATTGGAATAATGTAAAATATACTGACCACATATGGGTGGCTCAATGGAGTTCAGCTTGTACTTGGACTAGAACTGATGTTAAGTTATGGCAAGGTGGATATAAGAAATTAAGTGGTTACGGTGGAGTAGACGTAGATTTTGATACTTGCTATTTCGATTATCCAACATATGTAAGAGCTAATCACAAAAATGGATTTTAGGAGGTGATTTAATGAATTTATCAATATTAGGAAAAATTGATGGTGCATGGAAATCATTAGGAACAACTGCAGTTGGAGATAATTCAAGTTCAGTTACATTAGGTGATGATTATATTTATAATAACATAAATGGAATGATAGTAGAATGTATGACTATTTCATTAACTGCTGATGGGAGTTCGGAAAATATAACACAGGAAATTACATTAAAAAAATCATTTCCTAATGTGATTCTCACAGTGGCTTGTAGTTGTGAATCTACAAAATATATTTATAGCAATCTAAATGTTGTAGCTATTCCGTCTGGAAAAGATAAAGTAAAAATAGGATTAAGACATTTGGATTCAAAGATAAAATTAGAAGGTAGCTTTACGGTATTTTTAACTTGTTTTGGTAAATAGGAGGTGATTTTATGTACGGTAAATTTAATATAAAAATAAAAAGTGGTAAAGCAACATTAGACAGAGATATATTTTTAAGTAAAAAAGATAAAGATATAGTGCTTTATTTTACTGTTGATGGTTTTCCTTATAAATTTTCCAATGGTGAAGGTATAGAAGGTGCTAGTTATTCTCAAATAACATTAGAAAAACCTAATAAAACTAAAGTAGTTCTTCCTAAAACAGCAGTGGATATTAACGAAATAATTTTAAAAGTTACAGAAGATATAGTTGATGAAGTTGTAGAAATAGGAGATTATAATTTTCAAATAAAATTATTCGGTAAAGATAACAGTGAAATCCATTTACCTATAGTTTATAATCAATTTCATGTAAATCCTATAATTGATTATTCAGAAGATACTTCAAGTGGAATAAATCAAGGAGGTATAGGAAACTCTCATATAACTATAGGAGATTCTATAGAAATATTTGATGTAAATAAAAGATATAATAAAACCACATGGCATGATAAAGACACTATAACAGCACAAAAAATGAATAAGATAGAAGATGCTTTATATTATTCATTAGATAATTTAGTTGTAAATAAACTTCCTGTAAATGGAGAAATAAGTTTATCTTTAGATAGATATCAAAGTGTAACTACAGACAATGATTTAGTTATAAAATTTCCTAGTATAGATTTCCATAATGAATTTATACTATACATAAACACATCAGAAGTAATTTATGCAACATTTAGAAGTGCAGAAAAAGATTATGTTTATAGACTTGCTAGAGGTTATTATAAATGTAGATTAAGTTATATAGGTACATGGTTAGTTGAAATAATTATGGACAATAACAATATCGATTTTGATGGATTTGCTAGTGAAAAAGATATAAAAGATTTACAAGATAGTGTTAAAACTACTCTAACAGATTTTAAAAATAATTGTGATAAAAAATATGCCGATATAAATCATACACATAATAATTACATTGAAAAAATAAATGAAACAAAAGGTTTATTAGTTAAAGAGATAGACGGTTACAAAGGTATGATTACTGAAGATGGTAATGAAACTAGAGCTATTCGTACAACTAAAGAAGGCTTAATACCTTATGAAAGAGGAATAAGTTCTAGTTTAGGTTCAGAAGAATATAGATTTGATAAGGCTTATGTTAACAAAGCTGATATAAACGAAGTTAATTCGGTAAAAAATGTAACAGATAGATTAGATGTTAACGGAGATATAAATGTTTCAGTTGAAGGAAAAATAGATTACAATGTTGACAATTCTCAATTTGAAATGAAGAAAAATGGAGAAATCAATAATAGTAGATTAGCATTAGGTTGTATTGAAATAAATGGAATCAGAATTTATACAGGTTCAGAATTTCCCTCAGACGCTAGGGTAAATGACATATTAATAAAAATAGATGGAATTTCTAGTGGAGGAAGTACTACTCCAAGTACTAATAAATATGTTATTTCAAATAACTTAACTAATGTAATTACAAACAATGATATGACAAGTATAGAAAAAAATAAATCATATAGTGCAAAATTAACAGCTTATAATGGATATACTATTAATTCTATAATAGTTACAATGGGTGGAACAAATATAACCTCTACTTCAGTGGCAAATAATACAATTAACATATCTAAAGTTACTGGTAATGTAATAATAACAGCAAGTGCTACATTGACAACTACTACAACCGTTCCTAATCCTGTATTTGAATTAAATGCATCTAATTTTACAAGTGGAGCAAGTAAATGGGTGGATTTAGTAGGAGATAAATCAGCTACAATTAATGGAACTGTGCAAAAGGTTAATGGTAGAGTTAGATTTAATGGAAATAAATATTTCTTATGCAATGTTAGCTCATTAAATCTAAATAGTTATACATTGGTGGCTAAAATATTAGTTAATCCTACAAATGCAAGTGTAGTATCTTCTGGTGATAACATTGTGACTTTAGGAGCAGGAACAGGAAATTGGACTGATAATATGGCTTGTAATATAATGCCTTCAAGCACAGTTTACCAAGCTATAATTAATGGTGATAATGTAACAGGTAAAGTTGCTACAGGAGAAATAATTTTAGTTATGAGATGTGATTCTACTAAGAAACAATTAACTTTAAATGTAGGCGACACTAAATATGAAGGAACTTATACAACAAGAGCTTCATCATTAAGATACTTATACAATGCTACAAATAGTTATTCCGATTATGAGTACATTAAAGTATATGATTCAGTTTTAACAGATTCGCAAATTTCAAATATTAATTAGGAGGGACTTTTATGAGTGGTATATACATTAATAAAAATGGTTCATTAAATAACATACTTATCTATAGAAAAACTTCTAATGGTATGGAAATTTGTCCTGTTTATAAAAAAACTTTTAATGGTATGGAAAGAATAGATTTAAACAATGGCTCTTCTGGAGGTGGAGGTTCAACTCCATCTTCACCATATATTGTAAAAGGTTATGCTGATTGGAGTGGAAGTTATCGTGGCTCTAGTACAACTGGAACATTTACGGATAATTTCAATGACGATAGAAGAGATAGAATATATCAAGGTTATTATCCTAATTTTAATTATTTAGGAATAATATGTTTTAAAAGTTTATTTGAACAAGCTAGACAGCTAGGAACAATAACAAGCGTAAAATTAAAATTAACTAATTTACATTCGTATTATTATGCAGGATTAAACACTATAATAAGTGGAGCAACTAATATGAGCACTTACAGACCGACAAGTTTTTCAATGAGTAATGTTAATTCTACTCAATATTGTAGCAATACTCATTTTAATAAAGGAGGAACTTTAACATTAACACTAAATAGCACAGCAATACAATCTATCCAAAATGGTACTATTGATGGTTTTAGACTGTTAGCACCAGCTGGATTCGCAGTTACAGATTATGGATATTTTAGTGGTACGGGTAGTACTCGACCATATATTGAAATAACTATAGCCTTATAATAAATAATTAATAAAGAAAGGTGGTGCTAATAATGGATTTATTGGAGGTGTTAAGTAATTATGGTGCAATGGGTGTTTTTGTAATATTAGTATGGATTTTAATACAACAAGTTTTAAACGAGGCTAATCAAAATAGAGACTTATATAAAACTTCAGTAGAAGAATTTCATAAAACTGTAAATGAATTCTCATTGACCATAAAAGGAATAAGTAATGAAGTAAGAGATACAAATGTTAAAATTGACGATTTAAAACATGATATGGATGATTTAAAATTGGATATTAGAGATATAAAACAACATGAAAGAGAAGGTGAAAAATAATGATTGATTTAGATTTATACATGAGTTTAATAAATGGTGGTGTGATGTTATTTTGTTTGGCGATTGGATATATAATTAAAACTTCAATACCTAAAATACCAAATAGATATATACCTTTAATTATGGGAATTGTAGGTATGCTTGTTGCAATAGTTAACGCTCAAAGTTATGATTTTAATGTAATTTTAAGTGGTTTAATTACAGGATTAGCAAGTACAGGATTGTATGAAGCTTATAGAAATTTAATCAATAAAGACAAAAAATAAATATTGTAAAATGAGATGTAAAGTATTATAATGAAGTAAGGATAAATTTTGTCAAAATTATATTCCAAAAACTTTATTAATTATTTTATAATACTACTATTTAAATTATAAGTAAGATTAATTTATAATTTCTTATATTTTAAATATAAACCAAACCCAAAAGAGAGTGGATTTTATCTGCTCTCTTTTTATTTTATAAAGGAGTTGATTGATAATGAAAACACAAAATGGATTCACATTATTAGAAACTGAAAAAGAATTCAAAGAATGGTTAGATAAACAACATCCAACTAGAAAAATAACTAGATTACAAGTCCACCATATGGCATTGCCCGATTATTCAACTTGGAATAATACGGATAAAAGAGTATATGGAGATAATAGAGAATTAGGTAGAACTTTAGCTTTAGATGCATATGGAAAACAAACTTGGCATAGTTCTGACGGTTATGGACATTATATAGCACAACATTTTTCTATATTTCCTAATGGAAAAATAACAACTGGTAGAAACTTAAATAGTACACCTATAGGTATAGCAGGTTGGAATAGTAATGCGATATGCGTGGAAATATATGGTAACTTTGATAAAGGACAAGATATAATGACAAAAGAACAAAGAAAAGCTGTTATATTTGTTTTTGCATTATTAGCAGAAAAATTTAGTATACCTAAAACTTCTACATATATAAGACCACACGCATGGTTTACAAGTGGGGGTACTTGTTTATGGAATTATTATCCTGGTAAATCAAGAAAGACTTGTCCAGGTACTAACTTTATGGGATTCGGAAATACTAAAAAAGCATTTGAAAACAATTTTTATCCATTATTAAAAGCATATAAATATGGTTCTTCATCTACAACAACTGCTCCTATAGTAGATACAACCGAAGATAATGAATATAAAGTAGGCATATACGAAGTAACAGCAGATGTATTAAACGTAAGAAATGGAGCAAATGCTAGTTATACTAAAGTAGGTTCTCTTAATAAAGGTGAACAAGTAGTAATATCTAAAATAGAAAACAATTGGGGCTATGTAAAAGATAAGAATGGTTGGATATCTTTAGCATATACTAAATTTGTAAAAGCAGAAACGGAAGCATTTAAACAATATATAATAAGAACTACAGCAGATGTATTAAATGGAAGAAAAGAACCCACCACTAATTCTGAAATAGTATGTAAGCTTAATAAAGGAACTGCTGTAACTATAGTTGCAAAAGAAGGTAAATGGTTAAAAACTAAAGTTGGATATTATATTTATGAAGATTACGTTGAGTTTGTAAAATATATATAAAATTTCCTAGTATTACAAAATTTTTGACCTCATAGAATCAATTCTAAGGCGTTTGAAATTCTTCATTGATAGTTTATACCTGTAAAAATAAGCATTAATAAAGGGATAGGTGTTTGAAATTAACATCTATCCCAACTTTTTTATTTTTTGGACTATTTCTTTCTTTTATGTCCTTTTTTCATTTCTTTTTCTCTTGCTCTTTTTCATTTCTTTTTCTCTTGCTCTTTTTCTTTCTTCTTTTATTCTTTCTTCGTGTTCAGCTTTTAACTCTTCTCTCATATCTTTTAATACTGGAAATAAAATTTTATCAAATCTTGACTTTAATTTCATATCGTCTTTGACATCTTCGTATTGTATCCCCATATACCTTTCAATATAATTAACAAGAAAACTGTCATACTTATATTCACATTGTAATCTCAAGTATTTATCCGTAGATTCCCATAATATTGTATTTTTAAGTCCTCTTCCTAGTTCTTCTACATAAGTATCAAACTGTTGTAATTCTTTTTTATTCATTTTCATAATATATCCTCCCTAAAATAATAAATCAAACGAATTAAACATAACTAATATAACTGATAACATTATAACACTAATCATTATATGTCTATATGGTTTTACTAATGTGAAAGATTGTTTTAATGCATATGACAAAATTATTAACAATATAAAGTTAATTAAAATTTTCATTATCTATTTCCTTCCTTTTTAGATAAATAATAACAACCTGCTACTGTATATGCCATTACAACTCCACTAACTGGTAAACTTAATCCTGCTATTGCTAACATAGCTCCAACTCCACCTATTGTTAATACATTTGCACTCGCAATACTTATTTTATTTTTATTCATACTCTTTATCCCTCCTAATCTATTAATTCTAATTCACTCTCTTTCCAACAAACATCATTATTTGTATCTAAACAATAATAATTTTCTGAAATGAATTTACTTGGTAAAAATTTATCAACTATTATTCCTATCTTTACATTGTAACATTCCATGATTTCATTTTCCAAATCTTTGTTATCTTTTAATATTTTATTTAATTCTTCCTCTGTTATTATTAATTTAACTAAATCTCCTATACTAAACATATTATTTAGCCTCCTTTTTATAAAATTTATTCCAATCATCTATAATTGTTTTACCTATTGTAAAACTTACTGTTAAAAATAAAATAATGCTTAATAAAATCCAACCATATTCATTATATAAAGCAAATAAAATAAGTCCTACAGTAAATCCTAATGGAATAGCACCGACCAATATAGGTTTTAAAACATCTATTATGTTTCTCATATTAATCCTCCTCCTTTAAAAATAATTTTATACCTTCATAACAATTACTTTCTTTATGTGAAATACTTAGACACTTATTATCTGATTGGTATTTACATATATTACATAATTTATATTCACCTAATACTTTTGCTAATTGTTCTAATGTTAATGTATGTAATATTTCATATCTATTCATTTTATCACGTCCTTTCTATACTTATATATTAACGGATAGTATAAAGAAATTACCTATCCGTCATAAAATTTATTAATTATTTTTATTTAGTACCCGACGAACCAATCCCACTCTTTCTAATTATATTACAATTATCTTCATCTGCTAATAAATATTTCTTGAATATCCCTTGCAAAATTCTTTCTCCTGCTTTTAATTCTACTGTTTTATCTGTTAAATTTTTAAATTTAAGCCCTATATTCCCATCATTATCTGGATTACCATAATAATCACTATCTATAATTCCACATGTATTTACTAACATTAATCCTTTTTTAAATCCAATGATACTTCTAGGTACTATTTCCAAATATTCATTATATAACATATATGCTTTGATATCTGTTTGTATTGCTTCGGATATACCATGAGGTGGTATTTTAATATCTATTGGAGTTGATATATCATATCCTGCTGATTCACTAGTGGCACGTGTAGGTATTCTTATATCTACATTTGGATGTTTTCTAAATTCATCAGACACAATTTCAAATCCCCTTACCTTTTGTGAGACACTTTCCTCTATTTTTAATGTATTTGTTGTATAATCTACACCTAATATTTTAATTTCTGATTCATTTACTAATTCTAACGCATCTCCATACCAAAAATAATCAACATCGTTTAACACATAACATTTACCAAAGATAGCATTATAACGTATATCTATTATTTCAAATTCCTTCCCTCTATATTTTAACATCTCTGGAATTATATCATGAAAATTATATTCATTTAAATCCTCTCTTATTCTTACTTTATCACCTATATTAAAATTCATATTACATCTCTCCTTTATTAATAATTTATATATTTTAACACATCTAAATCATTCATTAATATACCTATATTTTTGAACTCTTTATACGGTATACTTTTACGCTTGTTATTTTCTTTAAACTTTTTGATTGCTAGCCCACTCACCAAATACACTTCTTTAAATTCTCTAAATTCTATTATAAAGAATACATTATTTGCATAGTTTTGAATCTCATCAATTAAATCGTATTGATAGTCTTTTATATTTGAAAGAGGAAATGAAGTTTTATTAGCTGTTGTTTTAGCCTCAAATACTATGCTTTTTCCATTAGGTAATATACCTATGTAATCTAGACAAGGTGATTGTTTCTTAGGAAAAGCCGATATAATTTTAGCTCCTTTTCTTAATACAGTAAATTCAGTTGGAATCTTAAATATATAAGCCTTTCCTTCTTTTCTATATTTTTCAAATTGTTTTGTTAATCTATTTTCAAATTTAGCACCTATTTTATTACTTTTATTTGGTATAAGAATCACTTCCTTTCTTTTTAGATTATTAAAAACTTATTTATTTTTGTCTTGCAATTTTTTAAGTCTTTCTATCTCTCTATTTAAATACCAAAATCCTTTTTGAAGGTCTTCGAGTTCTTTATTTGGGTCTTTTTTTCCTGCTCGGGACACATATTTTATTACGTTTCCTCTAGCAAAATTTAATTGTTTATCTTCTATAAAATCCATAACTTCTATGTTGCCATCTGTATAATGTGATGGATGATTAACAACATCATCTTCAATTTCTTTAGATATTTCAGAATCTTTCAAATCTGATTCATTTACTTTGTTCTCTTCTATTTTCGTATTCATATTATCATTCTCTTTTATTAATTCTAATACATTTTCTGACCAATCCCAGACTTGTTCATCTATATCTAACTTTATTATACCTTTACCAAAAGTACTTGTTACAATTGCCTCTTTATCTACAAACCCTTCCATATAACAATTACATCCAAATTCGCATTTACTCAAATCTCCTTTTATTCTAACTTTATCACCAACATTAAATTTGTTCATTAAATATCATCTCCTTAAAATTTGTTATTTTTATTAATATTTTATTTAGAGTATATTTTATCACCTCCTTCCTTATATTACTGTATTAGCGTTAGTTATTTAAAAATTACCTATTCACCACAAATTTATTAATTATTTTCCGTATTCATCATTAATAAATTTAAAAATTGATATTATATCACATAAACATTCAGCCCCAGAACAGCTACGCATATTACATGTTTCGTCAAAGATACAATCTTTACATTTTACAGTCCTTAATGCTTCATACAAACTATCTAAAGCTAAATTGAAATCGTCTCCCATAACATACCTCCTATTTATTCTTCGTTTAAATCTTTCATTATAAATAAACTGTTATTATCATTATCTGAAATTATTACATATCTACCTTCATTATTTATATTTATATTAGATGATAATTTGATATATTTTCCTGTTTGTAATGCATTAATATATAATTCACCTGTCATACTATCAAAATCCAAACTAACTCTCTCTCCTATCACTTCTTGTAAGTGATTTATTTTTGAATCTATGAATAACATTACCATAACAACATCATCTCCTTAAAATTTATTATTTTTATTAATATTTTATTTTTTTGTAAATTCGTATAATATTTGTATAACTTCTTCGTTATTCCTTTTTATAATTAAAGGTAAGCAAGCATAATTGTTATATATTACAACTTTATCTATTCTAAAATCATTTATTTGTGAATTTAACACAATACGTTCTAACTCTTTTAACACTTCATAATATGTTTCTGTCTTGTCCCCATGTTCATTTATAAGCATACCAATTGGTGTAACTCTCATTTCTTTTGTGAATAAAGAATTTCCATCATAAACGGCTTCTATTTTAGTTGTCAAGTCATATTCCTCTAAATTTATATTTGTTTTCATATAAAATAATTCATAAAATTCATTCAACTTTTATCACCTCCTTCCTTATATTATTGTATTAACATGACTTACTTAAAAATTACCTATGTTTATTAATTATTTTTAATTTATATATTCAAATTCATAATCGTAATTATTTTTCTTTTGTCCTTTCAGTATTGAAGTTATAGTTTTTCTATTTAATTGTAACTGTTCTGCACATGAACGTATAGATTTAAAAATATATGTTTCTCCTGTTATTTTATGTGTTACCTTAACCTCGCATCTATATGTACTTTTATAAAGATTATTATCGTATGCATGTTGAGTATTCTTTTTATTTGAAGTCCATTCTAAATTCTCAACATTGTTGTTTAATTTATTCCCGTCAATATGATTGACCATATTATTATTTTCTGATTTACCTTTAACAAATGCTTCAGCAACCAAAATATGTACTCTTTTATAGCATCTCTTTTTATTTTTTCTTAATATGACTTGTTTATATCCTACATCATCTATTCATTGACATAATTCTTTATACTTAGATTTAACTTTAGATATAACTCTTCCGTCATCTGTAATAAAATAATTTTTAAACCCCTCAATTTCTCTTTCCATACTATTCACCCCAAATTTATTAATTATTTTTAACCCTTAACCTATATAGCATATTATCCAAATAATTTAATCATCATTAATTTTGATAATTGTTTTTCTAATGTTTCTAATATACCATACATATTATCACCTCCTAACATTTTGAGAATCCACATTTACATTGTAAACAAGACCCCACAGTTGATAATTCTTCACCACACTCTGGACATTTATGATATCTACTTGCAAATGCAGTTTCTCCATATTCTTTTATATAATCTAAATCTTCTTTAGTTAATGCGTTTTCTTCGATTTCTTTTTGCTTATCATGATTGTAATAATTTAAATCTACTAATTCTTTTAATACTTCTTCTTGTAAATCATTTTCTACATCAAGCAAACAATATAATATTGATGCACCACAGCTATTTCCTTTTGAAACTTCTATACCTTTGCCTTTGGCTCTAACATAACTAGGACAAGTTCCAGCACCCTTAAATGATTTTTCTAATGATTTTAAATTACCTCCTATTCTTAAATCATGACTCATTGCTATAGCTAAATTTTGTATCCCTAAAGCACATCCACCTTTAGATGAATTGGTAACATAAAAATCAAATATTCTCTTTTCTGTAGGTATAATTCCTATATGTAAAGTCATAGAACCACAACCACTTTTTATTTTTCTACGAATTTCAATTATTGATTCTGGTCTTTTTTCCCATTCACCTCTTAATAATTGTTCCTTTTCTTTATTATCTTTTTCGTTATCTATTGTTAATATACCTTTTCTTATTTCATTAGGTCTAAATATAGTACAACCACTTATACCATTTTTCCAACATTTAGTGTAAACATCTTTAGTATCTTCAAATGAATATTCAGTAGGAATATTAATTGTTTTACTACAACTCATATCAACATGATAAGACACTGTGCTTAATATGTTAACGTGGTCATCAACTGATAATTCCATAGCTGTAACAAATTTATTTTTATCAACTATATTTTCTTCAGAATTAAATTCTAACCATTTTTCATAAACATAGTCTCTCATTTTAAAAATTTCTATATTTTCGTCGTCCTGCCCACCTATTTTTATTTGTCTGTCATATTCTAAACTAAATATAGGTTCTAATGAAGAAGAACAGTTATTACCATATGAAAGAGAAAGAGTCCCAGCAGGAGCTACACTTATCAATCTCCCATTACGTATACCATAAAATAAAATTTTATCTTTTATTTTTTCCCATTCTGGATATTTTTCAATATGTTTTCTTATAAAATTACTTTCAACGAATTTATTTTTGTCTAAAAAATTAAATGAACCTTTTTCTTTGGCTAAATCACAGCTTGTATCGTAAGCATTTAAAGATATAAAATTCATCAATTCATCTGTAAATTTTATCGATTCTTCACTCCCGTATCTCATATTTAACATTGCAAACGTATCGGCTAATCCTGTTATTCCTAAACCAATAGTTCTTATATTTTTTTGATAATTTTCAAATTGTTTTAAAGGATAATTGTTAATATCTATTATATTATCCAACATTCTAACTGCGACGTTTATAACCTTTTGTAATTTATCGTAATCCATTTTCGCATCTTTTGTAAATGGGGCAATTACAAAATTGTGTAAAAATAAACTCCCTAAATTACAAGCACCCATATAATCTTTTTTAATTCCTTCATCGTCATATAATATTCCACTAATATATTCAGCACAGTTATGTGCAACATATCCTTCTATTATGCCCCAATGATTTTTAGGTTCTGTAAAATCATATACTAATTTTTTACCATTATCTTTAATACTTCTTACATAAGGTACTCTTGATTTTATTAATTTATTAAGTTTTATTTTTTTATAAGTTTGATAAAACCCTATAAATTGTGCAAATATTAATATGTCATCATATTTATTTATATTTACATCATAACTTTCTCTACATTCATATTCTCCATTTTTAAATTCTACCATATGTTTTTTATTTATTGTTAAATTTGCTGTTATTCCAAAATCTTTTTCTAAGGTATTTATAAGTTCTGTGGCAAATTCTTTACAAGTTGTTTTATAACTTACCCTTTTATTTGAATTAACACACCCATTGGCTGAAAAACAACCTTGTAAAAAGTTTGCCTTTTGATTTAAATCCCATTCATTATAAGCTTTAGGCATTGCTCTATTTGGTAAAATTTCTTGTGAGAATTGAAATTTTTTCAGTAAATCATTATATCCTTGTAAATATATTTCTCTATATGATTTCACAGTATACTTGTCATTTTCAAATAGATATCTTACGTCACCATCTTTCTCACCTATATTAACTTCAATGCCTTCATGTGATTCACTATTTAATCTACTTAACTGTCCATCACCTTGTATAAATCCTAATTTAATATATAAATCGTCATCTTTGATTGTTTTATATATTTTTGGCATAATTTTTTTACTTTTTAAATCTTTAGCTTTACATTCTTCTCCGTCTATTGTCATAAATCTATGGTCTGGAGTACAAGTTATTTCTTTTCCATTTGAAAATTTTAATTTAATTGTATCTTTTTCTCCATTACACCATACTTTTCCTTTTGTTATCTCACCGTCATAACTATAAATTAAAGGTTCTGTATTACATAATTCTTCCAATGTTTTATAACCATCTTGTGTTAATAGTTTCATATCTCCTGTAAAACATGGGTTGGTAGTTACTATATTTTCCATGTAATAAAGATTGTTATTTTTATTCATGTTGTCATAATATAAAACTCCGTATTCACCTGTGTTATAAGCTTTTGTTATAATCAAATCCCACAGTTCTTTAGCATTAACTTCTTTTTTTGTTTTCCATTTTGACTCTTCATTAATTATTTCACCGTAATCACTCATACAAGGGTATCTTAAATATATTTTTTGATTATTTTCTACAGCCTTCATAAAATTATCATCTACTAAAACTGATAAATTAAAATGAGTCAATCGTCCTTCGTCCCATGATTTTGATTCTAAAAAATCATATATATCTGGATGATAAATGCATAAACAACCCATATTAGCTCCTCTACGACTTCCTTGTAGGACGGTATGAGTTTGACTATCAAATGCATTCATAAAACTAACTACACCACTCGCTACAGCGTCATTTGAAGTAGGTGTACCGTTAGGTCTCAATAAACTAAAATTGTACCCTGTTCCTCCACCTGCTTTTTGTGTTATAGCACCGTATTTAACATAATCAAATATTCCTTCCATGGAATCTGGTACTAAATTTAAAGTAAAACAATTATTAAGAGTCAATGTTTTCCCTATACCAGAATTACTCATAGTTCTTCCAGCAGGATAAAATAATCCTTCTAACATAATTTTTTTAAATTCTTCACATTCTTTTTCATTAGTACTCACATATTTTGCCACTCTTTCTATAGACTCATTGAAAGATTCATTGTTTTTTCTATATCTATCTTCCCATATTTGTTTTGAAATTAAATTAGTTATCATATAACCACTCCTTTATTAATTATTTTTAATCTGTTATTTCAACTTCATAAGAATACATACCGTCATATAGCCTTTTAGGTATTAAGTCAAAGTAATAATCTGCTACTTCTTTAATATTCTTTTCTTTATAATATTTATATATTTCAAATCCTTTCTTTTGAGTTTCATAATAGCCTAAATATTCACATTTCGATTTTCCTGTTTCTGGATTAATCATATTACAACGTATTACATATTTACCATTTACAGGAGTTGTTCCTATCAGAGAATCACCTCTTGATTTATCACATTTAGTAAATAAACTATTGATTGTATGTGGCACAAAAATACAAGTTTCTGGACTATAAATTTTATTACCTTTAACTAATATATCTTTGTCCAAATGCATCCTTTCCCCTTCTACTTCATAATAATTTTCATAATACCATTTAGCGAAATTCTGAAAGTTATGCCATTCATCACAAACTTCGCATCCAATGTAAGTCGGATTTCTTTTATGGAATTTATCAGAATAACATCTTTTTAGCATATCGTGCCAAACATCATAACATTTTGTAGCCTTACTATTTTTACTTACTTTATATTTACCTTCCCCTAAATACCCCACTCCATATATACTTCTCTCATAAGGACATTTTATTTCACCTTTTTTAAAATTTCTATATGCTTTATTTTTAACCGTCCAATCATATTGAGGAAAATAAACGTCTATATCTATAGCCTTCCTATAATTAATAATTATCATCTCACTTCCGAAGTTATTTATATTCTTTTCACCAGTTCTATCATTCATATTATCACCTCCTTCATATTACTATATTAACAAAACTTTTATAAAAATTACCTATAAATTTAATTATTTATATACCAAACACCGAATATTTCTTTAAGACTAAACATACTACACTCATTCCATTTATTATATTCTGTATCAAAATAATGTACATTTTCATTCCCTTTGGGGGACATTACATACTTTATTTCACTATAACAGCTTTCTATCTCTTTCCCTTCTTTTAAGGCTTTCATAGCCTCCTCAAAAGTATATTTTTTCTTGTCTAATACAAATATGTCATCTAACATTACACCAATTTTTTCAAACTCACCATTAAATTTAAAATGTATAACATTTGAAGATTTTTCTATTTTCGCCAATCTTCTATCATCATATTTATTAATCCATGTTTCACCTTCTTTAATTGTATTCATTACCTCTTGAAATGTTTTCTCCATAATATCTCCTCCTTTAATATAAATTAATAACACCATAATCAATAAACATATTTTCTGGTTCTTTATTGATTATTTTCTTTGCCTTATCTAAATCAATCTCTTTGAATTTATTATAATTCATATCAAATAATACACAGCTATACTTTAAATGATATGTTAATTCTAAATATTTCTCATATGATATTACTCTAAATTGTAAATGTATGTTTATATCTAAATTATCAAAATAAAATTTTAATACAACTAAATAAAAATCTTTACATTTAATTTTATCATACGATAATGATGTTTCAAATGTATTAATAGCAGTCAATAACTTATCTAACATAATATCTATATTTCTATCTGATACAACTAGAATTATATTTGTTAAATCAATTAAATTACAATATTCACTTTCTATATTAAATTTCCAGCAATTTAATAAATCATGTATTGTATCTATTGTTTCTGTTTTATTCCTTTGTATTACATCCAATTTACATCACCCCTTATATTTAATATATTAACAATTAATGAGTAAAAATTACCTATGAATTTGAATTTTTATTATTGTCACTTTGAATTTATGAATGTAATGAATAAATGAAAAAGTGAAGAGGAAAGAGTTTAATCGGTTTTAAATTAAACTCTTGACGAATAGCTCCCTATATAATACTTTTTTATAAGAGATAACTATTTTTAATATTGAAATATCATAATTTTATCGTATTATTTTAAAAGTGTATTTTTAATTTTGTTGCTTTTTATCTTAATTATTGTTGTAACCAATTTTCTAATAAATTTCTCATTCTTTTAGATGGTATATAAATATTAATTTTCTTTCCATCTCTTAACTGTGACCTAAATATCCATTGAATCAATTCTGATAATGCAAATGTATTCTCATCGACTTTAACGTCTTTACTCCTAAAGAATTTTAATATCATTGGATTATTGAATATGTTTACTATATATGCTAAATTTTTCTTATGTCTATATTCATTAGTTGCTCTAGCATTACAGCTTACGAAACCTTTAGTGTATCCTTTACCTTTACATTTAGATTTATAATCTTTAAATGTAGTCCACATATTTTCTTGACTTTTTGATTTTACTTTATGTTGAAAATAATTTAGTATATTATTTTTTAATACATCAAATCCATCTCCCTTGCTTTCATCTTGTTTCATATACCAAGATTTACTTAACGCATATTTATCTTCACCTATTTTATTTAACTTTTTATCGTCACATATATTTACTAATTCTTTTATATGAGATAAATCTTCATGTTTATTATAATCCACAATTTCATATTTGTTATTAATTTTATTCACTGATTTATATTCATACTCGACATTATTCATATCGTAATAATACCTTTGTATTTGCCCTGTAAACATATAAGTTAAGATATAAGTGTGCTTTAAAGCTCTCATAATAGAGACTGGGAAAGTCCATAATATAAAGCAATTATCATATATGTAACAATCTCCTTTTTCAATTGCATTTTTATATTTAAATAATGTCCCTTTGTAATTTTTATCAATCCATGTTAACTTACCATCTTCAGATACATCAACTTTATCTCTAAGCAATATTTCTCTATCTGATTTAGTTATTTTTATTTCTTCTAAAACATTAAATACCTCGTCAAGTATTAAAGTGTAATTATACTCTTTTAGATATTTCAAAGTGCTTTCATCTATCATAGCAAATAGTGAATGCGTGGATACGATATTCTTACCTTGACTTAACAATTTGTTAAAGTCTTTTAATTTAGAACCTTCACCTCTGTCTGTTTTAGGTTCATAGAAAGCTCTATCTACACACCCATCTAACACTCTTTGTATTTCATCTAAATAAGGTGTAATGTAAATAAATTTTTTATTTGTGTTTGTATTCATATAATCGATTGCCCAGCTTGTTTTACCTGCTCCTGGTATGCAATCAACTACTGTTACTTTGCATTGATTTTCCATAATATTACTCTCCTTTATTAATTATTTTTTCTTTTTCAAAGCAATGTTTACACATGGACTTATATCTTTCATTACCGCCTATTTCGATTTGTTCTCCGTCTAGAAGTATTTCTCCGTTTTCGTTTATGCGTGCGTTTATTGTTGCCTTTTTGCCACATGCACAAACTGTTTTTAACTCTCTAATATCGTCAGCTAATTCAAATAATGCTTTACTTCCTTCAAAGAAGCATTGTCTAAAGTCTGTTTTTAATCCGAAGCAAACTACTGTATATTTAAGAGAGATTTCGTATAATTCTCTTACTTGTTTTTGTGTTAAAAATTGAGCTTCGTCGACCATTATTATAGTTTGTTGTTGAAAACTATCTGTAAAATTAAAATCTTTATCAATTAACTCACATTCTGTTTCTAAGCCTATCCTTGAAGAAATTGTATTTCCCCTTTTATTAGTTTTAAAACTCTTTCTAGTATCTAACGAAGGTTTATATACTATTACTTTATACCCTGCTTTTTCATAATTATATTTCCAAGTGAGAAGTTGTAAACTTTTACCAGACCCCATTGTACCATAACAAAATATTAATTTACTCATTTTGTTCCTCCTTTATTAATTATTTTTTAATAATAAATTTACAAATAATTCTTCCAAAACATTAACAACTATACTATTTCCTGCTTGTTTATATAGTTGAGTATCACTAATTTTATTTTCTTTTAATTTAAAATAATCTTTATCGTCAAATCCCATCAATCTAAAACATTCTAGTGGTGTCAGCCTTCTTATATCATAGTTATTTATTTCATTAATTTTTTCTAATAAATCATTACTTGATAAAAATTTATTAGTATATTCTATATATTCATATGGTAAATCTATATCAATAATATAATTGTCGTCCATTCTACTTCCCGCTTTAGTAGTTAAAGTATATGCTATATTGGCATTCTTTTTAACATGAGGTCTAAACTTAAATGTATTTCCTTTTTGTTCCTGTTTAAAACTATTATTTATATAAAAATCTTTTGTTTTTAATAAATTATATTTTTTATCTACATTTTCTTCTAACAAGTCTTTTAATGTTATGGTAAGTTCTTTTTCTTCTGGAAATTCATAAGGTTTATGTTTACCTAATACACTTATACAATATATTCGTCTTCTATTTTGAGGAATTCCATAATCTATAGCGTTTAATACTTTATAATAAGATGTATATCCTATCTCTTCTAATACGTCGATATATTTTTGAAAATTATGTATATGTTTTTTATGTAACACATTCCTTACGTTTTCCCAAATAACATATTTTGGTTTACAATGTTTTATTATCTCAACGCTATTCCACATCAAACTACTTTTTGTTCCACTACCTTCGTCAGCTCCATCTTGTGCCCCTACACTTGAAAAGCTTTGACAAGGTGACCCATGTGTTATAATATCTATATTTTTGGGCAAATCAAATATGTTTATTTTTGTTATATCTTTTAAATTTAATTCTTCTGATACGTTATGTATTATACTATAAGATTTACTGGCAAATTTATCTATTTCACAATAATTAACCAATTCATAATCAACACCTATATTGTTCAATGCTTTTTCAAAAGCACCTATCCCACTAAATAAACTTAACATCCTCAACTTTTCCATAATATTACCTCCTTTTAATTTATTATATCTTATATTACAGTATTAACATAACTTACTTAAAAATTACCTATGGATGAAAATTATTTTATTAATTATTTTCATCGCCCTATATTAATAAGTATACCATATTGTAAAAATTTGTCAATACTTTTTTAAATAAAAAATCACCACCTTTTTACAGATGGTGATGAAATTATAAATTACTATAAAACTCTTGTTTAAACACCCTTATCATTAATGCTCTTGATTGTTTAGTGTTAATTGTGATATAAGTTTCTTTTCCTTCTTTAATTATGCAATCCCAAATACTATTAGACTTTGAAAAATCTATTTCTTCTAAAGCTTTCAATTCTTCTTTCCACTTGCCAGATTTTCGCTTCATGTATAAATCTTCTGCTAGTGATATATAAGCATGGAACATAATATCTTCACATTCTAATGATTCTTTTCTAATTAATATACGTCCTTCTCCATCTTTCATGTGGGGGAATAAACAAAATAGTTCATTGAAAAATGAAGATAAAAACATATATATTTCCTTCTCTTCTGATTCATTTTTAATTGAGGGGAACGATTCATCTATTGCCATTTTTAGGGTATTAAAAGTTACTATGTGTTCCATATCATCTTTGCTTACGCTATTTTTTCTTACGTCAATCATGCCTTTAAGAACAGAATGTTCATTTAACCTTAATATGATTCGGTTGCTAGCTTTAGTGCTGTCAAAACTCTCGGCTAAAGATTTACTTATTTTTAATCCTTTAGACATTTGAGAAAACACAATCTTGGCTTTAGAATCACTGTAATGAGTTAACATAATTGGAAATATAGTATTTTTCACATTCTTAATTAATTCTTCATCGCCAAGTATTTGAGAAGATTTATAAGCTCGGTAACATGCTTTAACTCTATGATTTCCGTCTAATAAAGCTATGCTTCCTTTAATAAAAAGTTCTCTTTTATCTTTATTATAATTAATTAATCCTTTACCATTATTAAGCACATTGAATGTTAATTGAGTAGTTCCTAGTTGCCCTTTTAATATTAAATTCTGCATTTCTAATATGTTTGATTGTTTTGTTATTGTTTCTTCTTTTATTTTATTATTAATTTTTTTATATTTCACTCCACGTTGAGTAGGAATGTAATATGTCAATTCCTCTTTATCCCACATTCTACCGATTTCTTCTGCTGATAGGTGTGTAAGATATTTGTTATTGCCTAAATCTATTACATCTTTAAAAGTTTTAAGTACGAAAAATTCTTTTTCATTTTCTTTATAAATATTATTTTTATTTATAATTTTCACATTAATCACCTCTTATATAAATGATAACATATAAGATGATTAATGTCAATACTATCTTTAAATTTATTAATTATTTTCTTTTATAATTTTTATAATACTCCTTCTTTATTTCTTTTTTCTTTTTCAATATTCTGACTCTGCTATACTCTACTTGCTCCTTGTCTATTTCACTTGCAATGTAATAAATATTTTCATTAATTGTTGCTAAACATGTACTCCCAGTCCCACAAAACGTGTCAAAGACAATTCCTCTTTTTTTCACATACATATTTAATAATTCTTTTACTAATTCAGTTGAAAATACATGATGATTAAATGTTTTAACTCCTTTGTCTCTAACTGGTGCATTAATTATATTAGATATATTAGTATATGTTTTTTGTCCGTTCTCTCTGTGGCTTTTAACCTTTTTGTTAGTCTTGTAAGTTTTGAATTCATTCTTTCTGCAAAATAAATGTATTTGTGATACATTTTTTGTTGATTGATTACAACTCATATTATCTGGTAAAATACCAACTTTATTCCAATATATAATGTCACCTAATTGAAATTCTGTATTCATTTCTATTTCATTTATTATTTGGAATATTTCACTTGGTTTCTTTCTGTTATATGGGATTTCAATTAATATTGTTCCATTATCTACTAATATTTTATCAAACTGTTGAAATAGATTTATGTAGTCCTCCTTAGATAAGTTAGGGAGGACTTTGAGTCAGTATAACATCTACTTTGAAATTTTCTTCAACCATTTGTTCCATTAGAGAAAAACAATCTGTATTATATATTACATTTTTTTCAATCATATCATTCTCCTTTTATATTAATCTCTTTTTTTTGGACTTCCACAATTCATTTTACCTTCTGGACAAGACCCATATTGACAAGGTGCTCCTATTTTACTAAATAACAATGGTGCTTCTTCTCTGCATATTTCTAACATTTTCTCTGCAAGTTCTCTAATTTCTTCTTGTGCTCTATTACAACATCTTTTACTAAAGAAATTATATAAACTTCTAACATTCATTGTAACTATTATTTTAGTTTCTGAAGCATTAGGTAAAACATATCTTGCATTTTCATTAGCCACTTTAGTTGAATTCATGCCATAAGTAGGATAATCATTTTCTTCAACATATTGTTTTATATTTTTTTGCCATTTTAAGTACATAGCATGAATTGAGTGCATATCATTTTCGTATTCTTTAACATAATCTTCTCCCATTTCTTTAATTATGCTAGGAGTTATAAATTCAAATTTACCTTCTTCTTCCTTAACATATCTTTGAGATTGTTGACTGTAAGATGCTATTCTATGTCTTACTAATTGATGAGTTAAAGCTCTACTAACACCTTCCACTGCAAATGAAAAACTACAATGTTCTAATGGAGACTCATGTCCCATATCTATTAATCTTTTTATAAAACCTTGTATTTTATCTTCTGTTAAACCTTCTTCTAATTCGTCTATACCTACAGGACTATAACATAATTTACCTGCCATAGCTATAACTTCTTCTACATTTCCATATTTCCCAATTAATTTTACTTTCATCATATTATCATTCTCCTTTTTTATTAATTATTTTTATTATATTCTATCTAACATTTCTTGCATAACTTTTATTGAATCTTCTAAGAATTTTTTATCTACCAAATCTATATTTATATAATCTGGTACAGTAATTACGTCTCCTTTGAATATTTTCCTAACACGATTATGAAAATCTGAAAGTTCTTCGTCCGTAGCTATTGGTTCTCCGTCAATTGTTTTATATCTAAATAAAAGTATATCTCCTTCTTTTGGCTTTAATACGTTTATTTCGTATTCTAATTTATCCATAATAAATCCTCCTTTATTAATTATTTTCATTTTCAAAATCTTTTAATACTTCTAACATTGCTTTATTTCCATTTTTGTCTTTAAATATATTAAATATAAAAAATGTACTGTTTTCAATTAAAGTAAATAAGTTATAGATAGGTAATATAGAATTTATTATTATTTTTTTTCGTTTAATATGTCTGTCATATATTATTATTCCTAATTGATGTGCTAACAGCACATCAACAAATTCTGTATTTTTATTTAAATCATTTTTTAGTTTTAATCCTAATATTATATTTAAAATACTTATTACTCCATATATTTTTAATAACATTTATTCCACCTCACTTTCATAAACATTTATTACTCGGAATATTGGCAATACAGATGATATTTCGTCATATTTTTTTTCATATATTGTACCTTCTGCTATTTCGCATAGAAAAATTGTTTTTAATTTATTTGTAACACCCATATCGTCTATTGTTGTTTCTACTATAGATATATTATACAAATTATTACTATTGGTGATAACACTTAATAAAAATTTTCTGATTTCGTTTGTAAATACTTCATTATCTATATACAATAATACGTCTTTTCCTTTTTTATAAATTTTATAACCATTTATAGTCCTTAAATATAAATCATTTATTTTTATATGGTCTATATTTTTAATACAATACATATTATTCTCCTCCTTATTTGTTATTTTTATTAATATTTTATTTACATTTTACATTTTTATCGCCTCCTTATATTACTATATTAACTAAAGTTATTTAAAAATTACCTATGATTTAATAAATTTTATAACTTTCTACTATAAGTTCTTTCTCTTCAGTTTGAATCCATTTATCATCTACCTTTTTCTTTTTATGTTTCCATTGTGCATCTTTTATGCCAATTATATCACCTAGTTTAAGAGGGTTTAATTTAAAATGCTTTTTATATATCTTAATAGTAGTTGATTTACCTTTAGAAAGTGAATAAAGGGTTATTTTAGGTGCATATTTGGTATCAATGTCAACTACAAGATATTTGTTACCAAATGATTTATCTTTAATATCACAGCTACCAGTAAATTCAAAATAGTCTTGTATAAGTTGTGCTGTGTTATTTTCTTTATTTTTTACTTTAGATTCCATATATTTAAGCATAGGTAATGTATTATTGAATTTAAACATTTTATCTGACTCTTTTATAGCAAATTTAGTAAATATTTTATTTAAATTAGGATATTTCTCTTTAGATATTTGTTTCTTACCATAAAAGGTTTGATATAATTCGTATACTTTTAATAATTTAGGTATTGTTCCAAAGGTAGAGAAAAAATCAAGTCTAATTAATATATTTATATTTTTACTATTTATTTTATTTCCTATGTCTATTAATAAATCTATGAAGGAATCATATTGATTATCTTTGAGATTATATAAAATTTCACCTGCATTTTTAGATATAAATTTAATTGAGGACAAACCTTTATAAATGGAATTAGTTTCTTTATCCATAAAATATTCACTTTTAGAATATCTAAATTTAGGATTTTTTAAATTAATGTTAAGTTTTTCTGCATAATCAACTATTTTCTTAGTTTTGTCTATATCTCCCTCATATATATTAAACATTGTTGTTAAAAATTCTAGTGGGTAATAATATCTCAAATAACCACATATATATCCTATATAACTGTACGCTTGGCTGTGATTTAAACTAAATAAATATGATGACGCATCATATATTACTTTTAAGAAATCTACAATTATCTTGTTAGACTCTTCTTCGGACAAACCATATTCATCTTTCATTGTTTTGGTGAAGCCCTCTTTTATTTTAGGTATATATTGTTCTGTCCCAGTTTTTTTAGCAAATCCACGTCTTACGATATCAGCCTCGCCCATTGAAAATCCACAAAATTTATTTAAGAATTCTATAATTTGTTCTTGATAAACTAAATACCCTAATGTTGGACTTAAAAATTCATTTAAAGCTTTATGTCCGTTATCTTTAAATATACCTTTTGATAATTGTTCTCTATATGACGCTCCAGCAGGTCTAATAGCCCCATTTCCAACAGAAAATAAATCTATATATTTAAAATTAGGATTATATTTTTTTACATTAGCTATAGTTTCATCTGAAAATAAATCTTTTATATAATTCTCTCCTGTTCCCTCCCATTGGAATATACCTAATGTATTATCTCTGATTGATTTCCATACCTTTTCATCATCTGGTACATTGTTAGGATTTAATCGTTTTATGCCTAGCAACTCACACGTTTTATTTATTAATGTAATATTGTCTAATGCTAACAAATCTAGTTTTACATAATTTTGACTATCTATTTCTTTCATATTTAACATTGTAACAGGATAATCACAAGTAGACAAACTCATTAACCCCATATTTTCGTCTAATGGTTCGGGAGAACACACTAAGCCACAAGGATGAGTTCCAACCGATACTATTGTTCCATTTATTATGTCTACATATTCAAATAATTGAGGATATAACGCTCTATATTCTTCTTCTTTATTTTCTATATTATCACATATTTCATTTATTTCACTTAAAGGAATCTCCAAAGCTCTACCCACGTCTCTTATAGACCCTTTTAGGGCGACAGTATTAAATGTGATAATGTCTGCACAATATAAACCTTCTTTATTATATATATATTCTTTTATAAATTTTCTATCATCTTTATCCCAGTCTGTGTCTATATCAGCTAAACTGACTCTTTCTACATTCATAAATCTTTGAAAATTTAACTTATGTTTTATTGAATCCATGTCGGTTAAGCCAATTATATAAGCAACTAAACTACCACTCACACTCCCTCTACTATATCCAGGAAGTCTATTATTTTGTCTTGCATAAGATTTTATATCTTCATCTAATAATAAAAAGTCAATAGCTTTATTATGTTTATATGTTTTTAACTCCTCTTTGATTCTAGGTAGATATTCAGTCTTAAAATTATCTAATTTATTTAATCCCTTTTCTTTTATTCCTTTATTAATTTTTTCTTTTAATAATTCTTCGGGATTATCCCATAATTTAGGATACTTATACTCTCTATTTATATCAAAAGTTTCGATACTGTTAGCTATTTTGTTGGTATTTTCTAATGCTTTTAAAACTTCATTCATAGGAATTGCATTTTGCCTTTGATACATATCTATTAATTCATCATATGTTTTAAATGTTATATCCCATTTATCTTCATCACTAAAATTTATTTTTTTTGCTTGCTGAAGAATCTTTCTGCCTTTTGCATGAACTTCATTTAATGCATGTGTATCTGTTCCAACGGTTAAATTTAAGTCGTTTTCTTTTGCTAGTTTAAATAATTTTTGATTTAATTTAACTTGTTTTTCATCTAAATGATGTTGTATTTCAAGATAACATCTATTTTTATTTTTTATAAAAAATTTTAAATATCTATCTTGAATGTATTTGTCTGCTTTCCCAAATATCCCACCTAAACAAGCTGAAGTGATTATAATATTGTCGCTAGTTTGTTCTAATTCATCAAGAGTTATTCTTGGAGTATAATAAAAATGATTGTCTTTTCTATTAAATGACTTGCTTATTAATTTATTTAACTCTTTAACACCATCATAGTTTTTAGCATAGAGACAACAATGATAGTTGTCCCTAATTTTTTCATCTAGCATTTCTGTTAAATAAGCCTCTATTCCATGTATGTATTTTAAGCCATATTTTTCACAGTTTTCTTTCTTTTTAGCCCAGTTTAAAATATTTCCATGTTCTGTAAATGCAATAGCTTTCATGCCCAATTCTGATGCTCTTTTTATATAATCTTCTGATTTTGTTACAGAATCTATGTTTGTTGTAGCTGTAGATAAATCAGTATGAAGATGTAGTATTGTATAGTTTTCCATCTGTCTTCCCCTCCTTATATTAGTGTATTAACATTAGTACACAGAAAATTACCTATAAATTTATTAATTATTTTCTTTTATTATAATACTTACATTGCCCACTTACCCCACATAAATTTTTACAGAAGAAAACATTCTTTTCTGGTTTCCATTCATTTAATTCTTTAGCATTATTAATATTTTCTAAACTGTCTTTAACATAATCTTCAAATATTTTATAATTTTCTTCATTAAATGGAATAGATATAAAATATCTTTCATAATCCCCCATTTCTTCTAAAGGTATATCTTTACGTTCTTTAACAGTAGTTTTGCCTTTTTTTCTAGCATACTTAATCATATCAAACTTTGTCTCCACTATTTTATACCCTGGATAATTTATTTCCATTGCTTTAGAATAGAGCATCAGTTGATGACACTTCTCTACTAAATGTGCTTTTGTAAATCCACTTTTACTGCTTGTTTTATAATCTACTATAGTTATTTCTTTTTTTTCATGGTCTAAAATAGCTAAATCTATATATCCCATAATAGTTATACCACATAATTTTATTTCAAACTCTTGTTCTATTAAACATTCTTTGTTTGTAAAATCTAATGGTTCAAAATACTCCAGATATAGCTCTACGTCTTTAATGTAATTGTTTTTAGCGTTTTCAGTTGGAAATTTTAATTCATCAACAAATTCTAATATATCAATTTCACTCCTCCATTCTTCTAATGCTTTCTCCTTTGTCGTTTTTCCATGTTCTAAAGACTCCATAATACTATGGAACTTAGAACCTAATACACCGTATACACCATTACTTCTTTTAACATGGTCTTGATATATAAGTTTATAGCTATATGGACAATTATGAAATGTACCTAATTTAGAATAGCTAAATCTCTCTTTTTTATTTTCTGTTTCCATACAATCACTCCTTATTAATTATTTTTAGTCAGTTATTTCAACTTTATAAATATATAACGCTTGATATAATTCACTTGGTATTTTTCTTTTGAAGTAATCTGCAACTTCTTTTATGTTTCTCTCTTTGTAGTATTTATATATCTGAAATGCTTCCAACTCCGTATCATAATAACCTAAATGTTCTTGTTTTGATTTTCCAGTTTTTGGATTAATTATACGACATAGCACTCTATATTTACCATTTACAGGAGTTGTCCCTATAACTGATTTACCTCTTTTATTGTCATTTTTAGTAAATAAGCCGTTGATAGTTTGAGGTACATATATGCAAGTCTCTGGGGAGTATATTTTATTCCCTTTAACTAAAATGTCTTTATCTAAACACATTACTTCGTTTTTAACTGTATAATAGTTCTCACTATCCCAACTTCCAAAGTTTTGAAAATTATGGAATTCTTCTGATGCTTCACATCCTATATATGTCGGTTCTTTTCCTTGATATTTGTCATCATAACATCTTTGTAACATATTATACCAACTTTGAAATACTCTAGTTAATTTCCCATTTTCGCTTACTTTATATTCCCCTTCGCCTAAATAGCCTATTTCAAAATATCTTCTTTCATATGGGCATTTTATATTTCCCTTTTTAAAATTTTGATATTTTGCTCCTTTAAAAGTCCAATTATATTCTGGAAAATATACATCAATATCCATACATCCTCTATACTCGACTATAACCATCTCACTACCAAAGTTATTTATATTTCTTTCTCCTATCCTATTAATTTGATTTCTTCCCATATTAATCATCCTCCTATAATACATTCATCACAAAGTTTTTCAAATATTTCTTTCCCCTGGTCTGATGGAGATACTTTACTTCCTTTTTTCATATATTTATTTTCTTTATCAATCATTACTTTTATTTTTATATCTCGCATAAAACAGCACGATTTAATAGTTTGAATATCTCGTTTTATAGCGTCTATTATTAAACCTTCGTCCATACACAAGACTATTTCTGAAACACCTAATTTTAATAATTGTTCTACTTGAGTTATACTTATTTGGTTACCCCCTAATGCCGTAGTATTATGTACTCCGAAACTATCACATTGAAGCACAGATTTCTCTGCCTCGAAGATATATACCTCTTTACTTTCTTTGATGTATTCTTTATTCTGATATAGACCATAAAGATATTTGTGCTTAGGAAAAGGGATTAAAGGAAGGTATTTGAAATTTGTTATTTCGTCTGAATCCAAATCTATACGACCCATGACTCCTATAATTTCTCCATGTTCATTATAATGAGGTATTGTAATGCGATTGTTCTCTTCAGAAAATCCTATATTAAATTTAACTTGACTCGAAGGTAATATACCGTCATCTGCGAAACGTTTAAACCATTTATAACCACTATTATATTCTTCTAAAACACTTTCATCATAAGTCACTTCCTTTTCTTCATCTTCATAAGGTACATATAAGCTATCGAAGAAACCATCAAATAATACCTCTTCCTCTGGTTGATAATTACCTTCTATTTTCTTACCTAACATAGTTTGTGTTGTTTTTAATACTTCTCTATAGGTTAAACCTGTATGAGTAGCTATTAAACCGAATAAATCCCCATTATAAGACGTTGTAAAATCTGTAGCTGATAAATTATCATTTAATTTGATTCTACATCCACTAGGGTTATCTCCTCCTACTTTTGCACACCTAATCTCTTTATCTGTTATATTAATACTATGATAATTATAATAACTTAATATTTTTTCGATTTGTTCTGGATTATTTTTTAAATACTCTTTCATATAGGCTTTTCACCTACTTTTTACCAAATTTATTATTTTGTTGATTAATATTCTTTCTAACAGGTCTGCACATACATCTTTCTTGGAATGTTCCACTAAAAGTATTAAAGCTCATTATAATCGCTTCTTGAGTGTCCACTGCTGTAAGTGTATCTCTTGATTTTGCAATAAATAAAATTCTATAATGATTATTTGGATTTAATGTCACCTCTTCTTCTTCCCACTTACCTGTTTTTTCGTTCTTTACTCTTCTAAATGGATGACAATAAAATGGACTATCTTTATCTAGTTCTTGAGGGTATAAAGCTCTCATCATATATAATCCATGCAAAATCTCGTTTATGGCTTTTGCACCACTCAACATCGACAGCGTTAAGAACAATTCACCGTCATAAGTTTGTGAAGTTTGAATACAACATAATCCAACTACATCATACTTTTTACATAATGTATGCAACTCTCTTGAATCTCTAATTAAATCTTTATAAGATGCTTCTCCATTTCCTTTAAACTCTTGTTTAAATGTATCATATATAACAGCTGATATATTATGAGAATTTTTATATTTTCTAACTAATTTAGATAATCCACCCATATTAGTATCTAACATACTCGCTATAATAATTTTATCTGATAAATTTTCATCATAATATTTTTTAGCTTGCTTAACCATTTCAATGTCTTCTTCTGATAATGTTCCACTTTTTATTTTTCTTTTATTAATCTTTTTATAATCCAATACGTTACATAATATATATACAATAAATGTCGTAAAGAAGTCTTCTATTTTTTGTTCATTAGTTACACAAAGAATTGTGTTATCGTTAGTAGCTAAAGATAATATTAAGTTACTCATCCACGTTGTCTTACCACAGTTAACATTCGCGCTTAGCATTGATAAAGTCTGACGTTTCAGACCTAGTACCTCTTTACTAAGATAAGGCATAAAATTTGTATCTCCAACTTTATCAAACATTAGACCAATTTCCCCACCTTGTAATAAATTATCTATATATGAATCTGGTATATATCCTGTATGCTCTTTAATAGAATTATCTATGGATGTTTTAATATAATTATTTTCTCTGCTCTCTCTAAATGCTATTATTTCTTCACAAGTCATATTTTTGAATAGTTCTAACCAAGATATGTTAATTATTCCTTTCTTAGTTTCTACTTGTATTTCTTGCTCTAAATTCAATCCATCGGCATAATAATTAATTAATAAATTACTTTTTTGTAAATCATCTAAATAAGATTCAAAGTTTTTTAAATCTACAGTTCTTCTTAAAGTTTCAATTATTTTAAAACCACCATATTCTCTATATTGTTTTAATATATCGGCATTACAATTTAATCTGATTTCTGTGTCGTTTATTTTGTTAATTTTTTTATTAGATAATGTTTTTAATATCGTAAATAAAAAACTCCCTTCTTCTGATATAAACAGCTCACTATCTATATCATAATCGTTTAATAGTACTGGGTCTTCGTATAAACAACCTAAAACACAGGCTTCTGAAGATTTTCTTCCTGTCTTTAGATAGTCTGGTAAATCATTATAATTTAACATATCACATCACCTCTTTCTTCAACCAATTTCTTATGTCCCTCATTATAATACATTTTCTATCACTCCTTTCCTTATATTATCGTATTAACATTAATTCACTAAAAATTACCTATGAATTTATAAAAATTTTGACCTTTTATGCGCCGTTCTAAGCGTTTTAAATTTCTTCATTGATAATTTATACCTTACAAATATAGCTCAAGTCGATTAAACTTGAGCTATTTATTAATTATTTTTAATCTGTTATTTCTACCTTATAATTGTATAATGTATCATATAATTTTCTTGGTATTAAATTTTTATAATATTCTGCAACCTCTTTAATATATTGTTCTTTGAATTCTTTATAAACTTTAAATGCTTTTTGTGGTGTATCATACGACCCTAAATATTTTGTTTTACTTTTATTTTCTTCAAAATCATATATACTAAAACTTGCTTGAAATTTTTTATCTCGTTTATTATAATGTACGCCTATAGGATATTCCCCTCGTTTATTACCCCTTTTAGTAAATAATATATTTATATTATTGGGTACAAACACGCAATTATCTGGTGAATATATTTTATTCCCTTTATTTAGAATATCTTTATCTAAACACATTTTTTCATTATCAACCTCATAATAATTATTATCATACCACTCTGCAAAATTCTGAAAACACAACCATTCTTCACAGACTTTGCAATTAATATATGTTGGACGTTTTTTATGAAGTTTATCATCGTAACATCTTTTTAGCATATCGTGCCAAACATCATAACATTTTGTATTTTTACAATTTTCACTTACTTTATATTTACCTTCCCCTATATAAGCAACACCATAAACTCTTCTCTCATATGGACAACTAATTTTGCCTTTTTTGAAATTATCATATGATACATTCTTGGCAATCCAATTATATTCTGTGAAACAAACATCAATATCTCTATTCATTCTGTATCCCACTATTATCATCTTACTACCAAAGTTATTGTAACCAATTTCCCCAACTCTATCTATCTTACTCCCCATAACCATCACCCCTTTATTAATTATTATATCATAACCAAATTATTTATCAATAGATTTTATTAATTATTTTTTATATTCTTTTTATAATAATTAAACAAACTATTAGGGTCTTTTCTTTGTCTTTCTACTTCATGCCAGTCCATTTTTCCTCTAACTTTCCAGTCCCCGTATCCTCCTTGTTCAACATGACAATCTTGGTTTAATCCCATATTTATTTCATCACCGTAATATATACAAACATCACCATCTAATGAAAATAACATATCAACGGCTTTAAATAACTTATTCATATCATGTTCTACAGAATTGCTAATTCTGCTCATATCATGATTACATAAGAAGTTGACATCATATTTTGGGTCATTTTTAATTACTAATGGATTTCCTGTGTTTAAGGAATGTTTCATCCAACCAGATTCTTCAAAATTAAAAGTTTTCATTCCTGTTTCTTTGGCATATTTATTACTTATTTCATATGTATCCCAAGCCTCTCCAACTATATAAGCGTTTGGTTTTATTTTATAAACTTCGTCACAAAACCATTTCCAAAATTCAATCGGATTACCAGATGCATAGATTATAGCATCTAATCTAAATCCATCTACTTTATGGTCTATTAACCAAAACTTTATTATATCTTTTATCATATCTTTTACTGTTTCAGATTGATTGTTTAACTGTGGCATGTCATAACTCCATTTTGCTAAATAATATTTCTGATTATCATGACATATTCTCCATTGATTATTTTGTTGATTGTTACTCCAGAAGTAACAATCATTTTGCCCTTTTATACTTTCTTTAAATAATTCATTTTGTGTACTTGTATGACATAATACTAAATCCAATAGAATTTCTAATCCATTTTCATGTGCTACTTCTACAAATCTATCAAAATCTTCTAATGTTCCGTATTCTTTTTTAATATCTGTGTAATCTATTATATCGTATCCATGTTGATTGCAAGAAGGGAAGATAGGAGTTAGCCATAGGGTAGTAACTCCTAATTCAACAAAGTAAGGAATTTTCTTTTCCAAATCTTTTAAGTCTTTACAAAATGCTGGAAAATATATCTCATAAATTATTCTTCTTTTTTTATTCTGCACAAAAATCACCTCTTATATTATTATTTAAATCCAATAGTTGATTTTTTTACTTTTTTATCTCTAACCATTCTTTCTATTGTATGTAATAAACAATTTTGATTAATTTTACGTAAACCTTTATCTACGGCATATATACCACTATGATTACAAACTGTATGAATAAATGCTCCATTTTTACCTTCTGTTATTTTAGCTAATAATTCGTAATCTATATCGTCCTCATGTTTAAGTTTGTTAACATATAATTTAAATAGTTCAACTCTTAATTCATAAGAAGGCAAAGGAATAGTTATAACCTTATCGAATCTCCCTTCTCTAATTAATGCTGGGTCTAATTGTTCTACTAAATTCGTTGCTCCTATAACTATAATCTTATTATCACTTGCTTCATTCATACAAGATAATAATTTGTTCATTGCACTTCTATATTCCTTGTTATCGTCTCCTTCACGATTTACACCTATAGCGTCAATTTCATCTATAAAAAGAATTCCTCCACCTTTATTTTTTAAGTCATCAAATATTTTTTGCACCTTTTTACTCGACTCCCCTACGTATTTTTCGGCAAAATCTGACGCTACTATAGATTTAAAATTCATATTAGATTCACTAGCTATTGATTTAGCTAACAATGTTTTACCAGTACCAGGTGACCCTTCTAGTAATATTCCACTTGGCAATTCACATCCAATCTCTTTATATTTTTCCATATTTTTTACAAAGTTTATTGTACTAAGCACGTCCTCTTTTATTTCTTTGTCAAGTATTACATCGTCTAATTTACATTCTTTTGTTTCTTTTTTACTTGTGTTATTCAACTTCCATCTATCATAAGCTTTTTCATAATCTTCAATAATAGGTATGCTCATTGATTCTCCATATTTAAATTTTAATATTTGTTTACATAATAATATTGCTATTCTTGTTAAGGTATCTTTATTGGTGGTTTCTAATTCTTCATAATCTATGAATTGATAAGCACTAAAATCACTAATTAAGATACATTCTTCAATGTCTGGTTTAAGTTTTGTAGAAGTTAGAATGTCTAATTTTTCAAAAGCAAATAATAAACATTCAAAATCTACCGTTAATTGATATAAATCCTCGTTTGCAAGAAAATATCTTTTTCTATTTTTTTCATCCATAATATCAACCCCCTATTGTATTATTAATTATTTTTCAAATATAATATCGTTCTTTAATTCTTCTACAGCCCTCTCTACTGTTTTCCATACGCTTAATTTTGCCAATATTATTTTTTTCTCAATTTCTAATTGCACCTTAGTATCTTCGCTAAATTCACATTCATTATTTAATAAATTATTTATACTATCTAACAAATTATTTAAATATTCCTGCTCTTTTCTCATTTGAAACTCTAATATATTTTCCATAAATTAGACCTCCTTATTGTTTTAACATATTTAATATATCTCTAATTAAACTCATATAATAAATTAGTTCTTCCTCATTATTTAAAGTAAATTCCCATACACTGTTATATATGTCTTTTAACATATCTATATTATTTTTAAAATTATTACAACACGCTTTGCTTATTTCATCTAGATTTTCCAAATTTTCAATATTCATATCTTCAGCCTGTTTCTTTATAACTCTTTTGAAGTCATCTTTAGTTATTGGTGAAAGTCTATCATATTCATCGAATAATTCTTTAATTTCCTTTTTATATATTTCATCCATAAGATTATTACCTCCTTATAATCCTAATATGTCGTCAATATCCCTAGGCGCTTTTTTCTTTACATTAACTACTATATCGAAATCATCTACAAAACTTGGTTCTACTTCTTTAACTTCTTCTGTTTTTTCTTTAGGTTCTTGTTTATCTAGTTGATTCTCGGCTATATAATGTTGTAATTGATTTTCTAACATTGATAAACAATATTTAATTCTTGAATTAACGGTTTTAAAATCTATATTGTTTAATATATCTAACATATCTTTCTCATATTTATTAATAAATTCATATATTAATTCATCTTCAAATTTATCAGTAATTATTTTATATGTAGAAGAAAAATATATGGATTTCTCTTTTTCTTTTAAATCACACAATTCTCTCACTTTATCTCTCGCTAATTTTTTTACTTGTTTTAACCATTGCTTTCTAATTATTTCTTCATTCTTTTTATCAAAACATTCTTTATTACAATAATATCTGTTTTTAATTTCTAAGTTATCATTGAGATATTCTTCTATGAAAGCGTCTTTTTTATCTATCTTATTTTTACAATATCGACAAGTTACTTTTGACATTTAATCACTTCCTTTATATCAAAAATATCATTTATAAAATTATTTAATTTAACATTGTTTAATGGAAAACCACTAGCTTTTGGATGACCTCCTCCACCAAATTGTTTAGCTATATCTGTTAAATTAATATCATCTTTAACAGTTCTTAATGATACCGTTTCTTTTTTAATTATAGCTACAAAATCTAATTCTTCATGTCTTTCACATAATATATTTCCTAATTCACTTGTGTAAGAGTCAGCCATAACTATACCTATTTTATAAAGTTTAAAATCTTTAATTATAAGTTCTTTTTCTTTTATATTAATGTAATTATCTATTTCTTTTTGTTTTATTTCTAATATTAATTTATCTGTTTCGCTAAATAATTCTTTATTATCTTTTATTCTATGCACCATATCATTAACGAATTTTTCTCTACCTAATATATAAAGCAAATCACTTAACTGTTTAGCTTCTTCGTTTCTAAATATTTCTTTCCATTCCCAAGTGTCATATTGTCTTACTAATTCAACAAAATCTTCAAGAGATTCATTATACAATCCTTTATTTAGTAATTTATCTAACAAATAAATAAAAGATAGATGTGTACCACTATCTTTTAATCCATCTAACATGTGTGTTGTTACATTTGCGAATGAATATTTATTTAAATGAGTTGCTGACGGATGATGGTCTAATAATTGTACTTTTAAACCTTCTTTATTTATTATCTCTGCTAATTCTTCGTTTACAGATAAATCTGTTATAAATAATTGCTCGTAAATTCCAAATCTTAGTTCTTCCAATGATTGTTCTACGATGTCATTGACTTCATTATTTCCTACTGAAAGGACATCCGCTTTATCACCATATAAAAGTTTAAATACTACTTCACATCCTATCCCATCTAAATCGTTATGTGTTATTAATTTAATCATATATTAATCCTCCTCTTTAAATCTATAATTTGTTTAGGTTTTCTATTACACGCTCCAAACATTTAATCACCTCCACAGGGGAGTGGAGATTAATTAATCTCCACTATTTATTATTGTAATTTCGATAAAATTTCAGTTAATTGTTTAGCATCTAATGATGCAACGCTTTTAACACCTTTTTCTTTCATATAATCTTTTACTATATTTTTATTTTCTGTTGTTTTAAGTTTGTCTTTTAATTGAGACTTTAACTCATCTACTGATTTTTGTTCTTCTTCTTTTTCTTGTTGTTCAACTTCTTGTTGTACTTGTTTTAAATCTTTTTCAGCTTGTTTCTTTTCTTCTTCTACTTCTTTTTTAACTTGTTCTTTATCTATTGGTCTGGTTGCTGAATTCCTCATACCTTCTTTTAATGTTTGTAAAAAGTTTTTAGCAAACTCTTTTGGGTCATCATTAACCACTAAATATTCGGGTACAGAATTTGAAGAGAATCTTGTTCCAGCTTCTACATATCCATCACCTCTAAAATACAAACGTCTTTCTGTTCCATTTAATTTTCCATCTATTATCGTTTTTTCAATTGTTCCAGTAAGAATTATATCAAATATATCACTGAATATATTTTCGTAAGTATTTGGTAAATTACTGGTTAATACCATATAACCCTCATCTGGATTCATATTTTTTTCTGTTATCGTCTTGATTTTAGTATGTGAGATTGCCATGACACCAAAACCAGCTTTGTATAAAGTTGTAAAGTATTCTTTCAATAATGATTTGACTTTAGCTTGTCCAGAACCAAATCCATTATAGCATTGATTAATTGACTTAGCAGGTTTACCTGTTTCTATTTGTGAAAGTCTGCAAACTTCCTTTTCTGCTATGCTTATTATTTCATCTACCGTATCGAAAGCCACCATTTCTATATTATGTTCTTTACCTTTTTCTTTAATTAACCATTGTTGTAATTCTCTTAATTCTTTCCAAGTATCAGCATGAGTACATTGTAATTCATCCAGTAATGTCTCACCAAATTCATTCCCCAAAGAGATTAACAATCCTTTTTCTGGTTTATTATCATATTCTTCTAATATTATATTTCTGAATAAAGTTGATTTTCCCCATTTTGGGATTGCCCTTAAATACATTCTCAATTTATTTATATCGTTTGTACTTTTATTTATTTTTATTTTTATACTCATTACACATCTCTCCTTTTATTAATTATTTTTAATTTGTTATTTTTATTTATATCTTATAACTAATATATTCTACATTTTAATCACCCCTTATATTATCGTATTAACAATTCTAACTTCAAAATTACCTATGATTTAAAATTTATCTATTCATATAATATACATTAAATTCCATATCTTCACTTATTATTGTAATCTTAGGATATCTATCTGCTATTTCTTTTACTTTATTTACAGCACCGTATACATTATGAGTTGTATATTTTTCGGGTATACAACTTTAATTGTGGAAAAGAAAAGAGAGTGAATTAAAATTTATCACTCTCTAATACCTCTAGTAGTTGTGGAATATCTACTCCGAAACCTTCTGTTAATTTTGTACTTCCTACGAAATCATTCCAACTAAATGCCGTAGTAAATGTATATGTTTTGTTACTTGTATTTGCTCTTGTATATTTAGGTTTTCTAGTAGCACTTGTACCGAATAACACCTTTGCTCTAAGCACTTCAAATGAGTAACCTCTCCCAGCTTTCTCGATGTTCTTAATCAAGTTGTTTAAACTCTCTGTATAAGCATTTGTAATTCTACATGTAAAGTAATTAAATATCTCATACTGCCAGTTATCAACTGTTTTGATTACATCTTGGTAGTATTTCATATCCTTTGGAACTGCTTTTTTCCAGTCCTCATAAGCCTTTAAAGCATCTTCTCGATTATCATGTTTATAGATATCCCTAAATTGTTCTTTTAACTCATAGGCTAACTTTAACTGTGGAAAATCTAGAAACATTAGCTGCATATCCCAAATCTGTTTAGGTTCTAAATCTTCCTTATTCCTTAATAGCAAGAATCTATCCTTTAACAGCTTAGACCTTTGCTTTCTGTCTAGAGAACCTTTAAATGACTTTCTCTCACCTTCTAAAGCATTATTAACTAATTGTATTACATGGAATCTGTCAACTATTACCTGAGCTTTTGGCAACTCCTCATAGACTGCCTCTTTGTAGTATCTCCACATATCTATGGTTACTACTTCTATGTTATTCTTATTAGGCAATTTGCTCAGAAAAGCCTTTACATCGGACTTCTTACGGCTTGGCTGGATATCCAATACCTTACGTCCAATTATATCGGTATAAACGGCTCTCATGCTTTTATTTAGATGTGCTTCGTCTATGCCTAATATAACTGGAGTGAGGAATGTCATATCCTTTTCTAACCTTTCTATGTAAGCATTAAATATTCTCTTTACTGTAGTAGGAGAAACACTATATTCTTCTGCTATATTGGCGAATGGCTTTTTAAGGGATTCTTTTTCTATTTGCTCTCTTAAACGAATAGTGATTTTATCTCTATCGTCAATACTTTTGTAATGTTGACTAAATGTAGTACCGCAGTATCTGCATTTATATCTATGTGTATGTATTTCAATCCCTACACGTTTCCCAAAGCTGTTCAAATCCCTCACAAATCTCTTTGATTTGCCATGCTTATAATATTCAACTCCACCACACTCTGGGCAAGCCACAGGCTCTTTAACTGGTTTAACTATTACTGTCATGTCATGTTCATCTTGTATTGTGTCTATAACTTCAAACTCTGGTAAATTTAGTATATTCATTTTATGATATCTCCTTAAGCTACTAACTCAAATCTATATTCTAGTTTTATTCCTTATAATTTTTAGGGTATCTATAAAATACCATCTTGGTTATAGCGTGGAAGGTACAAGGCGCTCCCTTATCAACTGTTATAATATTCAATAATGGCACTTCTTTTTTATGATAATTTACTGGGTATAAATGTATATCATTATTTATTTCCATAAGAACAGATGTGTTAAATTCTACATATTTTATATTATCATTATAATAAAAACTAGGATTTAAAATATCTCCCTTTTTAAATACTTTATATTTCATAATAACCTCCTAAATAATATGTTTTACTAAATTATATCACAGTTCTAGTTGCAATTTCCACAGTTAAAGTTATTTTGAATAATAAATTTTATATTCACTTTTCAATGTACGTTTTCTTACTAATCCACAGTTATAGTTTCATACCCTATTTTTCTAAGTATTCTAAAACTTCCTCATTCTCATCTATTTTATATAATTGAATCAAATATAAATCTTTTGTATTGATATAATCAACATATAACTTCAACTCTTCCACATTACCAACTCCTTCCTAGAGGGAATTAATTCCCTCTTTATAATTTTATTAATTATTTTCAATCTAAAAATCGAATAATTCGTCCTCGTCATCATCACCATCTGATAATATATCTAAATCTCCGTCCTCATCTAATAATTCTGGTTTAGGTTCATTACCTTTACTTAATAACTCGTTTAATGTTAAAGGTACTGGTATTGCTCCTTTACTATATCCTCTACCTATTGAAGATATTTCCATTCTTCTTTGCATAGACCCCATTCCTGCACCATATTGTTGTTTCAAATCTTCAATATCCATTAATCCGTACTTAACAAGTTCTTTTTCTTCATCGCTTAACATATCTTCATTAAATGGCACTTCTTCATGTCTATTTATTAATCTAACTCTATACCCCATTTTACATAATTCATTATCGTCAAAGTTATCTAATAGCATTTTATCTATTAATTTAGCCATTTTCTTAGCTTTCTCACTATCCTCACCTAATGGGTATTCAAATGATTGATAAAATCCTATATCAGCCTTTTTCTTAGAATTATACTCTGGTATATATCCATTTATAACTAATAGATTCTCTTCTTCTAATCTGCTATCGTCTAAACAATCTTCTGTTATATAAAATTCTACGTTTGCTAATGCTTTTTCTTCCGCCTCGTCATTTATAACATATATTCTTTGCACATTGTAATTTGTATAAATCTTTTCTTCGTGTGTTTTAGGATTAGTATAACTTGAATATTCTATATTACCTTGTACTTTAAATTTTTTGTCTTTATAAGCATCTGATTTTAATATTGAGTGTACTGCCATTGAATAATCAAATTCATTACTGCACTCTACTCTTTCTTCGTTTTCGTCTACGAATACCAGTTTACGGAAGTTTGCGATTCTATCTTCATATTTTTCTCTGTCTTTATATTTAAAGTTAGTTGATTCAAATTTACCGTCATTATCTAATATGGTATATATAGTTGAATCATTAACATTAAGTGTCCCATCTGAAGTTCTTTTGACATTATTCATGAAAGATTTTATTTGAAGATTAAAGTTATCTTTATCACATTTCATATTCAAATTTAATTGTCTAATATTACAACCAGAATCTAATAGTTTATCACTAAAAGCTTTTCTATTTTCTCTATCTGGTGCTATTGATAATTTTCCAATCATAACAAAATTTAAATTACTCATATATACATCTCTCCTTTATTAATCATTTTTATTAATATTTTATTTTGGCACTTCATATATTTTACATTTTAATCACCTCTTATATTAGTATATTAACATAACCATATATAAAATTACCTATGAATTATTATTTTTTATATCTTAAACTATATATTATTTCTCCTATTATTAATGACACTAAAACTACTACATAAGGAGTTACAAATTCTACTCGAAAAATTAATACTAGAGATAAGATTATAATAATACATCTTATAATCAAATCTTTTAAATTCATTTCTCTTCACCTCCTTCTATTAACTCAAAAAATTTACCGATACTATATATTCTATCACAATATTCAACTAAGTATTTTTCTCTATCTCTTTGTCTTAAATCCATTCTTGCAGAATATATTGTGTTATAAACTTTCACTACTTTTAAACTACCATTAGTTATTAATTTTATCATATTAACATCTCTCCTTTTTTTTATTAATTATTTTTATTTACTTCCTATTTCATATTAATTTCTTCTATTCTAACTCTTCCAATGTTCCTTCTACGAATACTGTCTTGACGCACTCTTTAGTGTCTTTATAATAAAAGAAACATTTCTCGCATTGTTTGTTAGATAACAACTCACACACTTCATTTGAATCAAGCTTTTTCAATATATCTTTTAATTCTTCTATTGTCATATTAAATCTCACTCCTTAACATAAATAAGTATATCATATTGTAAATATTCGTCAATACTTTTTATTAATTATTTTCGGCTTTTTCTATTCTATTTTTAGCTATATTAAAGTAATTCTCATCTAGTTCAATTCCTATAAATTTACGATTAGTATTCATACAAGCAACCCCTGTACTACCACTGCCCATAGTAAAATCTAATACTAAATCATTTTCATTAGTATATGTCTTAATCCAATATTCAAGTAATTTAATAGGTTTTTGTGTAGGATGTATCCTATTTAAATTATTACATTCTCCTATAATTTTACTTAAACTATATAAATTTGTAGGATATCTTTTTGTATTATCATAATTTTTACTAAGTTTTGTAATATGTTTCCCATAATTATTGCTCGAATAACCTTCTTTGCTAATTGGTCTAATATTTTTTTGTTCTGCGTCAGTCATTTGAGGATTGTATATTGGTAATTTTTTATAAAAGACGCATATATCTTCTGTTCTTTTTAAAGGCATTCGTTTAGCATTAAGAAAACCACTTGGTAATTGTTTGTCCCATGTTATCCTATATTTAAATTCTTTTAAATTACTACATATTAATTTACTTGTAAACGGCTCATCTGAAAATAATAATATAGGTGTATTTTTATTAATTAGTTTATGTATTTTTCCCCACATACAATTAAAAGGAATTATTTCATCCCATTTATTTCTCGATGTTATTCCATATGGAATATCTGTAAATATCATATCAACTTTCATACCTTTTTCGATTAACATATCCATCACTTCTAAGCAATCGCCTTGATATAATTTATATCTTTCATTTTCTATACCCATATTAATACCTCCTTAATATAATCTCCTTTTATGTTTATCTTTTCTAGTATAAGTCTTTTTACTTTTCTTTATCCCAGTGCCTCTTTTAACTTCTTGTAGATGTTCATGTATGTTTTCTATTTTACCAACATGATTGAAATCCTTACCTTTTAATGTAAATTTTATCTTTTTCATTCTTATCACCTTCCTATAAATACATTATATCACATTGAAATATAATATCGATACCTTTTATTAATTATTTTCTATATTACAAACACATTATTTTTCTTATCTATTATAGTAACCTTTTTACTCATATCAGAGAATAAAAATGATTCTTCAGCTTTAAATTTTAATTGTTCTTTAGCTTCATTACTACCATGATGAATTAAAATTTTTTGGCAATTCAATCCTTTCATATAATTAATTAATTCATCTTGTTGAATATGTCCACTGAAGGTTTTACAAATAACTATTTCACATCTTATATTCACTCTTTTGTTTTCAATAGTAACACTTTTAGCTCCTTGTTGTATTTTTCCTGCTAACGTTGCAGGTGAAGAATACCCAACAAATATGATGCAATCTTTGCTTTTACCTGCTATTTCTTTTAAATATTCAACGGAATGCCCACCACAAAACATTCCCGATGAAGATATAATCACACATGGTTCTTTTTGTTTGGCTAAAACTTGAGTTTTTTTATAATTGTCAACAAATATAAAGTTTTCCCAACTTAATACTCTTTTCCAACGTTCAAGTAAATCTCCTTCTAATATATTCTCATACACTTTATTTATTTCATTAGTTAATCTACTATCCACTATAACTTTTACATTTTTAAATTCTTTCTCATCTTTAAACATATGATATAATAAATCCATTATAGACTGACTTCTATCGTAACTGAAACAAGGAATCAGTACTCTATTCCCATTATAGACAACTTCTCTTATTTTAGCCAATAAATTAAAGATTTCTTGTTTATGCTCTTTCTTTGTAAATCCATCACTTCTATCTCCATAAGTAGATTCTAAAATTGCTATATTACATTTAGATACTTGCTTTCTATCAAAAGAATACGGTTTGGATAATTGATTATTATTACTACCTAAATCACTCGAATATAATAATTTAACCACTCTTCCACTAGGTTTTTTAATGTAAAGTATTATACTTGTACTTCCACAACAATGGTTATTATCTATAAATTGTACGGATAAATTACTATCTATTTTGTGAGTTTTATTTCTCTCTACAACTTTTATACGGTCTATAGCTTTATATGTGTCTGATTCATCGTATAACAATTCATACTTTTTACCTTTATTATTCATACTTATTACATTTCTTTGATGAATAAAAGCAGAATCTAATAACATAGGTTTCATTATTTCTGAATTTTCATAAGTTGTTATTATATCACCTTGAAAACCTCTACTTATTCCAGCTGGTATATTTGCTATATGGTCAGGCATGGCAGTGTGCAACAAGCACACAACTTGCAAGGTTAAATGGTATATTGTCAATCATTTTTTTATTACTATTATAATCTTCTACCATGTTATTAGTTTGAATTCCTCCAGATTCAAGTAATATTAAATTCCTATTACCATTGTCTAAAGGATATTCCACAGCTATACAACTACCAGTGACATCCTCTGTAGACCCACCAACACTCGTTATAATTATTTTATTTTTAAACTTTTTATTGTTAGCAAAATGATGCTTAAATTTTTTCTTTTCTATTATATTTAAATTTTCTTTTCTATTATCTAATATATCACCATTCAGATATTCTATTTTATTATCTGAATTGGTTAAAAGGTTAGGTAAATCATAAGTATAATGCTCATCTTGTCCCACTATGTATTTACCACATCTTTTCCATATTTTATCTTTGACTAAATCTATGTCTTCAATATCTATTAAAATTGTTTCTCCTGTTTCTTCTGTGGTTAAATCGTCATACAGTACTATTTCAGCATAATTTTCATGTTTTATTATTTCATTAGCTTCATTTGAATCATGCTGATTATTTGATATACATATTCCAAATTCTCTATATTCATTCAAATGTTTATTACATAACATTTCTTTATTTTTATGTAATAGTTTTTTGCCACAAATTTTGCAGTGTCTATCCATATCTTATCTCTCCTTTATAGTTTTGTATGCTATTAATAAATCTTTTTGACACTTTATCTTTATAGTACACAACTACTTCTTTGATATTTTTTCTTTTTCAGTTGTAAACATTCCTTTAGTTCTTAATTCATTATAACAACTTTCACAATAGCTAACTTCTCCATTTTTTAATTTCTTTCCACAATGAATACAATGTTTGCTCATATCTTTATTCTCCTTTCTAGGGAGGAATCCCTCCCTCTTCGTATTATAAAATTTATTAATTATTTTTAGTCATCCAAAGGTTCTTTTAAATATTCACAATCAAAGACGTCATCAGTGAATGCACATTTATGAAAGTCTGTACATTCATTAAAGTCTGGACAGAAATGGCAACAAATATTAGTTCCACGATGTAACCCACATTCAGTTGGTTCCTCACATTCTTTTATATCTTCTTGTTTATTTTCTTTACAAGTGCAATCTTCACAAGGTACTTCACATTTACATTCATTATCTAATTCATCTAATTTATTCTCCATATATTCACATATATCTGCTTTTTCTGCATATTCACATAATTTATCACATTTATCAAAGTTCTCACACGTATAACAACATCTATTTTCAAACTCGTCACATTTAACCTCTTCATTACATTTAAAGTCTTCACCTAATACTTCTTTGACAGCTTCTCCTAATGTCATATCTGGTTCTGTATTACCTTCTATTTCTTTTATTTTATCTTGTATTTCTTTTTCTGAAGGTTTATCTTCGTCTGGTATGATATTTACATAGGATTTCATCTCTTCGATAAAAGCGTTCCATTCTGATTCTGTCATTTCTTCTTTTTCCATATCTTCTAATGCTTTTGCTAATCGCTCTTCTTCGCTAGGTTCTTCCTTTATTATTTTATATTCTAAAGCTTTATCAAAATCTATCCAAAAATCACGTCCTTTATATTTATCCAAAATTTCTTGAGTTAGACCAGTATCTCGAGTAACTATATCATCTAATATTTTTTGTATTTTATTCATTCTTTTTGTTTCACTTTCTAAGTCGCTTAATTTATCCATCCTCATCATTGAAAGTTCATGATACATTAAACTACCAAATTTACTCATTGTTCTATAATCACAAGCACAAAACAAATACATACCTGCTGAAAATGCATGACTACTTACTCTTCCTTTAAATATTATACCTTGTTCCTCCTTCATTCTTTCCATTAGGTCATATATCTCTAAATATTTATATAAACTACCGCCGTTACTATTAATTCTAAATTCCACTTCATCACAATATAAAGGTAAATAATCAGATTGATATTTTAATCTTTCATTTGTTTCAATTATAGCTTTATTTTTATCATATATATCTAATAGTTCATTAACTACATAATTTCCTAATTCATCATCAAGTTCCCCAGTAAAGTTTATTATTCTTTCCATAATATCTATCCTCCTAAATTTTATTAATTATTTTTAATTACATATTTATTGTTAAATCATTTTCTTCATATAAACCGTATTTAATTGCTAAATCTTTTATTACAATTAATATTGCCTCAATTAATAACTTGTCTTCGTTTATTATGTCTAATTTATTTATTTTATCTGCTTTTGTTTTACTTACACCATTTTTAATAGCATTATTTTTTCTATTTTTTAATCTAGTATTTAAATTAACTCCAAATCTGTTATCTATTTCTTTATATATTTCATCATATACAACCTTATGATTTATACCAGTTTTATATGTTATCTTATTTACCATATTTTTCACATCTGCTCTCCAATTATCTTTCGATAATGATATTAAGTCTTGTATATTATCTAATGAATTTTGAAGTCCTTTTATATCTTTTTCCATTTGTTTCTGTTTTAATTCTTGTTCAACCATACTATCAAATAATATTTTGAATGACTGAAGATTAGGTGATAATTCTGTTGTGTCTATTGCTTGCATTTGTGCTAATTCCATTTCGTTGAAACGTTTAACATATTTTGCTGTAAATATTATACCTTTTTCACCTGTCATTTTGTTTGCTAACATTTCACAACCCATTTTAGTACATTCATAAAACGGTTTTTTTCTATTCATACTATCTTTGTAACTTGATTTTATAAAGTAATCAGATAGGTGTAATTCTGCACTTATCTCTATAGTCGGTTTTATACCAACTATCCCACGTTTTTCATTTCCTTCTATCATCCACATTATTTCCTTATGTTCTTTTCCCATCATCTTAGCTACTTCATAACTAGGAATTGTTTCAACTTTCTTTCCTTTATTTATATCAATTATATTACTCATATTTCTCACTCTCCCTTATTAATTATTTTTAATCCTTTACTATTTTTGTCGAGGTATTTCAATAAATTTACATTTTAATCACCTTCTTATTATAGTATTATCAAAACTGTTATTGAAATTACCTATAATTTAAAATTTATATTTCATATTATCTCCTCCTTATAGTAATAATTATATCATACCTATATTATTTGTCAATACATTTTATTAATTATTTTTGCATTAAATCTAAAATAGTACATATATCAATATCGTTATTATTTTTTCGTAATTTATCACAATCTGGCTTATAGCAACAATTGTTACAACTGTCTATTACAAAATCTTGATACAATATGTTCAATATTCTATCTGCTTTATTAGCACACTGTGCTTTCATTCTTTTCATCATATTTTCTTCATTAATGCTAATACTAATTTCATTCCAGCTAATTACATGACTTATTTGACAATAATTATTAAAATCTGTTCCCTTCCAATAAGGCTGTACTGAATGTTCTGTACCATCTATAAGTTCTAATTCAATTTTCACTATATCATCAGACATAGACAATCTATTAAAAGGACTCAAGTCATTTGTAAATGAATGATATTCAATATTGTCCATCTTCTCAATAACACATTCAAAATTATAATATTCATTATCTACTTTTGATATATTCAATTTTGTAAAATTTTCAATCGGTATTTCAACATACTCACAATTTTCACAAACGAATGTTACCGATTTTATTTCTTTTATATTATTCATAAAAACCCCTCCTTAATTATAACTAACTTCTTTACCTGATTCTCTAATACATTTAAAAACTGGAAACCTTAAAGATAATCCTCCTTTATCGTTATAGGTTTCTTCAAAGTATTGTATTTCAGCTATACGATTTAAATATTCTTCTTGATTATTCCAAATTTGTTCTCTTTGTTTATCATCAAATCCACTACCTACACCAAGCTGATAACCTTTATAATCACATATGAGATTACCTAATGTACCTTTATATTTACCGTCACCCTCTTCAAAACCTATGATTTTTAAATCACAAGAGTTCATTACTTTTAATTTTAATAATGTTTTACTTCTTTTAAATTCATATGATTTGTCAAGATTAATCATACATCCTTCAGCACCATTTTGTCTACATTTATTTAAAATTTCTAAAACTTTATCGTTGTCATTACCATGATATAAAATTGGAGTTACTTTTAAAAATTCAGTTTCTTTAATGTTCTCTAATACACTTCTTCTGATTGAATAAATATCAGTCTTTTTCTTATTTTCAAATTCGTCTAATGTAATAATATCAAACACCATATACTTAACACCTGTTTTAACTTCACTTTTAGTAGATATTATTTTCATAGTGTCTTTATATACACTCTCATAATCACTATTTATTGCTAATAATTCACCGTCTAAACAAACATTATTTAAACCTGTTTGTTTTATTGATTTTAATACTTCAATCAATCCTGTTATTTCCTTGTTTTGTCTACTCTTCATAGTTATTTTTCCATTTTTAATAATTGTAAAGCATCTTTGACCATCAAATTTCTCTGTTACAAATTTATCACCTTTAGGTAATTTATTTAAATCAGCTTTACTGCCAAGCATTATTTCAAATGTAAAAATCAATCCAGGTATAACTTTATTAACCGTCTTAGCATCAGCACCTATTTTTAAACTCTTAGTAAGTAATCCTCTCACAAAATCCTGTAAATCTTCATCTAATGAATTTATATATCCTTGCACAACACCTATATTTACATCTGTTCCCGAGTTATGTAGACTTAAATAAATAAACATATCTCTTATATCATCGCAAGTATTTTCATATACTTTTACTTTTTTATTTATTTTCTTTTTACTTAATCCAGTTGTTATATTACTATCTAATAAAAATTTCAGACATTCTAAGAATAATTCATTATCCTTATTTTGTTTAATTATTGTTTCTTTACTTTTTTTACCACTTGTATTTGAAATTTTATCAAATATTTCTTTTACCCTTTTTAATTCATTCATATATTAATTCCTCCTTAATTATATAAAAAAGAATACTTTACTTTATTGTCACTATATATTCCTATTTTTACAAACTCTCTATAAAAATCCTCATCTTTTATATTTTTTATATCCTCTTTCTTATCTAAATCAATAACCCATGAATTATCTCTGTTTCCTCTTTCACATTTCCAATTATTATCTTTCTCTATATTAATTCCAGTTAGTACAATTTTCTTTTCTTCGTTATTAAGTGAAACATTATAAGTAATATATATTCTATCTCCGTATTTTTTAAATTTTATTTTTATAATTTTTTCATTTTCTATATTATGATATGCATTTTTTATTAATCTATCAAGGTTATTTGTCAAAACTCTTATACTAGCATATGGGTGTTTAACTGTATAAGCTAAGTCTAAAATTAAATCTTCATAAAAATTTCCTTTATAGAATTCTCTATTGATTTTCATATCAAGATATTTATTAATTTTATTCATATTTATACCTCCTTATTTATCACTTAATCTTACATCCAATATAGTTAATATAATAATCACTGCTAACAATATTAATAACCCATTCATATTATCACCCCTTATTAATCATTCATCTATTCTATCTAAAAGTTTTTTCCATTTTTATATTCTTCCCTTTATTAATAATTATATTATAAATATGTTATTTGTCAATACTTTTATTAATTATTTTTATTTTATCTACTAAACAACTCAATTCATCCCAATTATGTAAATAAAACACATAATCATTTACATATACTTCAATTATTCCTTTTGAGAAAAAACTTCTCTCTCTAAAAATTATTCTTACTCTTAGTTGTTCATTTGCGAATATAGATATAAAATAGTTATCTTCAACTAATTTTAAATTTAGTTCTTTTTTCAGATATTCTATTTCTTTAATCATAATTTAACACCACACCCTATGTTTCTCATGTATTTCTTCTAGCCCATCATAATCACTTATCTCCCATTCAACATCTTCTGGTATTTCTACTATTTTTAATGAGGCACAACGACCACTAGCTTTTTTACTTCCCATTTCTTCAAACAATTTTATTAAGTCTTTGTCATCTCTATCATATAATTCATCACTTAGAAATGTACAATTCATTAACTCCTCGGGATTTTTACCTTGATATTCATATGTAACATAAATCATGTTCCAACTAGGGTTTTGATTCTCTACAATTAAATCTCCATTTTCTTTAAATTTAAAATCTTGTATAAATTTAAAGGTATCATTGCAATCTTCGTCATACCCTCCACTATAGAAATATAATTTGTCGCATTCTCTATTTTTTATTTTACATAATTTTATTTTAAATTTATCTGATAGAGTATATCCTCCGAAACATCTATTTATTAATATTTTTCTCATAATTATTCCTCCTTATAAATTAATTTTTTTATTTTTATAATAATTTACTTTTATTTTATTATTAGCATTTATATCAATAATTAAAACAAAATCACTTAGCTTAATCATAATTTAACACTGAATCCTCCTTTGGTAATTCGCAATAATTCCATTTTTCAATGTCATTTTTCCCATTTTTAGACCATGATGTTCTACCAGTAAAATATGTATAAAAATTTCCATTTTCATATTTAAAAAAATGTCTCTTATACCATATTAATTGATTATCACTTACCCAAACTTTTGTATCTACGAGTACTTTGTCCCAATCTGTTTCAATTCTTTCATATATGATTTTGCCATCAGCATCAATAACTTTCATTATATCTAATCCATAGTTAACAGCTTTATATCTCATATTTGATAAATATAAATCTTTCATTCCTTCTAAGCTATAATCAAATTTTAACTGTCTCGCACTTTCTTTATGATATACTCCATTATCAATTATATATTTTTTCTCATTATTTTTAAGTACTAAACACATACCATTTTTTAAATCATTTATATTCATATTATATTCCTCCTTTATTAATTTATACTTATATATTAACATAAACTAATTAAAAATAACCCTTATTAATTATTTTTATCATCTAACAAATTAACTTCTTCAATATCATAATACTCGCAATCAGCACAACATGGAGATTCGCAACTTAATAAGCTATTCAATTCAGAAAGTTCAGATGGGTCTAAACTTTCTTTTCCATGAAGTTTACATTTATGAATTGTAAATTCAACTGAAGGTGTATTACTTTGTTGTAAAACACATATTCTTAAAAGAGTATAAACATCTATTATACCTTCATTACCTTCTGTAGTCATAGCTTGTATAATCTTATTTTTGTAATAATACGATATTGATATATTATAATTTCCATCTATTTTAGCTAATAATGTGAAATGTTTAGCATCTCCTATATTCGTATCTATATATTCGTATAAATCTTTAGATGTTAATTTTATTGTCACCTCCAATACATTAAGTCCTTTTAATTTTTCAACCTTTTCCTCTACCTCGCTTATTATTAATTCTTCCAATTTATTTGCGAATAACTCATTTTTGTTCATATTATCTACCCCCTTATATTAATAATTATACTATTTTTTTATTTATATTGTCAATACTTTTTATTAATTATTTTTATTAACTTTTCTTAATTTTTAACAATTAATTAGTGTGCTGTATGCACCTCCTCTATAGAAATGTATTTAATCCTTTAATTTTCTTCTATATCTATGTCAGTTATTGTTTTAAATATGTCTTTATTGAAGTTAGGTAATGAAGTAAATGCATTTTTTTCTTTATCATTTATATAATTCCACATATTTCTCCATGCCTCTTTATAATTTAATTCTTTTAAATAACCTCTAGCAATTTTATAATTGGGATGTTTTTCTTTTTCTTCATCTGTCATTTCATATTCATTAACCCATAGAGTTAATTTAAAATAGTTATTTATTATTTCAAATACACAACTTTTTTCCATGTGTCTAATGTCCAATCACTTTCTTTATTAAATAGTTTAATCGTTTCATGTTTATCATTATCGTCAGTGCAAAAGCATCCTAATTTTTTATTGCCTAAATTACAGTCTCCAATGTTATAATTACCTTTATTATAATTACCACTATTCCAATTTCCAGTATTCCAATCTCCAGTATTCCAATCTCCAGGATTATAATCTCCAGTATTATAATTTCCAGTATTATAACTACCTGTGTTTTTAATACCTGTGTTACCTTCACCAGTATTAACCATATCTAATACTTCATGCCAGCTTAATTCTTTTATTATTTTTATTTCATTTGTTACACATTTATTATTTGAACAATCACTTTTTTCTATAATTTCACCAGTAGCTTCTATTATAGCTACTTTGTTTTCTGGGTCAAAAGTGTAATAATTAAAACAATCAACTAGCTTTTTACAAAAATGAAATCCTGCTTCACATATATCTATTTTCCCTTCATGTCTATATGTTTCTCCTACCTTATATTGAAAACCTCTGCAAGTCCAATCTGAATTAAATACTTTATATCCTTTCATATCTTTCTCTCCTTTTCATTAATAATTTTCTTGCTCTATCCATTCTTTTTCTTCTTTATCCCATACCCTAAACTTTAAGTTTTTCATATTACCACCCTCCTTATATTACTATATTAACATTAGCGTCATAAAAATTACCTATGATTATTATTTTATATTATTTTCATCCTCCTTTAAAAAATTAGAGGGAAATTAATCCCTCTTTATAAATTTAGGTCATCTAATGAAAAGTCAAATTCATCTTGTTTCCTTTCTTCTACCTTTACAGTTTCACGTGAAACGTCTGTTATTACTGTCGCTCCATTAGCTAAATAGCTTTGTTCAATCTGCATGTGTAATCTTAACAAATCTTTTATATATCCCGTTTTGCTAGTTTTCCCATTTAAAAATTCTATAATATCTTTATCTTTTTCATTGAAGGTCAATCTAACCTCTTTAATAGTCTTCTTCATAATATCACCTACTTATATATTTTATTAGCTATATTTAATAAACCTTGTGCTTGTAAAGTTATATCTTCAGATGATATTGTTTGTTGATATATCTTTTTCATTGTAGGTGATATAATTTTAGCTCCACCACCAATAATGAGAATATTTGAATTCTTGATGTTATTTGCTTGCCCTTTTATTTCATTTACTAAATTAACTATAAATTTCTTAACTAACTCTTCTTTGTATTTGAAATCACCTACTAATAAAGATTCTTCATTATCAAATATTCTTTTTGTTTGTTCTAATGATAATGATAAATCATATGTTAAGTTAAGATATTCTCTACAAGAATTGTATAAATCAAACAATCCTAATCTTATACTAAATCCATCTTTTAATTGCATTTTATTATCGTAGATTGTAATATCGCATGTATTCCCACCTATATCCACAACCATCGTGTCTACATTTTTATTTAATTTATTCATTATACCTTGTATAGATTTGATTGAATAAGACTCTGGAAGTATTGTAACATTCTCAATTACTATGCTTCTTTTAATCCCATTTATAATTATAGTCTTTTTATTATTCTTTTTAATATAATCTTCCATTTTATCTTTCTTTTTATATTGATTAACAGGACAACAAGTTACCAAATTGATATTGTTTTCCGTATCTTTTGTAGCATTTGCTATACAATAATAAAGTAATATTAAATAATTGTCTTTTTTATATTTTAAAAGTTCATTTTCATACTTTCCTTCACCAATTAAATAACCCTCATCATCTATAGTGAATTTTTGATTTTGTGAAAAGTCATCTAAACCATTTTCGCATTGTTTAATTCTCGATTCACAAATACAACTCCCATTATTAGATATAGCTATTGATGTTAAATTACCGATGTCTACTCCTATATTGATAATATTTTTACTCATAATATCACTCTCCAAAATATTGATTATTATACACCTCTACCCTATAGGTTATATAATAAAAAATACGACATAAATTAATAATGATTTTCAATTAATACATTACAATAATTTTATATCGTATTTACCTCCTTTACTTTAATATATGCTCTAATTACAAAAATGTTGACTATATATTCATATATTTTGTAAAAATATTTATCACAATCTCTTTCCCTGTTCTCTCTAGGATGTCCAAAATCCTTGTTAAATGCCATTCTAAGGGTTCTGCATTAGTTAAAGGAGTAATTAATCCTCAAACATATTGATTTGAATACTTGGTTTGTAATCATTACAAATATCAATTAATAATTTCACGTTATTTCTGGAATAATTTAAATCTTCCCATTTGGATACTCCGACCTCATAGAAAAACATTTCTTTTATAATATTATAATCTTTATTAACTTTACTAATACCTAAATGTTCTTTAATTATTTTACCGTAATCAAATACATCTTTTGCTCTTATACCAACTAAATGTTTTATTTCTTCTATTTGTTTATCTTGTTCCTCAATCTTATATTTCATATCTTCAACTAATTGATTCATATCGTTTAATAATTCTGGAAACTCATTAAAATCTTGTATTTCATATTTACCTGTTTTTCTTATTTGTGGTAATACTTCATCCATAACCCACTCTTCAAATTTTTGTGCTGAAGGTAATTTACTACCTATTATTAATCTGTATAAATCACCTTCATTGATTAAAGTTGTTTGAGTTTTAACCACCTTGCCATTTTGGCAATGTGATATCATTTCTTTTCTTTTATGTTTACACTTTTTAGATATAGTAGCACTTGGGTCTGAATATCCTAAAATCGACGCTATATCTTTACCTACAAACCAAGGTTCATTACTTATATTTATCACTCTTATTTTCCCAAATTCATCATTGTTAAATAACATTAATTCGTTCATAATATCTCCTCCTATTTTATTAATTATTTTTACTTAAACTTTCTAAATCTCCATAAAATTCCATCATATCATCCTCTCAAACCTAGTAATATCAATTGTTCGTATAAAAGTGTACCCGCTTTGCATGAAAGTGTACCTGCTTTACATAAAAGTGTACCCTAATAAATAGATAAATATATAAATAGATAAAAAAATAAATATTAATCTCTTTTTTCTCTTTCTTCTTTTTCTCTTCTTCTTTCTATATATTCTTCATACGATATAAGTCGAATGTAAGTTACAGAAGTATAAACTATCTTCCCATTTTTATTTTGTATTTTTTCTGTTTTCGTATATTTTTCAATTAAATCAATATCCCTTAATAAATCAAGAGTTTTATTAAGTTCTTTTTTATTTTTCCCACTATCTGAATTCAATCCAATATTATTGTTTATGCTTTCTTTTATTATTCTTGTAAAAGTTTTAGTGTTGCATCTATATTTCAACAACATATAAACTTTTATAGTTGACGATTTTAAATCATTAAGTAATGTTTTTAATATTTCTTCTTCTATAGTAACATATTTACGTCCGTCTTTATTCTTATAATTAATTATATATGTAGTTTTTCCATTTATAATTTTCGCAACAACTAAGCTACTTTCTAATTTGGCTAATTTCTTTATATTCCTTTTAACAGTGTCAAATTTATTTTTACTATACTCTTCAATTTTAGATTGGTTAAGTATTAAATCATCTTCTGTGATATATCTATGGTCTTCACCTTTAGTATATTTACTAAATAAGGTCATCAAACCATATGTGTTATAATCGCATTTCTTATCCTTCATGTTCTTTTCATCTGTACTTATTGGGAATCTAATAATATTGTCTTTAGACATACCGATAGCAACTGTGTCTTTATCTATTATTAAATCTTTTATATCATCGTCTACACCAATCATTTCACCTATTAAATCATAATCTAATTCTCTTTGAGATTCAGTATCATCTATATCTGGAATCTCATTAAACTGATTTCCTATTAAATCATAATTTAATTGTTTTTGATAATCTAATTCTTCCAAGTTATCACCTCCTTTACCACCATAACGCATATTTTATTAAATCATATATTTTCCATATAGATTCTATTTTATCTATCACTTCTTGTTCTTTTCTCTTTTTATCAAAAGGTTCTAATGTTAGTTCTAATCTTAATCCCTCAAGAATTTTATTTATACATTCTTCTTGTGTTAATTCTTCCTCATTATATTTAAATGTGTGGAAACTTAAATTTACTATTCCTTTAGTTATTTCTTTATATTTGCATAAACGTTCATATAATAATAAATTCATAGTAAAATTTAAATCCCATGTTTCTCTTTCATCAAAACCATCTTCATATATTTCCTCTGTCCAATATTTTTCTCTTGAATCACCTTTATTCCATCCCCACGGAGTTTCTTTTAATTCTATTCCTATTTCTTTAAGATATCTTCTGCCCATTTTTTATACCTCCTAATAAAAATTTCATTTTATTTGACTTTATCTCTTTTAAAAATTATAAAATTTTACCTCTTTGTTTAATAGTATTAAGTTATTGCTTTTTTGTCTCAAGATAGTCTCTTTCCCTTATAGTTTATAGCTACATTTAAATAATCTAATGTTGTTTCTAAACATACATATTCTTCATAGTCTGGATTTATATCATTTTTCACTTTTTCAATAATATCATATGCTTTTCTTAATTCTTCTCTTTTATCTTCTTTTAACAAAATATAATTTTCATTCATGTCTTACCACCCCTTTATTAATTATTTTCACATATCTGACTTTTCCATAAGTTGTTTAAAATCCTCAAATTCATCGAGTATTTTATTTATATCTTTATTTAATTCACAATCATTACAGGAATGATTGCATATACTTTGACTATCACATATTGTTGCTATGACTAATTCTTTTATTTCTTCTAATTTATCTAACATTTCTTCTATATACATCATATTATTATTCTCCTTTTATTAATTATTTTTATCTATCGCTTAATTGAGTAACAGATACATTTTCGATAACTCTTTCGTCTTTAGTTTCTAGTATATATTTAAAGTTAACCAAGTCGTATGTTACCCCTGTAACTCTACATTTTATTTTCTTAGTTCCTTTCTTTGGTCGGTAATAAATCCAATCATTAATATTAAACATAATATTTACCCCCTTATACTTATAATTATAATACTTTTATTTATATTGTCAATGCTTTATTAATTATTTTTACTTCAATGTCTTATTAATAATTTATTGCATTTTCTTTATTCACAAAGAAATGTATTCCAGTACTGCATTCATTCCATCTATTATTATCAAAATTATCCACACTTACTATTTCTCCAACTTTGTATATGAAATTGCTGTCATAACTACTTCTTATTTCTTTTACTTTATCTCCCGTTTCAATGTTTTCTATATCTAATACTTTAGCTTTATCACATCTACATTTTGCAGTAGTCGCACTACTTCTTTTAGAATCTTCTAATATCAATAACTTAACTATACATCCATTAGCTTTCTTATATCCTATAAAACTACCAGTTTCTGGACAAGCTAAATTATAACCAATAGTATGAATATTTGTTTTTATATCTTTTAAATTAGCACTACTTAAATCAGCACATCTCAAATTAGTATCTTTTAAATTAGAATAGCTTAAATTAGAATAGCTTAAATCTGCATTACTTAAATTAGTATATCTTAAATCAGCATATCTTAAATCTGCACATCTTAAATTGACACATCTTAAATCAGTATATCTTAAATTAGTATATCTTAAATCTGCATATTTTAAATTAACACATCTTAAATTAGTATTACTTAAATTAGCATTTTTTAAATTAGCGTTTTTTAAATTAGCACCACTTAAATCAACATTACTTAAATTAGCACGTTTTCCTCCTTCTCTTTTTAACCACAATTCATGTTCCTTTAATATTTTATTTAATTCTTCTTGATTTATATTTTTCATATTTATTTCTCCTTTATTAATTATTTTTAATTTCTTTTATTATATCTTTAATTAAATTGATTTTTCTATTAATTGTCACACTACTTACATTTAATTTTTTAGATATATTTTTTTGCTTGTATCCATCCATTAACATATCCATAATTATATGTAATTCTTCTGCATTAATCTTATTAAATTTATTAATATTTCTTTTTTTTATTATACTATCAAATTCATTCATTAATTCTATATATTCGATATTTTGATATTCTAAATCTATTTTTCCTATAGTATCTAATAGAGTAGTCTGTTCTTTATCATCGTCAGATATATTAACATCCATAGATATAAGCATATCTTTGTCTCTATAATAAGTGTTTCTTAAATAGACATTGTATGAATTGTATATAATTGCACAAATAAATTTTTTAATATCCCCTTTAGACTCATCAAATTTATTTCTAGATTCCCAAAGTTGTAGTAACGAATATTGAATCATATCTTCTTTAATTTTGAAAAATCCATTATAATTTTTATTATATATCTTACCAGCTAATTCTAAAGATAAATTTACATATTCTGTATCACTTATCATTGTTTTACTCATCACTTTACCCCCTATAGTTTATTAATTATTTTTATCTATACATAGATTGTATGATATTGTAATGATATTTGCCACCTCCTTTATTCATTATTTTTTATTTCTGTAATTATATCTTTTATTCTATTGACTTTCTTATTAACATTCGTACTGCTTACTCCTAACATTTTGCTGATTTCGCATTTATTATAGCCTTCATATAGTTTATTAATTATAAAATGTAACTCATCCAAATCTATTTTTCTACTTGTATGTTTATTTCTCTCTTCAACTATATTATTAAATTTATTTATAAACTCTTGTTTTTCAATATTTTTATAGTTGATATCTTCTTTAAGAAAATGACTAATTAATTTATTATATTCCTTTCTACAATCCAGTAATGTATCATTCATTGTATATATTCCTTCAGCAGAAATAACTTTACCTTTATTTTTATATACAAAGTCTCTCACATATTTTGTCATGCTCTTCCATGCAATAGCATTAAGATAAGTATTTAATGAAACATTTTTGCTTTCATCATATCTTTTTATGGCACTACACATTTGCATATAAGCATATGATTGCATATCGTCTTTAAATAGAGAGAATGTTTTAAATCGTTTATTCCATATTCCCTTTGTTATTTTTATCATCAATCTTCCTTGTTCTTCTGAAATTTTTTCTTTCATGTTTTCTTCCCCTTGTTTATCTTATACTATATATCATATGAACTTACTTGCCAAAAGTCAATACCTTTGACAAGATTTTATTAATTATTTTTAATTATCTTCTTCCCTACACC